CAATATTTTTCAATATTGTTCAGACTATATCTTAATCTAAATATTTAAATACAAATCCTTTACAATGATCTCTTTTTCCTAAGGCTACTAGTTTAGCATTTTTATATCCAGCTTTAACACATTCTGTCATATTTTGGAATGTTTCTAAAAGAACCTCATTATCATCAAATCTTCCAACTTTTCCCCCTGTATAAGGTTTATCAACAGTAGTCATATTTCTATGTTTTAATTTTTTCATATATGGTAATTTTTCATAAGAAAATTGATGGCCTAAATATTGATGCCCTTCTTTAATAGCTCTTGGCAAATGTCCAGCACCTTTAGCTTTTGTATTTAAATATCTTCCAGCCTCATTTACTTCATCAAATTCCATTTCAAAATTTCCATCCAAATCATACATATATACTTTCTTTTTAGGATTAGAATTTTTAACTTCTGACTGTCCTCCTAATATTAAATTATATGTATCTTCTCTTTTGATAAATTGTTCATCAACTAACCATCGTTCTAAATCATATGCGTCAATTTCAGTATTAAATATTTTTAAAGTAGTTCTTATAAAAGATTTAATTCCATATTTTTTAACGGCATATTGAAAAGGTGTTTTAGGATTCATATAAGTAGCAGGCCTATAAATGCTAACACCACAACCTATGTACCCATCAAATTCTTCAGGGTTAGTCGTACCATGAACTCCTATATAAATTTTATTATTTATTTTATTTACTGTTTGATATACTATATATTTCATTGTATTTAAATTTTAGATTTATTCCATTTCGGAGTTTATTTCTCCTACGTCCATTCGGACTAGTCGTTGAACGTTCTTTAGTACTTCCCTATGGGCTTGTATTATCTAAAGCTTCGCTGCTGATTGCCATTTTACAGGTTTCCAGCAATTAAGAATATTTATTTAATTTTACATTAAGTTATAAACTTAACGGAGTAGAGCAATGTAAATATTTATTGCAATCATATCAGTTTACCCTACTCATGTAATTCAGGCATAGCAACACTCAAGAATCGAGTAGTCATACCTGGTTGACAAGCTGAAACATCTAGTACTGAACTATAATCAGTATCAATCAAACGACCAGTTACTTCCCAATAATCATCAGCCTTACGAACTGGATCATATAAAGTAATTACTTGCTGTTCAGAAGCTTCAATCTTAAAAATATCATATTTTTGATAATAACGCTCTTTAAATGCAAAAGTAATTTCACTACCATTCTCACCTGTATCAGTAGGAGCAGCTGCAAATTCAACACGTTTGATATAATTTACTTCACATTCCCATTCAAAATAAAGTGAATCAATAGATTGATACTTATTAGAAGACTTAGAATTTTGATAGAAGATATTTCTAAGTGATTCAGTAAGATATGAAGCAGTTAAATGTGGATATAGACGAGATATAACTCCAAGTCTATATGGTTGCGAACCTAAATACTTATAAAAATTTTCGTAGGTTCTAGTATCTCCCATTGTAGGAAGATTACTTGTAAATTGTGCAATTAACATTTTAAAATAAACTTTTTAATTATTATTAATCTAAATCGTCAATACTTACATACTTTTTAGTTTTTGTAGTAGGTTTAGTAGTGACAACACGTGGCGCTGGTTTAGTAGTTTTATTTTTAGCATCTTCTAAACCTTTTTTATATGCAGATTCACGCACGTTAGCAATCTCATTTTTGAAATAATCAGTTATGCCATCTATAGCGTCAGCACCTTTCAAAGCGAACCATGCAACTTTAACAAGAGTTTCTGGATCATTTAGAGCTTTACCTAAATTACTTACACCAGAAGCGTCTTGCCCTAATATAAATTGAGCAAGTTCATACTTGTCATCATCATCTAGTTCTAAATCTAAACCATTTACATTATCTAGAGTACTAATAGATTGAGCAATATTATTAGCAAATTCATTATATTGTCTTTGCTGTTCTTCTTGTTCAATAGCTTGATTTTGAGCATTTTGCTCTTCCTCAAATTGTTGATACTCTTTTCTAATGCCATTAACTTGTAGCTTATATAAATCTTCATTTTCTTTAGCTGAAGTTAATGCTGTATCTAATTGTTCTTGAGTTATATCTGGGATTCTTTTCTTTAAATCTAAGATAAACAAATCATCGTCTGTTAAATTATCTACACTATATACAGGCTGTTGAGCACTAGTATATTCATTAATGCTCTGTTGCTTTATATAATTTACAAAATCATCAACAGACATATTGTTATCTTTTAACTCTTGAGCTAAACTAACCACATCATCATTAAAATCTGGTTTAGAAGTAGGTTGAGTTGGAGTAGTTTCCTTATTAGATAAAATATTTAATTTTTCTTCTAAAGATAATGTATTCCAATCAGTATCTTTAATACTACCATCTTCATCTTCAAATTTAATCTTAGATGGGTCATTAATGCCCTATCTTTTAAGTAACTCTGTTACTACATCTGGTTCATTACTTTGATCTGGTTCAGGTTCTACTACAGGTTCTTCAGTAGGTTCTGGATCTACATCTGTAATTTGTGCAGCATTGTCTGGTGACTGCATAAAACCATCATCAAAGTCTAATTCATCAATTCCTATTGCCATATTATTATAATTTTATTAATTCTTAACAAAGATATTATAAAATATTAATTATTCCAATATCTATGTTAAGAACTATAGTATAATTATAAATTTTTAATCTAAATAGCTAAATCTACCATAAATAATGGAATATTATTATCTTTGTCCATAGTATCAATAGTAGATTTTAATATTTTAATTTTATCAGAATTTAATTCTATTTTTTTATTAAAATCTTTAGTTTCGTTCCAATAAAAATTATGATTATTATCTTCTGTATATTCAATTAATTCTTTTTCAGAATCTGTAAGTTTTAATTGTTTAGCTAAATCCATTACTTCTACCATATCAGATAAATTGCCTTTTGTAGGTAATATTTGAAGTAATATTAGTCTATTTTTAATATTTAAATCCATATTATAAAGTAATTACATCCCAATAATAAACAGTTTCTAAGCCAGTATCATCTGGATTACCTATAAATGTAACAATTATAGAAGAATTCTCAGCTAAGTTATAATTAATAGCATTATTACCATGAAATCTAGTGGGAATTACTTTCTATTCTACATTATCTGTATTATTATGATTAACATATATAGTATAATCACTATTATTTAAAGTAATAGGATTAGAACATCCATTATGAATAATATAACTTAACCCTAAATCACCTTCATATAATTTTGGTAAAGTTATAGTAAAATTACCATTAGTAGTACCATTATCTATACATTTAATATAATTAAATAACTTATCCAAAGTGATATCTCTTTGTATAAATTTAGGCCCTAAGCGCAATCCTAAAATATTACCGCTATCTATTTGGATAGCTGTATTACGTCTATCAGCATTACTTGTATTTATATAAATACCTGTTTTATCACCTCTCTATTTTCTATTATTATTTATATAAATAGAATAATCATTATTATAATACTAAGTGCCCATCCAAACATGTTTATGCCATGTATTATTACTATATTCAGCAGTAAATGCTATACCTTTATTAGTTAATTCTAATCCCTAGTTATTTATTTTAGATTCTAAAGACCTATTAGTTATTTTAAAATCAGCAATCTATCCAGCCTAAGTATTTATTTCTCCTGTAAATTTAATATTACCTGTAGTATCCCATTCAATATTTTTTCCAGCTAAATATCCAGACCCATCTTGATTTAATTTCCAAATTGGAATACCATTAACCTATGCTGAACTTTCTAATTCTAGAGATTTTATTAAATTAGCACTAATATAACCATTACTAAATAAAGCGGTATAAACATCATTACCAGAATTATCTTTAGTAAGAATCTAAATCTAATCTCCAGATAAAACTACACCATGTTTATTATTTCCTAGATTTTTAATCTAAAGCCCTGCATTTTCAAATTGTAATAATATACCTTCTTTAGTAAAATCTACTACAGATTTACCATTATTTAAGAAAAACTCACCAGTAAGATATGCATTATTACAATATAATCCAAAACCTTTAATAGTAGATTGGTTATATGCGTCTAAAAAATTCTTGTCATACTAACCATTTATATTACCTAATCTAGCTTTTATATGATTTATTTCCTAATATAAATATTTTCCATCAGATTGTTTTGGAGTATTATCAGGATTAAATATAGGAGTTTTAAATGGGTAATTATAGTCTGGAGTATTTACATCACTAATTACTAAAATATATGGAGATTGTAATTCTGTAGAAGTTAAATATACAGAACCTTGTCTAGATTTATTTATTATATTTCCATACTATACTAAAACATCATCTTTATCTATTTCACTAAGGTTATTAATAACTACTAAATAACTAGTACTATCAGAATCTTGTAATATAATAGATATTATTAGTAAATTATATGTTATTATGTTCTAGCCTACCTATTTCTAACATAAAAGTAAATCTCCAACATCAAATACACCTTCATTTACAGTTATTATAAAAGGCCCATTTAAAAAGTAAGTTTCAAATATATTTAATGTATCATACTATCCTGAAGTTACATAATTATCTTTACACTAATATATAGTAGTATTTAATATATCCCAATTATACTAACCATTATCTTTACTTATAATTGGAAATTGCTATTCATTATATTCATAATAATTTCCTGTGTACTATTGTCCTTTATAAAAATACTATCCAGACTGTGGACTAGTATATGTTTTAGATAATACTTTAGCTGAATTAGCTACCCAAAAAGATCCATTTGTAGCTGTAATTTTATTAGCTACTAATTTAAATACATTTAATGTGTGTCTAACTATTAAGTTATCTATAGTTAAAGTATTAGTTTTTGAGTCTAATTTCCACCCATAACCATTAAATCCATCATTAAATATTGGACTCTATAAACTTTTTTCAAAAGTAATATCTTTGTTATAATGCCAACTACCATCAATTAAAGCATCTTCTGACTTTTTAGGATAATCTGAAGACTTATATCCATCTAAATATTCCGAATTTAAATTTTTAATTAATCTAGTTGAATTAATAACTAAAGGTTCTGCAGCTTCTAAAGTTAATGTTCCAGACATATTATCTCCAGAACGCTTTACATAATCTAACCCAGACTATTTAGTACTTATTAATGGAATTATTTTACCATTACTTGTTATAGATAGTACCTATTTCTAACTATTATATAATAATTTATTATCTCCAGGATATTTATCATTAGCTTGTATCACAAACTACTATTCTATATCCTAAATATTAACTAAAGACTTGATAACATCATCTAATAGTTTAGTACTTTTTCCAGATTTTATATATACTCTTCCTAAAGTCTATAATATTAAATCTGAATCTACTGTACCTAATATAGATTTATTACCTCCAAATAATTTTTCTACGCTCATATTTATATATTAAAAATAAAAATAGGCAGATTTACTACCTATTTTTATATTATCGTATTTGTATATTTTTAACTTGTTGATACCACTATCTAGAATTTGCAGGTATGTTATATACATTTGTAGGTTTTGAAACAACTATTAAATTAGATACATTACCAGTAGCTATTGGAAATATACTTCCTTGTGTAGTTTCAGATATACCAATAATAGGCTCTAAGTTTATAAACCACTTATTTAATGGTTTAGTTTGTGGATTAATAAATAAATTACCTGAAGCTGACTACATATATCTAGATCCAAATAAGTTATCACATTTAGTCTAAGATAAACTCCATCCATCATCACCGCAAGTATTATTAGTTACTAATTTAGTATTAAACATTATATTAAATGGTTTAGTTCCATCATTAGTAATAATTATAAATCCACTATAATTACTATTATTCTAAAAACCTACAGGGATAATATTAAATGAAGTATCTAATACTATATAATAATAATTTACAGTTTCTAAATTAGTAACATCTGTAATGTTATTACTTGGATATCTTAAATTAAAGTTAAATCCATTACTAAGTCCTACGGCGGTATTAAAAAATCCTTCTGGTATATAAGAATATACTTTCTTATTCTTAATATTAGAATTAGTAGGATGATTAAATTTAAATGTATTATAATATGTAGGCAACACATTTATATCATTAAAAGCTGCATTTAAATTAGGACTACTTGTTAAATTAGATAATAAGCTCTTAGGAAGTGACCCCCATATATTAGAATTTTGAAAAATACCTGATATATTACAATTAGAAACACATCCAGCAAAAAAGTCTGGAGGTAGTATATACTACCCAACCATTTCACCCTCTGTAGCCTATGGAATAACTTTACTAGCATAAATATCATAATTAGTTTCATATATACAAGTTGTAGGATGAATTAAATCCTATTCATATACATTTGGTTCTATAGTTTTAATAATAGTTGAATTTATCTATTGATAATATTCAGTATCAGGCAAACTAGTCCCATCCAATAACTATAATTCTGTTTTAGGATATACTTCCTAATTATATTTAAAACTACTATTTATAAAAGTACACATATTAAACATATTTTTTATATATGTAATATTCTATGTATAATTATACTATATTAAGTTAATTTGTCTTTTAGAATTAGTTTTAACACCTCCAACAGTATCTACCTAATATACAGGAGTTATTGTTTTAATACGTCTATTAAAAAAGTTTAATTTAGGGACTGATTTAATAGTTGTATTATAAAAAATACCTTCAAATGAAACAGCTTTTGGAAAGTATGTAATTAATACATTAATATCTAAAGGTATTTTTTCTAATAACTTAAGTTGTTGTATATTATTTACACCTTCTATAGAATTAACTATATTAAAATTACTAAAAGTACTAGATAAAGAAGTAATATACTATAATGTAACTGGAATAGTATTATCAGTACCTATTAGATAAGTATTTTGAAATAATCTACTAATACTATTATTATAATGTACATTATTATTAATTTTAGTCCAAATTGTATTCCAATCTTGCTTTTTAATATATTTTATAGTATAATAAAAACAATCTCCAATACTTTCTTCTGTATTAGTAAGATAAAAATCCCAATTTAATAAATCATACATATTTATTAATATGTCACTATTTATTGATTTAAATGAATTATTAATAGTATATAATTTTAATTTATTTAATTTAAGATTTCTATAATCACTAATATTAATAGGACTATCAAAACTATTATTAATATATCTTAAATTAGACCAATTGTCAGAATTAAATAATTGATTATAATTTAATACTACATCATCTTTAGAATAAAATTCTAAATAATTTATAGAAATTAAATTATTAGTATTAGTTAAATCATTATTAAATAAATATGATATATCAGGATTATTAATTAAGTGTCCTGAATTATCACATAATTTAATAATTCTATAATATGGATAAGTATATAAGAAATTAATAGAATTAATATGTTTAAATAAATTTGTGAATCCTTTTTCATGTATATATAAATAAGAATCCTTTGATGAAGGCCCATAAAATTCACCCATATTAACCATTCCAGATCCAAATGTTATAAAATCATCATCATGATGATAATCTACTCCAGTTTTAGCAAATACACCTACAGCTGTAGTAACTTTTGATAATTTATTAAAACCAGTAAAATAAGTAGTTCCAGTATGTGGTGCAGTAATATTACTCTAATTAGTAAACAAATAATTAATATTAGTAATATTATTTACTTGTGGTAAATTATTTAAAAAGTTTTTAGCCTATTCACCAGTAAGTCCAATAACACTACTAAAAGTATTAGATAAATCAGTACAATTAGAATCTACATATATATTAGATATATTTTGTATAGGACAATTATTAAATGTTCTATTTCCAGTAATATAAACTTTACCAGTTAGATTTCTAATATCAGTATTTTCAAAAGCTGCAGGCTATAGTTTTAAATCATTCGGAAGTTTTATAGTAACAATATGTTTAGTATCTTTCATAGTAAAGATCTATAGTTTAGTAAACTTAGATAAATCCATATTAATACTATTATCAGAACTATACTAACTACAATTTATCATCTAGAATTTCTATAAATTATCACAATTATTAAGATATAGCCTATTTAATTTAGGACAGTCTTTTATAATAATTTTATTAAAATTATTTAAAGTAAGGGTCTCTAAAGTCTAATTATTTTCTATAGTAATATCCTAGCCAACTCCACTTAAATCTAATTCTTTACATTGTAATCCCTATATATTTGGCGTAGTAGTAATGGTGTTTATTCTAACAGAATTACTAAATATAGAATTTTCTAATGATACTGAATTTATATTTTTACAATTAATATTTAAATTAGTAGAATTCATATCATTACCTTTAAAAGTAGTTAAAGGTATTTTTGATATATTTATCTAGGACATATTACTAGTAGATATGTCTATAGTTTTAACAGCTGGAAAATTTCTATTATTTATTGTAGCATTATTAGTACATTTTTGAGCATTAGAAAATATAATTTCTTCACAAGCTGGCAAATATATACTAGTATTTATAGCTGAACCGTTTAATATAGCTCTATTAAAATTAAAGTTTTTAAGATTTAAAGAATTTATATATATATCATTACTACCTATATAAAATGGAGTTAAATTAGATATGGATACCCATCTATCAGATCCTCCAAGTCTTAAATTCTAAGCTCCAGATGGATTAAATCTTAAATGATATATTTTATTAGGATCTTCTAAGTAATATCTAGATACACTAGAATCCTAAGCCATTACTAAAAATGACTAAGATAAAGCCTATACATTTATATCAATTAACTATGAATATTTATTATCCGCACCCTCTCTACTAAATATATCTTTATATATAATGATATCAGAATTATTAGAAGGTATTTCTTCAGTATTTAATTCGGTTTCAAATACATCAGTTCCACTAGAATTTTTTAAAGTTTCCCAAATTCCAGTAACTTTATTATATTTTTGAATATATCTATACGATGGGGCTGTAGAAGATAATCCCATATATACATCAAGAGTATGTAATCTATTATCTAACCATTCTTTAGTTTCATATATACCAGAACCATTAAAAGAATCTATATCAGATATATAGTGAGTATCATCAGCTTTTGGTAAATATTTTGCTCTATAATTTAAATTTATTAATTCTGGACCAATGTTATTTAAACGACCTTGAAAATATTTATTTATAAAAAATTCTGAATTACGTAACTCTCCAGAATCACGTCTTAATTGTGACCATAATTTTAATGGATACATAGATACTAAATCTTTACCTAAAGCTATAGAAGCGTATTTAGCTATAGCAAATAAATAACTTGAAGGTACATCAAAAAAGGCTTCAGCACTTAAAGTACCAGCAGGCTAAAAATCTCTTTGTACAGTAGCATCTACTAAATCTGTAGAATCCTATAAAATAGTCCAATAATCAGAAAATGCATAATATCCAACCTTTTTACCTGCATTGTCCTTACCTAAAGCTGTATCCATATCATAAAATGCTATATAAAAAGTTTTACCATCATTCCAAGATTTAACATTTAAGTTCTTCTATACAGAATCTAACATACCAAATGCCATACAAATTACATAGTATTCTACTAAACTTTGATAGTTTACATAAGATAAAATATTCTAATCAATATTACCTAAAACACAATTCTATAAATCACTTAGTGTAGCATCATTAATTCGTTCTTTTTTCTAATATATAATTTTAGTACTACCTTGAGGTAATACTCTAGTATACTAATCCCTATAATCAGGAACTTGATTTAAAGATTTAAATTTATCTTTAAGTTGTCCTGTAGTGTTATATAAAGAAGCATTATATTTATCTTCATGACTTCCAAAATTTTTACCTATAAAATCAAATGCATAACCACCAGCTAATGTTACATGTTTATTAAATAATGATAATTTTTCTATATCATTACTATGACTTATACTAGTATCATTAGATACAAAATCGCCATACATAGCTATATCAGAATCGTTATATCCTTGTAGAATTAACTTATCATATTGTGAAAAATCCCAATAAGGTTCATTATCCTGAACTTCTGCAACTGTAAGACCATCAATAAATTTATTGTCTTTATCAATAGCTATTTCATAAATACCAAATCCTGATTTTAAACCTATATCTTTTAAATTATTAGTAGGTTTATAGCCTAAATTATAATAAGATTTACGACCTAGGTTAAAATTGTATATTCCTAAAAAATATACATTTGTAGTAGTTTGCTAAGTATCAGGATTAATATAATCTACCTAAACAAATACTAAACTAGCAAATCCAGTTAAACAGTTTTTAATATAATTTTTATATATACCAGTATCTCCAGTTTTAAATTTAACTGTATTATTATTTACAAATGCTCCAATAGCATTATTATTACAATGCGAAGAGTCTACTTTATCAGCCTTTAAAGTAAATGAATGTTCTGGTAAAAATGAATTATGTATATCCTTATCAGTATATCCTGAAGTTCCTTCCTATATAAAATTAGGAGTATAAATATATGTATGGTTTTCTGGGTCAGTACTCTTTATAGATAATTCTAAATTTTTAGCAAAATTCTATTTAGTAGAAGATCCTTGAATAGCTATATTAAATTTAGTTCCAGATTGTGAATAAGGTACTAATCCAGATTTGTTTTCGCTATATTCTAAAGTTACATCAATAGTACCTATCGATTCATCTGTATCTTCCTAATTATAATGTTTTTCATACCATTTAACAAAATTCTAAGTACCTATAGCATTTTGATAATCTTTAGTATCTTGTACTTTTAATAATAATACTGGACTATTAATTTTTTTAGATAAGTTACGAACTGCATCAATAGTAACACCTACCATTTTTTTATTATCTCCAGCATCAAATACAAAATTATTCTAGATAACTCCATGTAAAGTTACCATATCATCAAAATTAGGAACTAATGATTGGCGTCCAAATTTATAAACCCAAGTATAAAAATATTCACTAATATCAGAATCCTATGGTAGTTTAGATAAATCTGATACATTAAATTGTAATATATCTAAGAAATTACAATTATATACTGAATTATTAAATATTAATTTTGTGTATTTTGGATTAGCATTTATTATAGTAGTAGTTTCTAAATGCCCATCTATGTAAATTAATAATTCAAAATATTTATTTCCGTTACCTTTTTCAATATAATATCTTTTATGTATAGTTAATAGATGGTAATTCTAAGTAACATTTCGCCCTAGTTTTTCGTAATGTGGAATAAATATATCTAAGGTAGTTGAATTACCTATAGTTATTTTTTTCCTATATATATTTATAAAATTAGTATTATCCTAATTAATTAATCCAGATTCATCTTTTAAAGTAAATAGCGGTTCATTATCAGAAGCTGTTTTAGACAATTCAAATCCAACATTAAATACAAAGCTACTTAAATCCTGCATAGAGGCAAAATCCCAATTAACTTCTTTGTTGTTAGATATCTTATTCATTTCTATAAAAGCTTCATTACCAAATACTGGAATACATTCAGGACTTTGTATATTAGTTCCAAAATGATACACTCTTTTAAGAGCATTAGCTCCTATAGTATCAAAAGTTAAATTTTGATTACTATTATATATATAAAAATATTTCTTTACGCTATACTACTTCTATCCATTAGATGTAGATAATATAAATTCAATAGTATTCCAATCGTCTTTCTATACTAAATAAGATACTTCTGTATTTTCACGTTCACTTAATGTATTTATATTAGAAGAATCAACTACTCCATTTATTTTAGTTACTATATTATATTTTCTATTAAGATTAGCTCCTTGATATGCTTGTACAAAGAAAGTAATATTACCAACTGAAAAATGATATGGATTTGTTTCTGTAGTATCATTATATAATACACCAGAAGAAGATTTAATTTTTAAATATAAATCTTTAGGAATTAAGTTACAATTTAAAGATTTTTCTATAGTTATAGGCTACTAATTTTCAGGCGTAATTTCTATAACTACTTTAGTACTATAATATCCAGCTTTATCATTAGTAAAAAATGAATCTTCAGCTACTTTTAGTAATTGAGATTTTCCAGAACCCTATGTAAATTCTAAAGGAGTAAAGTCTGTATAAGTACCGTCAAATTTAGAATATTTGTATTTTACAGTGGCATTTATACCTATAGAATAATTTATCTATAAACCTAACCCTTCATTCTAAATATCTTCAATAAATATATCATTATCTTCACTATAATATTCCTGCCCAGATGTTTTTATGTATTTAATATTAAATTCATAAGGATTAACTATATACATAGCATTTATCTATTTAGTTTCTCCATCATCATCTGTAACAGTAACTAATACAGTTTCATTTATATTTAATTGTAAATTATACTAAGAAGTATATACATTATCAATATTTAAATAAGTACTTGGCGGGTTTTGTGTTCCATTAACATTTTTATATTGAATATCACATTTAAAATTTCTACCACCAGGTTTATTTATTTTTACTACTAAATTATATACACCCTAACCATTTAAAATAATATTATTAGATTTAATTTGGGTATTATCTAAAGTAGCATATATAGACCACTCTTCATTTGATCTACCTCCACCAGAATTTCCAGACCCACCTACTCCACCATTCTGATAAATCCATTTAACATTACCTTTTAATTCATCTAAATCCTATTGCTATTTATCTAGAACCACATCTAGAGTTTCCCCTAGATGTGTTCCAGTTAAAGTAACATCATTATCAGTTATAATATTATTTCCTTTAAATTTCATAATAATATTGCTTCATTAGTTTTCCATTCACCATAATTTTTATCTTCAGTAATTTCCTATAAATATTCAAAATATGGTGGCTGAGTACTATGAGTTATCTAATTAAATACAGTTTTAGCTGCAAATATATTTTTTATTCTTATTAATTTAATAGTAAGAGTTTCAGGTGTTTCTAAATAGACTATAGCAAACATAGGATATTTCTATTCAGCACTAGGAGAATCTTTTCCATTTTTTACTGTAGTCTAAGGTAATACTTTAGAAAACTTCTAATTTGCTGAAGGTAATTCTTTATTAGATGTTAATTTATATCCAGTAGCTTGACACATAAAATATGTAACCCCTCCAGATAAATCAGGTGTTGCTGTATAGGGGAAAAATGATTTAGTATCTCCGTCTCCAGAAAATCTTCTTTTAGTTAGTGGGAATTTAGTTAAATCTTTTGTTCCATCTATAAAAGTAATATTATCATTTTCTAAAGAATTAGTCATAGTCATAATTCCATTATCTTTACTATTTTTAGTACCATATTTGTAATACTCCCTTAATGGGAATGTACAAGTATAGGTATGTTTGTGTCCACATACTACTAAGGGAACTTGTCTAAATTCCATTAATCTACTAAACCAATAAATACCTTTAGCATTGTCCTATGGACAAATTTGATTTAAATGACTTCCTACTAATGCACCATTTTTATTAATACTTCTAGAAGTTCCTTGTTGTGCTGTTACCAAAGAATCATTAGTAATTACAGTAAATGGACTTTCATGACAAAATGCTATTATTTTTTTAGTAGTATTTGTCATATTAAATAATTTATTATATAAAGGTACAAATTTATCCGAAGTATAATATGTTTGAGTTTCAGATGAACTCATTGGAATTGACCATCCAGTATATATATTAACAGTCTATCCAGTAGGAGTATTTAACTTAAACCAATTTCTACAATTTTCATAGGTAAGTTCACTGTTAACCATTAAAAATCTATAATTAGTAGTATCAAAATAATATAAAGATGGAACATAAATTCCATTTACTATTGGCAAATTATCTAAATCTATTTCATAACAATTAAATATATGGAAATAATAAGAATTAGATTTACCTATATCATCACCAGTACCTAATTCAGTAGGAATAGTTGAACATAAATCATTATTGCCTACTATATTCATTTGCTCTAAATGATTAAATAGACAATATCCAGCCTAATAATAATCTAACCATTCATTTATTCTAGTACCATTTTGAGTCATATCACCAGTATCAATAAGTATAGGAATTATATTAGCTTCTGAACAATCTTTATTAATTCGTTCATTTACTTTTTTAGCTGCAGCTGCCCATACTTGATATTCAATCCAATTAAATCCTTGCTAATCAGTAATTTGATAGATTCTAGGAGTAAATGAGGTTGGATACATAGTAAATGTCATTTCCTCAGAACAATGGTCGAAATCTGGAGTTCCATCTTTTTTGGACCTACCTACTATATAAGTGTATGTTTGTTTATTAGTTACAGGATTTTCTACAATATCTATTATACATTTATGTGATGTACATAAAGTTTTATTTGCAGGAAATCTAATCATAAATCTATTATAAACAGCCTATTGAATATCTCTATCAAATACTTTCTTTTTAGGATAAGTAGTTGTAGTTTCACCTTGATTACTGTTTTTATAAGATTCAAAACGTTTCCAAGAATTCCCATCTTTTATAAATACATATTCATCAAATAATCCTACAGATACCCAATTAAATGTTCTAGTAGTATATATATTTTTACCAAAACTAACTTGAACTATATTAGGTTTATTTTCATCTAATTTAGTTTTATCTGAACATATATTTTTACCTAAATATGATGCTTTAGGTGTAAAATTTTTAATAGGATATTTTAAATCAGAAAATGGAAATTCTATAAATTCTTTATTTAGATTTAATACTTGATAGTCATTATTATTACTCCACCTATTTCTAGAACTATCATATTTATTTAAAGACTAATAGCCCTATTGTGCTGGTTCTAACTCAAATACATTCTTACTAATAGAATTACTTTCTGCAGGTAAGAAATTCTTTCCAGCCCAATATCCATTACCACTTGAATCTACATAGGCTTTGCCATAATAAATAGCATCAATAAATGATTTATCATATACATATGGTGCTGAATCCTATTTAATTCCTAATTGTGTAGCGTAATTAGTACTATCTTCAATTAAATAATCGGTATATTTTAATTCTGGATTACCATAAGTTAATGCTATACCTACACCTGCAGTTGGGTCAAAACTAATCAATTCACCATTAACATACCATTCTTTATCATAAGAATCTACATTTATAAATGTGTTTTTATCTCTAGCTTCAGCCCATTTTTTTCCTCGAATTAAGTAAGTACCTCCTGCAGGAATACTACCATCCAATGCTAAATGTTGTACTTCAATACCTTTAGCTGTAGTTCTAGCTACATGTAAGTAACATCCAGTTAATGGAAATGCTACATCTGCAGAATTAGTTAACTCTATAAAAGTATGAGTACATCCAAATATCTAATCATCAGGAAGTGGATTATATACAGATCCAATCTAAAGTCTATCACTAAATAGACCTGTATTAACTATATTAGTAAATTGTGTTATATCTTTATTTTGATTATGCTATTGCATACGTAGAGAACCTATAAATCCTCTAATATCTTTATCTAAGAAAGTAAAATTCTAACTTTGTTTTTCTAAAGAATCATCAATTACTTCTTTAGAATCTAAAGTACCATACGCATTTATGGTTAATTTAAATTTCTTTCCTGTATCGTGATTAATAAATGTTATATCTTCAAGATTATTTAATTCTAAATTGCCTTCAGAATTAGTAATAATGCCCATATCTTGAAGTTTTTTAAGTACTTGTTCCTCTGTCATACCATTATCCTAAGTAGGATCTAATGTTCCAGACCCACCTATAGCTTGAAGTTTATAGTTATTTTTAATATATAATTTTCTAGATTTCTCTACAAATATTAATTCATTTTCAGGTAACTATGATTCAATTTCTTTTAAATGTTCATAAGTATCAATTGAACGAATAGTTATATGTGCTACTCTATATTTATATGTATCATCATTTGGTTTAGATGGAACTACCTAATTAGAAAAATTCTAATATTTAGAATATATAGCACACTTACTAATATTTATATCCCTAAATTCTATAGATTCTAAATTCCAATCAGTATTTAATTCTACTTCGTTATGATTTAAAATATTACCGTCTAAATACCCTTTAATTATATTAGAATCAACATTATAGTTATCAGATGTAATATATATAAAATTAGATCCTAATGATTTATTATCTACAATCAATTTTCTACTTATACATATCATAATATTCTAAGTATAAGTTTTATTAATAATAGTAGCTAAATCAATTACTTTAGTCTAAGAATCTTTTACTAAATTAATTTTAATATTACTATTAGAAGCTGTAATATATATAAAAATCTAATTATCTTTTATAGAATGAAATAGATCATTAGTCCAAGTAGTTGGCCCAGTAATTTTTAATATTCGTGGAACACTTGCGTCTATATTTCCTTGAAGTCCGTTCTATTCATCAATATTTAATGATGTTATTCCAGATAAACTAGATTCATCAACAGCCCATAATGGTTCTTTCTAAGTATTCTATATAGACCCAACAACTGAAGACATAGCTGTATCTTTTCCTGTATATGAATATAATCCATAAGTAAAAGTATTTTTAAGTTTGGTAACTTCAGTTTGTAAGGCTCTTAAAGAGGCCATTAATATGTCTACATAATTAGAATCTCTAGTTAACTAATATGATTTATCCTTAGTCTATCCATATAAATCGGTATTTTTATCAGGAATAGAAATATATTGTTCAGGTAAGGTATTACCTTTATTAGCTATTGTGGTAGATGTATATATAGGTATTGAATCATTATAACCAAACTCTTTCCATTTAGTTCCATCATAAATATATAATGTAGAATTACCAGATACTAATAATACTAATCCTGGTTTTTTATAATCCTAATTATTTAAATAACTAACATCAGGAACAGTAAAAAATCCAGCTGCATTCTAAGTTAATGATAACTCAAATATATTCCAAATACCATTTAATAATTGATACCAATGTGGAGTTCCATTTATAACATAAACTAACATACCTTCTTTTCTTCTAATTTCAGGTATATTTTGTAATTCTGTTAAATCCTAAACACTATATAATCCACCTTTTATATCATTACTATCTACTATAGGAAACTCAAGACCATTCTTCTATTTAATTTGACTAATTACTTCTACTGCCATTGTATAGTTGTTTTTCCTAATCCTTTATAATCACTTCTATATACATAATACTTAACTGTATTTCCTAATTTAGTAGTAATATCTATTGGATCTAATTTTTCAAATCCACCTTCAAAACCATTTACAAACTAAGTAATTTGAAATGGAGTCATTAAATATATATACTAATCACTATTAGCTGTAATTGTAGTAGTGCCTGATGTTGAGGCTGTTAATATTTTTTCATTCTTAGTATGATCATTACTAGTTCCAAAGTACAATGGAGTAACAGCATAAATAGTTATATTACTAGAAACAGTTTCATCTTTAGTAGAAGCTACTAATCTAATATTTACATTTCCTAAAAATCTATTTGGAATATTTTTACTACCATGTTTTGTAGAAGTAATCTATATAGGATTATTATTAATATAAATATTTAAATTATCTACCTATTTAGATATATCCCAAGATAAATTAAATCCAGATAAATAATCCCCATTATCATATACATTAACATCTGATCTGAAATAATTAATTGATAATGGTTTTCTTAATAATTTATCTAATGCATCTTTAACTGTTTTTATATCTTCATAATCAGATAGATTATAAGGTATATTATCAGCCTTAATATCTAAATTATCACGTGCTTCTTTTTTATCTTTACTAGAAGATATTTCAGCAAGATTATTTTTAATTTTTAAATACTAAGTATCGATATTTATTTCTGAAGCACATTGTTTTTTTGTTTGCTATATAGGATTAGACTATACATCTAAATCAATTAAAACACCCATAATTCAATAAATAAGATGTATAATATGGATTTTGTAATGTTTCATAATCATTTATATAACTAATTTCAGTTAATATAAATTCATACTCATTACACATTTTTCCACGTTCTAGATTTTTAACAAGCCTTTCAAAATCCTATATAGTTTTCTTTTTAAGCTCCACAACCACAGCCTGATACTGTATTATTAGTTAATGAATAATTAACCATATTAGATTTACAGAAACCATTACATGACATAGTTTCTTCTAATAATCTCTAAGCTTCATCTAGTTGACCTAATTCTATATAATATTTAATAACATTTATAGTCATCCAGACAAAATCACGCTTAAATAATAAGTCTTTATCTTTAGTTATACATTTAGACATTTGTTGATCTAATACACGTTTACAATAATTTATATAACATCTAAATAAAAAACATATAGAAAAAGTAGCTTTACTACATTTTAATATATTAGTATTTTTAGTATTTATATTATATAACATATCTTCTGAAACTATTTCAGAAGTTTTTCCACCATCTATTGATTTTTTAATAACTCCATTATCATAATAAAATAAATAAGTATATTTAGATAATAAAGTATCAGCATCAAACTTATCAACCCATTCTTTAGTTGGAATTAATATATGATAAGCTATAAATTTTCCATCATTAGATAATTGGAATTCTGAAATATCTTTAGATATATAAGTATTTGAATCTTGTGTATAAGATTTATTACAAAGTTCTTTATGATCTAATATTTCTTTTCCTATAATAGTCTATCCTTTTGTAGTATATCCTTCTAATATATTAACACTTACAGAATCATTAAAAGAATAACTATTAATAGTAGACTATTCAGGATAATCTGTCTAGTCTACTATTTGTATTTTACAACTACTGGAAGTAGTTAATATAAAGTGCGTATCCATTAATTAAATTTTAGAATTTCTGGATAATTTTTAGTATAATCATATGATTCTACAGCTTCTTTAGTTGTTAACTATTTTACAGAATTAATATGATTAATAGTTACTAAATAAGTTTTATCTGCGTAGTCTTGTATTTTAGTAAGTATATCTAAAGCCTAATCTGTAGGTAATTCTAATAAGTTAGTTCCAATAGAAAATTTAATAGTTGGTTTATTAGTATTTTTAGCCATCATAATACTTAAGTAATAATTACTTCTAACTTCTGGAGTTAGCCAAGTATTAATCCCTTTAAATACTAAATTATTAACTTTACTAGAACTAGAATAAGCCTATATTTCTTTAATTTTATTATCTATATAATAAGATACAGGATAATCTTGTTCTATATAACCTGCATCTAACAACTACTGTTTAGTTGGATTAAATATTAGTTTATTATCAAATTCAATAAACTAATTATTGTATATTTTACCCTACTTGATGTACATTTTTTAATGTATGTAATATATAATTAATTTTATTAATAGATACACTATGCCCTGATTGTAATTGTATACTGCTAGTAGGAGAATCCCCCAATATATTAATTTTAATCATTCCCATATTTCCAGGACTATTAATTTTAATTTTATTAACCCAATTTATAAAATTCTAATCTATGTTACCATAATAATATAATATTAAAGCAAAATCATCTATTTTAGAATTTAATATAAATTTTTTAGGTAATTTATTAGGTAATATCATATATACAGTATAAAAAGAATCCTAATTTGAAGTCAATTCAATATTTAAATAATTAAAATACTATGTATAGGAAAAATGGGTTTCAAAATTATTTAGTTCGTAACTTATATCAAACGAATTTCGACTAGCCTATTTTTTTATAAAAGTTGGATAAATATCAAAATAATCCATCCAATCAGTCTAATCAAGATTAATAAATTTACATCTCTATCCAGCACTATAAGTTCTCTATAAAGTCATAAATAATTTGGATTTTCAAAATTAGATAAAACAAGTTTATTATCTATTATAGATCCAATATATGTTGATCCAGCCTAAAAATCTGGTCTATAGTCATCTAAAAATAATACAGATGCTGGTAATATTAAATTAATTACTGGGTTAATGCAATTAAACTAAAATACATACTCATTTACTATTGAATTATCTTGGGGGGGGAGTTAGAGTTAACTCTAATTTAGTAATATCTCCCCAAATATGTTTTTCATTGGGCTTTAAAGCAAATGTAGTATCAGAAGTTCCATGATTTACTATTTTCATACCACCACCACTTTTAGGTGGATCAGTAATTTTTAAATTACCATTTTCTACTACTAAGTGTTTTATATCATTAGAAGTAGCCTATTGCAATTCATTTACTTTTATATTTATCATAGATTAGCAATTTTTTCTCCAACATGTACATTATCTGCAGTAACTCCAGTTATATAAGAATGTAAAGTAGTTACATCTGTAGTATTATTAGCTGTCCAAACTTCTAAAGGAATTCGTTTATCAATAAGCCAATCCATATTTTCAGCTGGACAAGTAGGTATATGTGTTAGATTTTGGTCTAAGAATAAATTAACTGGTTTACCGTCAGCTTTACTTATAATTTTATTTAAATTAGTAACAGTTTTATCCCAATAATTTTTATCAGTAGTATTAATATTATACATTTCAAATACATTAATATAACCCACTCTAATAGTATTATCATACTTTACAGTTTCCTCTAGATTCCAATTACCAGAAGATATAATTGAGAAATTATTTCCTAAACCACAACGTCTTATAATATCAAGAGCTTTAGTCATATATGATTTATTATCATATTTATCTCCAACACCAGTCTATACATCACCCATTAAAGGACTTTTAATTTCAATATAAGGGTGTAATCCCCAACGTTTACATACTGCACAGAACTCTTCAAGAGTATCTACTTTATTAGTTCCATCAGCACTATGAAAAGCTCTGATTTCAGCTAAAGTATGTTTTTCATATTCATAACTATGATCTCCTGCAGCTATAGTTATTGTTCCATTAGTATAACCTTCTGGCATCCATTTATCATGGCCTACTACCCAATGATTGTCTGATGTTTTATAAATATCAGTTTCTACATAATTCCAACCCTCTTTTCCTGCAGCTTCAAATGCTTTTAATGAATTAGCATGTTCTTTAAGATGATACCCCTAATGTGCTATACAGCGCATTATTTTATCATCACGAGTATGGTCTTTTACAGAACTTGATTCAGGTTTTGGCAATAATTTAGCATTAGATGTTTTAACCATAACTTTACCATAAGAATCTATTGTAGTAGTACGTAAACCCTAGCCTCCATCAGTATCTAATAGTATTACATATTTACCATCAACTGTTACTGTATAAGATTTTCCAGCTGTTGCCCAATTAGCTTGGCCATAAGTTTCATTTGTAGCTTTCCAACCTAAATACATTCTAAGTTGTATTGGAATAGTAATAACATCACCCTGTTTTAAATCAACTTCAGTATATATTCTAGTATATGCTTGATTGATAGTCCACATTGCAGTTCCAGAAATAGTTACATTACCATTAATAAAATGGTTATTTAATTCTACATCCCATGGACCACTACCACCTGCAGCTATACTCTATTTAACTGCAGTTATATCTTGTTTAATATTATTAATTTCAGAATTAATTCCACTTAAATCTACTGAAGGTGCTCCTCCAGAAGTAGCAAATTTGTCTGGAGATACCCCTTTTAAATTATTATTATCTATAATTGGGATAATCATATCCTAATTAATTTGCTCAATTTTTTCTAATTGATTTTGTACTTTAAAATTAATCATTTGTAAATACTAGCTATTCAGGATAATCAGCTGTTACATCAAAATTATATATATCAGAAATCTTAGTAGCTTCCTAAACAAATTTTAAATGCTATTGAGTCACATTCCAACATTCGGAATAATAAACCTCTAAAGCTGATAACATGTATAATAATTTATTATAATCTTTTAAATTAAATGTAATCTTATGTCCACAAAAATATTTAGTCATCGTTTCTTTACCTAATAATTTATAGGCATCTAAAGATAGTTTAAATCGTGCTCTATCTTCATATAACATTTTTAACTAAATACCATTAAATGTGAAATAATTTATATACCCCTAATCACTAAATATATTAATCTAATTAATTTTTATTTCTTTAATCCCATTAAGTTCATCTAATTCATCCTATGTCATAATGTAGATATATAAGTATAGTAATTAAGATTATCTTTATAAAACTTTTTTATATCTTTTGTTTTAATATTTCTATATTTTTTATATTGAATCCCAGCGTCTTTTTCAAATATATAATTAAAGTTACACTAATTTTTATAAGCTTCTAATTCCATTGGATGAAATTTGTAAGGAGCTTGTAAATTATATATAATCCAATGTAAATGTTTGAGATAATATAGTATATATTTTATATAAAACCAAACCCAATTACCTTTAGCCTAATAACTATGAATTAATTCATGATTATAATAGTAACTATAAGGCTAAACTACTTTATCATACTACTATTGACTTCTTACATAAATAGTCCCAAATAATACTATAATAAAATGTGGTGGGCATAACCATTTATTTATTTTTATTTTCATAATAATATTGCTAAAAATAAATTAATAAAACAAACTAATTCAGCCCAAAATGTTGAATTTGAATCTTTTAAAAATATTAAATATAAAAAGTATGGAATCCAAAATAATAAATATAATGGATTCACAATACTTACTAAAATTTGACTTGATATTCCTGATATATAACCACCAAAAAAATGTAATTTTTTACCATAAGTTTTATAATATGGTGATATACCTACTAGAAACATTCCTAAAGAAAATACTAAAGCAAATGGAGTACATATCTAAGATAATGGAAATATCAACACTAATCCCACTAACCAAAATGTAATAAAAAATATATTTTTATTATTTAATACATAGGCAGTTTGTGAAAAACTTATTAATACTTTTCCATTCTTTTTGGTACAATATAATATATAAAATACCATATAAATTAATAAACAATATACCATCAGTCTTTTATTTCATCATTATATGGATTACCATCACTAAGTTGCATAATTTCAACTTGAGTTTTCTTCTACTCATTAGCTATAACAGCCTCTTTATAAGTTCTATCAGTCTGAGCTTTAAATTGATCAATTTTTGCTTGAGTTTGTAATTTAGCTTGCTCTAATTGCATCTTCTATTGATTGAGCTAAGAAATCTATTGTTGTGATTGTTGTAACTATTGCTACATTTGTTTAAGCTATTCCTAAGCCTGTTGCAATTGCTATCCTAATTGTTGAATCTAATCATTTTCTTTTTTCTATTTTTGGATAGCTTTATGCATTTTAATTTTAACATCAGTAGTACTTTTAGTAGTAGCTAAATCTATAACAGATTCTGGATCGAGCTATCCAGCTTTGATAAACTCTGGAACTAATGCTTTTAACTATTCTGTATCTCTAGTCATATCAGAACTACTTGTAATATGTACATCAAAATCAGACATAGTAAAATGTTCAGGTAATGCTGTAAATACTCTAACTTGCCTATCTCCTAATATTAAAGTCCCAGTTAACCCATTTTTAAAAACTACTTTAGCTTCATTTAAAGCATCTAATAATATTTCCTCTGTAACAGTATCCATCTATTGATACCACTACTTACTTATTATAAATGAATTATTAACTGAAGTTTGAACATTTGTTACTGCATCTCTTTGCTAAATACCATTTAATCTTTCTTTAAAAACTCCAGTAATAGAAGAACAAGTTTGTTCAACACTATCCATAGCTAATTGTATAGCTTGAATGGCTTGCACTTTAACTGTATCGTCATACCCATTATAAATAGTATTTGGTGCAGCTTGTCCATTTCCTAATCGTCCTTCCTAAGAACTATCTATTAAAAATGCACCTTGTTTTTTCCAAGCTAATGCTTTCTAAATTCTTTCTGTAAGATTTACTCCTAAAAATTTTGGAAGCATAGAAACATCAATAATATCACCAACGGTTCCAGAACTAGCTATAAGATTATCCCTATAAAAATTAAGTAAATCATATTTATCCTATAAATTTACACAAGCTAATACTAATGAATACGGCTAATTACTTCTATTTATATTATAAATACCATTTATACTTAAACCACAATAAGTAGGATTATCCATGCTTCTTACAACAGAATCATCTTTACCAATTAATATGTAAATATCTTGACCGATTCTAATAGTTTTATAACGTTGCATTATAAATTTATTATCTGTTTCTAGCCATTCTACTTCATATACTGGAATTAAATCCTTATAATAATGAGCCTAACCAGGATATCCAGGTATTACAATTTCTTCTCCAGCTCTAATACCAGTAGTATTATAACCAGTACCTCTTACATAATATGTACCACTAGACCAAGATTCATCTGCCCATTTATTTTCTATTTCTTTAATATCATTTCTAGATAAGTCTGCACCAAATTCATTTAGTATTTGACTTCTAGTAAGCCACCGTCTTACAACACATCTATAAGAATCTTTTAAATAAATTGATTCTGGATTAATATCAAAGAAAGTATTTCTAGGATCTAAAATATCTATTTTAACATTATTTTTACTAACAGTTGGTTTTGTACGATAGCACATATATCCAGCTATTAATAAATCTAATAATAAATGTTTCTATTTATTTTTATAATCCGTTTCTCTAGACTACATAAGATATTCTAATACATTCTATGCAGCTATTTCATAACTAGATATAAAATCATAATTTAAATCATCTATTAAATTATCTATATCTCGCTATATCAGATTATCCTATATATCATTTTTACTTTGAATCTATTCTAATAGTTTATTTTTTAATCTTTGCTATAAAAATTTTAATACTTCAGAAGTAATTTTTAACTGTTTTTCTCTAGTTATTTTACTAATAGTATCTGAATCTTTACAAGATACTTTAGGTAATGTAGGCATACCTAAATATTCTCCAACTAATGCATCTATATGTTTACGTATTAAAGGAGTAAATTCAACAGATGTTGGATTGCCTATACCATAATTTTCTTCTAAATATCTAAACTATTCAGCATCCCTTATACCATTATAATAATTATATGCTTTCTATAGTTCTACTTTATCAACTACAAGTTCTGCAATCGCCTTGTTAGTTTTTTCTATTAATTCGTCATCCTTCATTACATTTAATACATCTTCTATCAGTTGGACAATGATATGGATCTTCTTTATAACCTAAGAAATATTTTGTAAAATCAAATCTTCTAGATCTAAGTTCCTTTTCCATATATATTAAAAATTTATCATCTGGTAAATCTGCAGATATATATAAAGGTTTTTCATAACAACGTAATCCGAATCTAGTAATTATACCTCCAGGATTATTTCTAAATACTTCTAAAGAACCTATATATTTCTTACAATATATTTTTTCTATAAGTTTTAATATCTATTCTTTAAGATTACCATCGGAATCTTGGGTCACTTGTTCTATTCCTAAAGTCATTTTTTATATCAATACTAGCTCTAACTTGTTCTTGTTGTTTTGGAATAACTCCAAAATGTTTGTACCCTTTTTCATCTGTATACCATCCAATATCCTACCATTCCTCATTAGTGTCCTCTATTTCTCTAGGAACTACTCCAGATAATTCTTCATCAGCTAATTCCGTCATTCCCATAGCCGCAATCATATCAAATTTAGTTTTATTTTCATCATTATATGAAATTAGCTAATTTAATAATTCTTCAAACCATATAGTATGAGAATAATCTTCAACAAAATCAGCTATTAAATCAGTTTGATGTGATATAATAGTATTAGTTGCTGGAGATCCTACTGGTCTAATTCTAGGTACTTTATTAGGATCTGGATATGTATTTTTAGGACGTTTCATAAAATAATTATAAAAACCTCGTTCTTTAGCCCATGTTAGTAAAGATACACGGGTGGCTTCTAAGTTTGCTTGACAATTATAATACATTAATAATTGTATAGCTGTTTTATAAGCTGTACGTATATCATCAGGCCTAGCTAAATAATAAGCTACATACATAGGTTCTTGCATACCATACGCCCGTTTTTTAATAGTTATACAAAACTTAGATGGATTCTTAGTAGCGTCTGAAGTTTGATTCTATCCTATATCAATAGAGTCAATTCCAGCTACATATAAATTTTTCATTTCTTTATATGATTCTTTATTGTCTTCAGATGTAGGTAATAGCCATAATGGTTTCTATAATATATGTACTTCTCCAGTATTACTTGGCATAAATTGTACTGCAGAGACATTCTAACACATATCCTATTTACGACCATTAGTAGTTTTAAATACAAATTTAAATTCACCACGTTCTATTTTAGGACATTGTTTATATAAACGTATTTGTGTTAATTGGTCTGCCAAAAGTACTTTATTAAACTTATTATCCCCTTCAAGAGCAAAAGCTTCTTCTGCAGTAAAGCAATATTCAGCACAGAAAGTAATTAAAGCTTTTGGATCTTTATATCTATCTCTTTGTTTCTAATAATGCTCTTTAGCTTTTTCAATATTAACTACACCTCTAGAATCCACTAAATCTGGTAAATCTAAAGCTGCATAAGAAGGTATAAAAAAGCCTGTTAGTACTTCACTCTAATCTTCAGTATAAGTATGTCTGTAAGGCAGTACTAAAAAGGTCTCGGGATCATAATATATAGTTTTTAATCCATCTAAGGCCGCACCCGAGTCCCCTCCTGTCGTTATGTTATCTCTAAGGCTTTTTATCCTTAGATTCTTACACTTTGATTTGTGTAAGTCCAGCATATATTTTCATTATTTTTTAATAATGTCGGACACTCTTGGAAGAGTTATATTTATTCATCTTCTATGCGTTACACTGACTTATATCCTTTCGTAATATATAAGTTTAGCACGGTATTATCATCTCAGACTTCACCGTTTTTGCCCGATTTTTGGTGGCAAAAATCATTTATAAATATATTATATTTTCTTTGTAAGTAAATTGTTGCATTTTTATACATTAAATTAGCTGCATTGAAAGCTTTTTTTGTTGAATATGAGAGTCTATAGGTTTTTTCAGAACAATTTGGCTTTTGCATTAAAAATCCTTTTCCTAAATATTTTTGAACTCCTTCTAAAAAGTTTTTAGTACCAACAAATATTAAAGATTCTTCCATATTAGTATTAGTTTTACTATGTTGATATTTTCCCAAAGTACCATCCCCATCAAAATACCCTCTGATAAAAGCTAATATTAAATCAATATCATTATGAAATATTTCAGAACTAGGAAATGTTAAAATTAAAGATTTATTAGGAACACACCCTTTGTTATAAAGATCCTTCCATAAATTATCATTTTTTATTTCTGTTTTAACCATCATTAATTTATTGCCATTTTTTCCATAATGTTCTTTACTACCAAATTGATGAGTCTCTGAAATATTTAAACCCCCTGGATAATTTAAAAAAGAATTATATTTTTTCATATGATCTATATCTTTTATAGATAATCCTAATCCAACACGTTTTTCATTTTTACAAATATATCCATCAGCATATAAAAACCCTAACCAATAAGCTTTTTCTTCTGTATTAATATCATTAAATATATGCTCATTAAAATCATATCCATTAGCTTTCTTAGTAATTTCTATATTGTTATCTTTTAAATATTTAGTTAATGTTTTTTTATTAATTCCATATTTTATTGATATTTTTTCTACGCTTCTATCATAAGGAGACGTTTCAATATATTCTTTAATAGCTAAATTTATAGATAACTTTTTAAGTTCTGTTTTAGATATATTTAAAGACTGTTCTAAAATTTCAATTGCTATACCATATTTATCTGATATAATATTTATATTATTATTTGTTAACTCTTCTAAAGCTAAATCTAAATTAGATTTTTTTGCTTTAAAAGTATTTCTAATTTCCACACCAAAATCATTTAAATATTTTTTTAATGTATTTGGAGTCGTTTTATATAATTTACTTACTTTTATTAAACTTTCTGTAGTGTTATTTTTATAATATTCTACAGCTTGTTTCATTTTTTCTAGTTGTTCTTCTTTTGTCATACCAGTTTATTTTTAGTATTTAAAATTTACTTAACTTAATATATTTACAATAATCTCTTCAGGATAATCTACCACCAGCTACTAATATGCCTAATTTATTACCTCCTACGTCTACTAGAGCTTCACCTTGTATGAAAGATTTTAATAAAACTGGATTAGAACCAGCTTCTTCAAACATTACAATCTCAGCACGGTCACCTCTTACTTTAGATGGTTTATCAGCTACAATACCTTCAATTTGAGACATCCAGCCATCTTCTACTTTTTGACCATTAACATATTTATAATAAGAGGATTTTTTTAATAAAGAAGTATCTGATACTTGCCTTAATTTAAAAAATCCACCATCAGTTTTATCATTTAAAAAGGTTAAAGCACCCCAAACTTTTTCTAAAGTTTTATTTAATTTTACAGAATCATAAGCTGTAATCATAGTTATGCTATTACCATAACAAGAATACTCATTAGCACATATAGATGCTAAAATTTCCGAAAAACCGATCGCACGACTCTTCATCATACAAATATTTCTTCTTAATATCTTACATAATTCTAAATAATGAAAAAACTCATACTAACATACCATAAATCTTGGAAATATGTTTTTACGAGCTGTACCTGCTTTTTCTACTCTTGAATTTTTTAATTGATAATAATTTAAAAAGAAATAATTACATCCAGTAATAGTATAACCATTAACGGTCATACCATGAATACATCTTCTATATTCTTCATTCCAAAAATCTCTATATAATTTAGACCCAAATTGATATTGACAATAATGTCCAGTTTTTTCAAAAGCTTCTCTAGACTATGTAAACCAATTAGGATCAAAATCTAAACCATGTGTTTCATCTATTGGTTTATAACCTGTAATTTCGTAAGACTTAGTTCTATCAAAAAAAGATATAGTCTAACTAATTGGATAATCCCATTCAAAATTAGTTCTGACTATATCTTTTTCAATATCCTAAATAAATTCTTGTTCGTGTTTTTCTTCAGATTGTTTAGCTATATCAATTATCTACTAAACTTCTTCAGGTATTTTTATTTTTTTAGGTCGACCTCGTTTCCGCTTAACTTCTTCCATTATATATTAGTTGGAATAAAACCATCAACAGCACCAGCTCTAATAGCTGAGGCTTCTTGTTGTTCTTTTTGTACTTGTTGTTCTAATACTTTTAACTCATCATTAACCTTAGATATCTATGACATTTCCTTCATAATATCTGATACTTTATAAATAGGTTTACCTGTCTAATCATCAGTTTCCATTGGGTTAACAGTTTCAAAGTATATAATGAATTTATCAACTGCCATTTGTGCAGCTTTTAACATACGTATAGTACGATTGGATTCTTGTATCTCTTTATACTTTCTACAAGCGGTTCTAAATACTGGATCATTCCATTCTTCTTCAGTAAGTTTAGCATCCCTTAAGGCTTCCTAATGTCTATCTTGTTCTGTATAATCTTTATAAAAAGATTCCCAGTCTATGGCTAAATATATATAAGTAAATTCTCTGTAAGCTCTTAAATGTTTCTTACCAGTTTTATCTTCAGTGCAAACATTTCTCTTATCATCCATTAATGCAGCAAATTCTCTTATTAAAAGAATATTACCTTTTTCTAATTCTACCTAACCATTAGCATTATTGTACTGAAAAATATGTAACATTATTATTTATTTAAATGTAGTAAAGTTCTAAGCTTAATTAAATCTATTGTACCACCATTAGCAAGTTTACAGCCTTTCTTACCTTCTTCTACTGCAAACTTATTTTGAATATTTTTAGGTTGACTATTAAACTTTTTTCTTAAACTATTAAGTTCCTATAATTCAGAACTAGTAATAGTTTTATTAGCTTGTTTAGTAGCTAATTGACTCATTCTGTTATCATCCTATTTAGTATATGCTGGAACTACTGTAGTTTTTCCAGATTTTTGTTTCATACTAGCAACAGTTTTAGAAATTGCTTTCTAATTATTATTAGGCATTTCCATACCTTCTGCCCCAGTCTTAATACCTCTACAAGCAGCACAGATTTTACCTCCAGCTTTGAAAAAATACTTCTCAGTACCTTCAGGACACTCACCTGTAAGCTGTTTAATATAATTTAATTTAGCACCAAATTTTGCTTCACGAACTTGTTCCTATTGAGCTTTCTATAAATACTATTGGAATAATTTCCAAGATTCCTCATTAGGTTGTAATTTATTATCTTTACAAAATTTTGCAAAAGCTTCTTTAATTTGCTGTTCCTAGTTTAATTGTCCGCCATTCTAATATTTCATATTATCGTTATTATAATCAAGTCTAATTCTACGTCTATCTCTAGCACCGATATGTCCTTTAATACCAGTTTTCATAAGATATTTTTCCCAATCTTCATCATTATTAATATCTAAACCTCTATTTTTTAATTTAGTAGCTAAATCTGTAATAAATAAATCTTTGTTTGGATTTCTTAATGCTGCTCTTAATTGATCTACATCAGTAATACCATCATAATAACCATTACCTAAAAGCTTACCTGTTTGATTACTTAGACCCTATCTAACTATAGCTCTATTTACTTGATTTAATCCAGGCTAAGTTATTACAGGTGAAGTAGTATCTAATTCTGGAGTATTATATGTTTGAGTAGTATTAAAAGAATGATTATCAAAACTTACTGGAGTTTGCTTTAATCCATATTTAAAAGTTTTAGCCATATTTAAGGCATTAGCTGTTTCGTTTCCAAATTTACCATCTTCTCTAATATAGCCTACCTCATTACCATACATAGTATTAAACCACTTTTGAAAATCAAGAGCATTATTAAAACCATGCTGTTCAGTACCATTATTATCCCAGATTATATTATTTAAATCTGAATTAGCATTAGTAAAAGCTTTATCATAAGATTGATTATTATATTTACCACGCTTTACTACAGCATTATTCTATTTATATCTATATTTATCCCAGTTATTTAATCCACTAGCTTTTATGTATGTACTCATAACTTAATAAGGTCTTTAGTATTAAATATAGCTTCCTATAATTTATTATCTGTTGTAAACCACCTACATTTAATTCCTCTAAGAATTGGCTCAGGATTTAAATGTTTAAATATCGTTGTCTCTTTTTTTATAACCAGCATAGTAGGCTTATTAGGAATATCCTATTTAAGCGTTACTATATCTCCTGGCATAAAGTATATTTTATCATTTATCATTTTTATTAAATCTTTCAGTTAGACCTGAATTGAAAATTGTTATAATACTATGTTCATTTACTAATACAAATCCTTGTCTATAAAAAGGTATTGGAGTTTCTGAAGGTTTTCTCCACATTACAATATCTCCAACTTTAACATATGCGCACTTAGCACCAGTTTCATAAACCTTACCAACTTTTATAAATGACTCTTCCTCATGAATTTTCCCATCTTCATGACTTTTATATTCTGGAGCTTTACCTCCTAAATCTACAATTAAACCATCAACTTTTTTAATTTGTTGAAATGGGTTAATTAAATAAGGTTTAATTATAATTCCTTCGTATAAAGGTTTAATTTCTAAAGTAGATAAATCAAACTCTTTATTAAATTCTTCTAATTGATTATTATAATCATCAAATGAAGTCATATATTTATCTACATCTTCTTTTAACTTATTAACTTGTTCTGTATTATAATTATTCTCTACATTATCTTTATTCATTACAAAACTTTTAGAATCAATAGACCCAGCTTTGCTTGCTACTACTTCATTACTAGACGGAGTAGTGTTTACGTCTCTACCATTAATTGTTCTTATCATATTACCATTTATCATTAGGACATTTAGCATCAGGTATAGTTGTCTTCGCTAAAAGTCTACAGCTACAACCTTTATTATACCCATCTTTAGATTCTAAGCTAATATCTTGTGTTTTAGGATTCATATATAATTTAGGATTACATATTCCACCGAACTAATCTAAAAATAATGGACATTCTTTACATATTTTTAATCTTTCTTTTGATATGTCTTTATTAAGTCCTAATATTTCGTTTATATGCCCTTTTATAATATTGCCAACTTCCATATTATTTATTTTGTTTATTATCCAATTTTCTGATGATAATCTTAATATTCTATAGGTTTAAGTTTGGCAAGTTTTTCTTGTTTTAAAATAGACTTTTTATAAAACCTTAGCATTGATTCCACCTCTTTCTTTAAATAAGGTAGATGATAAATAGTTTGATTATCATTATGATCAAAATGTACTAATATTAAATCCTTTATCACATATTCTGGATCAATCATTTGTATCATCCAAGCATAAGTTGATAACTGTAAAGCGTAGTGCCAGTAATTTACATCGGGTAAAGTATTTAATGGATACTTCATTTTAATTTCTTGTCTTTTCTGTGTATCAAAACCAGCTTTTAATTTTATCTCCTTATTAGTATTATGAGTTATAAGTAAATGATTAGTACATAAATAAGTATTAGAAGGGCTATCAACAGTAATACATTGTGTAGGAACCATTTTACATGGATTTACAGATTGTAAGCTATAATATTGTCTAGAATCTTCTTTTAATTGTATATTTTGATTTCTAGATAAAAATGGATTAAATAAATTAGTAGTAAATTTAATATCATAAGCCATACTTGGTTTAAATCCATTAGTTACATAAGCTTCATTACAAACAACTCTAGCACCTAGACTACTAACTAATTTACAAACCCCATAATACTGCCATTTATAATGAGTCCGCATTACAAACATTTTATGGGTTGAGTCATAATAACCATCAGCATCCATTAAACCTCTAAGAAGTGATAATCTTTGGGAATATGAAGCCATTAAATATAGATCTGGAATATGTTTATTATTTAATACTCCTATACTTTTTAATAATTTACTAAGACCGTAAACCGTTTTAGTTTCTGCTTTATTATCTCTATAATCCATATTATTTCCTACTGGATAACCTAATCCTTTAATTATATCCCAAGATTTAGCATTTAATTCTTGTGTTATTCTCCCATCTGAAGAATTTCCATCTCCTAACCATAATCCAAATATATATGGATCTATAGGCAAATCTTTTTCTTTAGTATTTAAAGGTTTTGCTAAATATATTTTGGGAGTATTATAACCATTTTTTAATTTTGCTCTAGAATTATTTTGAAATATTTCATAAATTTCTTCAGTAGTTAAAATTTTTTCTAAATTTTTTCCTTTATATTTAGAATTTGGATGAGTTTTAAAATATACTAACCATCTATGATCTTTATCAGCTACTAATTTAAAATATTTAGAAAAAACTAATTCATAACAATCATTATAATGTATTTCTGATTTATGCAATACTGAACATAAATTACCATCCTTATCAAATACTTTAGTTCCAACTTTTAATTGTCCCATAGTTGTCCACCCATTTTCTGTAGGAATGGGAGTATCTAAAGGAAGCCCTTTCCAATCTAGAATAGTTATTTCCTTACCTTTTTTAACTAATAAGTCAATTTGTCCAGCAATTCTTAACATATTATCAGGAGAAGTACGCGATATTAAGTACTCAGGATAAACACCATTTTCTAAATCTAATGCAGTTCTTCCTTTATCACATACAAATTTACCACCTACTCCAAATTTCTTAAGAGTTACATTAGCACCCATTTTATACATACTATTTTCTAAATCAGCATGTATTTTAGTACCTCTTTCACATGATTCTTTATTAGTTTTATCCCACTCATCTAATATAGATTGTTGGGCTTTATTAAAATCTAATTCCTTAATATCATAAGTATTTAATAATTCTTTAGGAATCTTATGTGTATTTAATAAAGATTTTCTTTCAATTTTCCATGCATCAGCTGGTAAAAGTTTCTCTAACGCCTTATATCCAGACCAAAATAATGCATCAAATTTTTGAGTAAATTTATCAATTAAAGTAGTTACAGAAATGTAAGTATTAGAAGGATTATTTATATCAAAATATTTATGATTTTCTTCTTGAAAAGCAATATTTCCATTAATTTTTAACGCTTCCATATAAACCCTCCAGCTTGTTTTTGACTTCCTTTTAAATTATTTTTAATAGATCCTATTGGTATTCCTAAAATTTCACTGGCTTCATTAATACTGTTAAAGGTCTTAATATATTTACCATCAATAGTAAATTGTTTTACAGGTTTTCTACAATTAGTTCTATCTATTAAATTATTATATTTTTTTGGTGTATTAGAATAACTCCATAAAAAACCTTTGCATGTTTTATTAGTTCCATTTAAACATGCTACTAAACTACTTTTAGATTTTAGTCCTATAAAATTTATAGCTGAATTAATATTTTCAAATTCTTGAATAAAATTTCCTTGTAAATCAAATTGTTTTATTGTACTATGTATAGTATGTCTATATACTACTTTACCTTTTGGATTTTTTTCCCAATCTTTATAAGTCTGCCATTGATACCCAATAGATGATTTCTTTCTAGGATTAATACTTTTATTATAAAATTTAGAGGCACTACTAAGAGAATCCCACACTTTAATTAAATTTCCTTGTAAATCTAATTGTACATATTTTACTTGTTTCCAAGTATTTGGTTTACCTATATGAGATTCTGATTTATGTTTACTACTGATAATATAATCTCCAGCTTTTCCGCAAGGGTCTAAATTCATGGCAGTTTTATCTATCCATTCTTTAGATATTTTATTAAAATAGTATTCTTCAAAATAATTTAAATCATTAGGATCACAAGCAATGAGCTCTTTAAATCTCAACGGATCCGTATCTTTATATTTATTAAATACTCTTTGCATTAATATATTTTCATGTTTATTTTTTCTTATACTATTTTGATATTGTTTAAATCTTTTTCTAACATGTATAGATTGTCCAATATAAAAATATTTAGAATTATATATACAATATATTCCACAAAAATCATCTTTTTTATTTTTAGGAATGTTAAAAGTTTGTTTGTCTATTTCCATATTAATCCTTTACTAAATTTTTGATGTTATCATAGTCTAAAATAGCAGCTAATTTAGATACTTCAGGACCTACTACCATAGGATAGTAATTATGAGGATATACCTTAGTTTTTTTATATAAAACAATTATTAAACCTATAGGACTAGTACTTCCCATTATTGGATAAAAAGCTGCAGACTTAGCATCACATGCCTTTAACTTATTATAAAATTTAGGCATTGAAATCTATATAGAATCTATATTATTAATCCTTAATAATGATAGATCATTTATTTTCTAAAGTTCATCTATATAATATATATATTCTAATTCATGCCAATCTCTTTTAGTGGCCACAGCATTAATTCCTCTAGTTTTTTCAGTTAAACAATTTAAATACTAATAACTAAAACCCTATAAACTTCTAGTTGAATTATGATAGCTTAAAAGAATAACATTAGACGCATCTGGGTCTTTATCCAAAATTCCTTGTACAGCCCTATCTATCTCAGGAGCCATTTTAATAGTATACTATTCAGATTCATATTTTTCTAACTCTATAGACTAAAATAGGTTCTTAATAGTATTTTTATTTTCTGATACAATATAATTACCTAAACTCCAACCTAATATTAATACTATAAGTATTGTTTTAGTCTAAGTACTTAAATTATCTATATAATCCCAAATCTTATTTAATAATTTAGTTACCATTACTTTTTTAAATAATGCTTTTAGTTAAGTGTTAAGTTTAAATATTATCTATACGCAAATCTCAATTCTAAATATAATAAATCATTCTTATTAGATTTTGAACTATCCAAATTTAATAATATTTTTACAGTATTCAAATTAAATAATTTTAAATATGATATAATAATAATACTAATACTTATATATGAAAGATAGTACATTTAAAAGTAACACTTTTTGTATCATTACTAATAATTAGATTAAAGAATTATTTGATAAAGTTAAATTAGATTTTTTTTTAAAAAAAGGAGGTAAAGTATAGCAATAGGCTAACAGTAACTCTAAATTTAATGTGCTTAACTTAAATAATTTTAATAAATCTAAAAAATATTAGGAAGGAGGTATTATTGAAGCTACTGAATATAATCCAGTTGTGGTATCTTTAAAAAAATTTGATTATCCTGAATTAAATTTTAAAGGATTAAAACCTTTAGATACTACTAATTTAGTAATACCTAGACAATAGATTATTAAAATATAGGATAATCCTTTATATAATAAATCTTTAGATATAACACTACCTCAATTATTAAAAGAAGAAGGTATTAATTTTAAAATAACTTCTGGATTTAGAAATGGAGCTATTACTAAAAGTGGAAGTAAAAGTAATCATGGTCATTTAGATCAAAATGGAAATCCTGGAGCTTATGATATAGTGCCTATAGATGGTAATTTTGAAAATTTTAGAAAATAGATTTATTCTAATCCTAGAATAGTTTCTTGGTTATAGAATAAAGGTTGGGGTATATTAGAAGAAACTACACCAGATATTATGAAAAAAACAGGTGCTACTGGAAAACATTGGCATTTTGGGCCTGATACATTAGCTAAAAAAATGTCTGAAAATAATGGAGTTACATATGTATGATTGAAGCTACTGATTTTAAACCAATTCAAATAGATTTAAAATATCCAGATTTACCGTCATTAAATTAGGATTCTAATTTTAATGATAATGATTATTTATAGGATTATTTAGATGCAATTCAATAGTACTATCAATCTTAGCCTATATTTAGTAATGAGAAAGATCAAAGTTTTGATATGCCTATTGATTTAACTATAAAATCTACATCTAATAGATCTGGATATAATCAAGTAAAACAAACTATAGATAAAATGATTCCAGATTAGATAAAAAAGAGTATCTTATTAAAAATAGCTGAAAAGGAATCTAATTTTAATCCTCAAGCTAAATCTAAAAAATCTACAGCTAGTGGTTTATTTGGATTTATAGATAAAACTAAAAAACTTTTTGGATATGGTGAATCTATGGAATCACAAATAGCAGGCGCTTCTAATTTATATGATACTATGCTAAATCAGTTAAAAGGATACATATCTAAATATGGTACTAGAGGTAAATCTATGCCATAGTTAATATATGGTATGTGGTTTAGGCCTAAATCATTATTAAATTATTTAGCAACTGGAACTGATGATTTTAAAGATGCTTCAGGAGTTACATTAAATAATATTTTTGCTAAAATGGCTAAAAATGGAGGAATTTTAAAGAAGTAGGATGGTGGAAATATTATACCTAAAGCACCTTCAACTTTTAGATAGTATGGTATAGATTCTACTAAATTTGTAAATATGTGGAAAGGATTAGTAGATAATGGCATTTCACCACAAGTAGCTTTTGATGCAACTTGGTAGGCTAATAAAGAATTACCTAAAGGTTTTTATGCATTTGGTAAAAAGAAACCAAATATAAATAGTTGGATAAATTCAGCTACTGATAGTTTAACAACTGGAGCTTATAAAGCAGCACAAAATGCTTAGAATTTTACACAGTATAGAAATGCTACCTTAAAATACAATAGAAATCCAGAATATACTAAATGGTTAAAAACCAATAGATAGGATGCTGTTAATTTTATTAACTAGTATAAATTATAGAATAATATTACTGGTAAACCTATAACTTAGTCTATACCTATAGTTAATTTATTAAATCAAGTTTAGATATGAAACAATTTATAAAAAGTATCTTTTTAGCTTAGAAAGGCTCTATAAGTTCTAAAAGAGTGTGTGGAGTAGTGGGGTGGATAATATGTTTATTAATTTGTATATACTGTACTGTTAAAGTTATACAAGCACCTGTACTGGCTGATAGTATTTTAATCGGAAGTGCCACATTAATGGGCGTGGACAGCGTTACAGGCATATGGAAGAACAAAAAAGATACAAATATAATAAAAGAGAACGAAACTAATATATAGTAGAATAATGAATAGGACTGAAATTGAAGAATTTTAGAAATTTATAAATGATAGAGATAAAGAACTAATAAATAAATTATATAATAATGGATAGAAAAATTAAATTAGGGTTTACTTTTACCCCAATTCCTAAGTATAATGGAATAGATATAAATTAGTTAAATTCTATAGTATCTAAAATACCTACAAAATGGGATGCTTCAATGGCTAATTTAAATAAGCAAATAAATACCACTAAAACCACATAGCCTAATAATTTAGTTAACAGAGTTTTTAAAGGATTATCTAATAAAACATCTGGAACTTATTATGATGCTAATGGTAATTTATTATTTAAAGATGGGTAGTTAACTGATGCTGGTAAATAGTTATTTGGTAAAAATGCACAAAGAGCTGAATGGAATATGCGTAGTGGTAATGTATTCCAAAATAATTCTTGGCGTGCAGATAATACAACTTTTGACTTTAAAAATATGAAAGCATTAGATGGGTATCAAGATAAATATAAATAGATGAATGGTAGATGGGTATTTAAAGATTCTGATGGTAAATGGACTTATTTTAATCAATATACTCCTGTTGTAAAAATCACTAAATAGACTCAACCTAAACAAACCAATCCTAAACAAACTAATCAATAGGTTATGTAGATAGACGATTCTGGGTTTGTTACTCCAGTAGTTAGTAATAAAGATGAATGGGATGTGTTTACAAAATTAAATGGTTATACTCCTAATTCTTTATTAAATAAATGGGCATATAAAGAAAAGAATACATCTGGTAAATATGGAACCCAAGAAAAGGATTTTAGTTATAATGATGATAACTTTAAAGATTCCTATATTAAATGGTATTTAAATAATGCTGGAGGTTATAGTCCAACTGGTGCTATAATACCGAGTGTATATGATTCTGCTACTCAAGGCTATGATAAATTTATGAAGAAATATTATGTATCTAACCCAGATATAAATAAAAATACTTGGGTATCGGATTTAAATATTACTCCTAAATATATACATAAAGGCGTTAATTTAGCTTTAGTAAATTCTTCTGACCATTAGAAAGCCTAGCTTAGAAATGTAAATGGCAATTTATATTTATTTGATGAAAACGGCAATAATGGTATTTAGATGGTAGATAGATCTACTGGAAATTAGAATTTTTATATGCAGGAAACTAATAAACCTTAGAAATATTCTGTTAAATATAATAATAAATATTATAATGTTTATATTCCATCAAATAAATCTGGAGGCAAATTAATTAAAACTAATAATAAATTTGAAAATTGGATTAATGGAACAAAATAAATTTGTACAATACATTCTTAGTTGGGAAGGTGGTTATGTAAATGACCCTAATGATAAAGGTGGTCCTACTAATAAAGGCATTACATTAACCACATTCCAATCAGTATATGGTAAAAATAAAACTATTACTGATTTAAAGAATATGTCTACTGAACAATGGTGGACTATATTTAAAACTAAGTATTGGGATAGATATAAAGCTGACCAAATAAATGATGAATGGATTAGATATATATTAGTAGATTGGTTATGGGGTTCTGGTAAATGGGCAATTATTAAAGTCCAACAATTATTAGGACTTAATGCAGATGGTGTAGTTGGAGATAAAACCATAAAAGCTATTAATGATAAAGATCCAAAAGAACTATTTAAAAGTATTTGGCATTTAAGAGAAAACTATTTAAAATCTATTTCTAAAGGTAGTAATAGTAAATTTTTAAATGGATGGCTTAGACGATTAAATGGTATCTAGTATGGTAAATTAATAAATAATAAATAATGAGTTTTATTCAAGATTATAAAGAATCTAATAGGGCTAAACATTTATGGTATGCTATTCCTATTGGATTTATTTTTACTATTCTATGTGTATTAGGTGTTGCAGGTGGAATGGAATTTAAAGATAAACAAGCTGGTAATATTTGGGATTGGAAAGATTTTTGGTTTACAATGTTAGGTGGTTTAATTGGGTAGATATTATAGATTATATTAATATTGATTTTGGTATAAACGAATAAAGGCGAGCATCAATTTAGATGTTCGCCTTTATTATTTTCCTATTTTCCTATTTTATTTATTTAGCAATAATCTTAATTAATTATTGTCTATCTGGATCTATTGATAATATATTTAATGTATCTTGATAGTCTAGAAACCACTGTTCATCTAAACAGTTAGTATCTATACAAACCTTTCTAAATTTAGCTATACATATTAGTATCATTTTAGAAAGTTTTTTAAGTATTTTAATATTTAGTTTCATCCACATAGTCGGGGCACTCAGAATCGAACTGAGACCTTCGGTTTTCATACTACATTTGCTTTTACACAAACTAACTCGTAAGTTATTGTAGTCTGGACTATTTCATCATCTTATTAAGATGTTCTCCTATATAGTCTCTACGCCATTTATCAACATTGTTGAATTTAGTAAGCCATCGCCAAAGAATATGTCACCATACTCGAGGTTTCTGTTTATTAGGGAGAATTTTCATTTATATATCACTATATAACGCTCCTATTTTCAAGAGACCAATGCACTGCCTTTATGCAATACCCCAATAAGGTGAAGGAACCACCTTCAATTTAAATAAAAGAATAGTTGGTTAGACTATCTTGAATAATTAATAAATCCACCATCCTTAAATTTATTAATCAATATTAGATTTTAACACTTTTATCATTTCAGATAAATTAGATAAATGCATTTTAGCTTGAAATAATTCCTGTTCTAAAGCATTAAATATTTGTTCCTTATTTTTCATCCAATAAAGGTTTAATAATTAAATCTAAATTTTCCAATTCAGATTTTAAATTTTCTCTTAATTCATTAACAGTATATAATACTACCGTTTTAAACATTTCTAAGATTTCATTCGGAGAATAATTTTCATTCCAATCATTTAAAGATATTGCAGTAAGTGGATAAACATTATCACATGCTTTCTGAAAAATATCATCATCCAAATCATTAATAAAATCTCTAAGAGGTTGTTCATCACATTGTTCTATACTTAATGCTAATCTATTATCAGTAGTATATGTATCTATTATATAAGCTATATTATCCACAATTATTTTTTTATGTGTAGGCTAATTATCAGAATTAACCATTGTAGCTATTGATTTTAATATATTTTCTGTTAGTTCCATATTCTAAATTTTAACAATACAATTATAGGAATAATATTTTTATAAATCAATTACTAAATGTTAAGATTTGTTTTTAAGTGTTAAAGCTTTTAATTCTGCAATTTCCTTTTTGAGGGTTTCAATGTCATTAGTATTTTCTTGTATTCTTTCTTCATGATTAGTAAGAGTAAATACTATAGCTTGTTCTAATTTATTTAAATGGTAAAATTTATCTTGAATTTTTAATCCAGTAATAGGGTTAAGTTTATGAGATTTTTCTATTGTAAGATATTCTTTCTTAACTAAAGACTGATTAATTCTACATATCGCAGATTCTGACATATTTATTTTTTCTGAGATTTCTTTATTAGAATATGATATTTTCCCTTCACCATTTTCTTTAAACATAAATTGTTGTGATGCAATTAAATAAGCTTTTTCAGAAAAGGTTAAATCTTTTTTATCTAAAAAATCAAAACTAAAAGGTTCAAATGTTTTATCTTTAGGAAATTGATAATAATGTTTTCTTCCTTTTTTAGTTATTACTAAATATCCAGTTTTTTCTAAAATAGCTATACTTTTACGCACAGTATTAATAGCTGCTCCAGCCATTTCAGAAATAGTAGCTAATGAAGGAAAACATTCTCCAGTTTTTCCATTTATAAATCTTCGTATAGACAAATAAATTACTAAATCCTTTGGAGTAATTGGATTTATATTAATTAAATTATTTGGTAATTGTACATGTTGTTTATTTATTTTTTCCATAATACAATTATATACTAATATGTTAATGTATCAAAAATGAAATGGTACATTAACATATGTTAACAATTGCTGAAATGATACAATTAATTGTTCAGATGATATACCAAATTGCTGAGGTGATACGATTAATTGCTGAAGTGATATCTAACTATACTTACCTACAGTTAGTCGGAATCTAGAATTACGCTTCGCAACCCTGTCGGGTTAGCTTAGCTGTCACTTTTTACCCTTTATCTTTACATAGTTTTTAATAAAATAATCTTTATCCGTTAGTGCCTTAATATATTCTGATAAATAATCACACTTTTTGTCAATTAAAATTTTTTCATTTTGCATATTTTTAAAATTTTGAGTTTAAGTTAATATAAAGTTAAAATCTTTCACCCTGCCACTCTTCCATATTACAGTGGCTAGGAGAATCGCGTGTAGTAACCAAGACGATATAAATATGTATATAAATATTTTGATTTACAAAAAGTACTAAATTTTTTAACTTATTTTTAGAATCCCCCCGGTATATCTTTTGGAAATGGATTTTATTTAAAAGAAAGTTTTATAGAAAATGAGATTTAGTAAAAATGATTAGGCGTATAAGAAGAAAATGGTATTCTTAAAAATTTTTTATATTATATACGGGAGAGTCCACTCCCTTCGGTCGCCCCCCGCCTATCGTCGTGGGAAAATAGTCTCAAAACTAAACTTCTATCTTAATTTAGGAGATTTATAATTATAAACAATCTCTTAGGTCGTACACGTACCTACAATCGTGTACACATCTTATTAACTTAATAGTGCGCACGTACTTATAGTGCAAGAGTATGGAAATTAACAACTTTTCTCAGAGAACGTTCGCAGCTTCTTCATTGTTAGCTGCAGGTAATTCTTACAAAATCGTAGCCGTAGACATCTACGCAGTTCCAGGCAGTGCTTACAGCTATGTCGGACTTGAACTCGAAGGCCACGATCGTAAACCAGGATTACGTTCACTCCTTTCCAAAGGCCAGATGGGCCAGGCTGTCACCTTTAAAGGTGGACGAATGACAACTGCTAAAGACACCATTGTTGCACGCAATGATGGACCATTCGTTCAAGCATTTAAAGATTGGTTAGTGCAGAACCCAACTGCCACTAATCAAGACGTCTGCGAACATTGGACCAAGGAGTTGGCAGGTAAATATCTGAACTGCGGATTCGGCTCAGCTATCATCAACGAATACAATAAAGTTCGTTGCACTCTTAGCTTGTCCATTTCTGACGAACCAGATGCGAACTTTACCAAGCTTACTGCAGAGCAAGAGACAGCTTTGCAATATGCATCTATCTAAAGGTCTCTGTCCTAAGCATGACATTAAACTGCTTAACTATTTAACAATTAATACAGATAAAATACATACAATTATGAAGAATTTAGCATACGAGACGTTCTTACAAGACCTCAAACAAGAGTTAGATAACGCTGATTACAAGGCAAGTGTTGAACTATTAAATAATGACAGCTATGCTTCAGTACAATGGTAAACCACTTAAATTCTGTTCTTATTCTGATTTAGAACTAAGAGAACATCATTGGGTAGCTCAAACAAGACCTGACGAGTCTGGAAGAACTATACAAATATGGCGTGTTGGGGAAGATTACTATGCTTGCATAGCTTAATAATATAAGGGAAGGCTTCGGCTTTCCCTTTATTTTTTTCTCCTGCCTAAAAACTATTTTTTCTATAAGGGAAAATAGTCTAATCTTTACAAAAAATAGTCTATGTATAAACTGCTACATCACCTTAGCGGAAAATCCATATAGATATGTATAAGGTAAAAATTACCAAAAGATCTCTTATACATCCTATATGCGCTTAAATGTAACTTTTATAATATTAAAAAGTATCTTTTGGGTTATTAGATTTATGGAAATTAAAGATTTTGTACAGCGTGAACTTGATTCAGTAGTAGCTAATGGTGGTGTTCAACAAGATGAATTCACTGCTCGTTCTATTATGGGCAATGTTGAGGTGCTTGAAAAGGGTTGGGTATTCCAAACTTTTGGTAAAGTATTCCGCAATGTTGTTAATAAGAAGGCTGGAACATTTGCTGAGTATAAGCTCGCACGAATGTTTAAGTTGAAGGCTAACGGTACTGTAGACGAGAAGTCTATGCGTATTGTTCCTATCTATCCTTCTTATTTCAACAAGCGTGCTGTTGAGGTAAATGATAGCTGCCAGCGTACTGGTAATATCGTTATGTCTGATGGTCCAGTTTGTGAGGCTTATAAGTCTTATGGTTCTGTTCCAAAGGGGTTCGCTAATGCTATTGATGGCAAGGTAATTAAAGTTGATAATGTTACTGTAACTCAAATCAGACGTTATGGTTCTGAAACTGATACTACCAACTCCAAAACTTACACATTCAGCTATGCTGACGATGTAAAGTTGCCAGAAATTGCTGAATAATAAACTTTATACATTGAAGGGTTACTTACAAGGTAACTCTTCTCTGTGTATAGGTCCTGGTAAGTATATTGATTTATCTGATGTGAGTCAGGTTCTACCAAGAGGAAAGATTGGATATTTCAATATACTTCATCAAAATGGCAGAAATATATTTATTGATGCCAGGTGGGTTACTTCACCTTAAATAGACTATTAAGAGTAACGCGTCTTAGGTAGGGAACTGCCTAAGGGTTAGTTAATAAGATGGAGAAAGAGGGTTGAATGGTACTGAATAAGTGATAAAAGAGGGAGAACTGTGGACAGGACCACTTCCCACCATTCAGCCTCATTTCCAAAATTATCATTTTCAAAAAAATAAAGTCGTATCTATGTATACCTCTTTATCTTATAACAAAAGAAATTAAAGTAATCATATATTTATTAAATACTAATTTAAACATTTTAGTTTAATAAAATACACAGTTCGTGAGAATAGTGTATTATTTTTATAAATTTAAACTACCAATTAAATTTCATATAATAATATAAAATATGTATACTCTAATATATACTCTATATTTAGTCCTATTTATCCTATGTATTCCATTTATAGGCATTTTAGGCAATTTTATAGGAAGTCAATTTGATTCCTATTTAGACAAATTATTTCCAACTTGTAACGAAAATTAAATAAATTAAACATATATGGATAAGTATACTTCTATTGCAGTATGTGTAAATACATCACGTTTGCAACTAAATGGTACAATAATTAACAGAGCTGAATTAATTAAGTATTCTACTATAAAGAATAATTCAGTTTTGGCTAAGTTAATAAAATTTCATGCAATATTGAAATTAGGCCAAAATAAGTATAAATTCAATAATAGACCAATACATCATTCTCTTGTAGAAAGGTGTTTTAAAAGTAATTAATTATGTCACTTGCAACATTTTTAACAGTTTTAATTTTCTTATCATGTTTTATGGTGGATGAAAATAAGGATTAATTATATGAACTTAGTTGATAAATTTAACAAAAAAGTAGAGGAACTCACTAAAAAAGAGTTCCCTACTGCAGAAAAAGCTTGGTCTCAAACTAACTATGGATTAGATTCTGTTGATAAAGTCCAATTGTTTGAAGAAGAAAATTTGTATGATACCATACAGGAAGCCATTCAAAGTAAGCAATCTCATTGTTTTTATGCTTTGAACGAATCTCTTGATTATACTAATATTAAGCAACATTTACTTAGTAATAGGTATAAAATAACTGAATGTGATACACCCTTTAAATATTGGGTAATATCTTGGAATATTTAAAAATTAATAAATATGACTGATTTAGAAATTAATAAAAAGTTTAAAGATCTTTATAAAGATATTAAAGAATCTAAAGACATATTAAAAGATAGCTATATTATTGCTTCAAATACAGATAAAGGTATTACTTCTGCAGTAATAGGTCCTACTAAAAATATAGGTATTTTATTAAGCCATATATTGGTAGATAACCCTGATTTAATTAGTGTATTTGAAAAAGCTATCGCTGTTGCTAAAATATGTATAGAATTGGAAAGTAGGTCACTTGTTTAATACATTTTAACAATTATAATCTTTGAGAGTAAAATCTCTTAGATTATAATTGTAAAACAAAATTGCGGAGTAGAGCAGTGGCAGCTTATTAGGCTCATAACCTAAAGGTCGCAGGTTCAACCCTCGCAAGAGAATATATAATAGGAACCTCCACGTGGTTATTCTTGGGTAATACCTATTAAATATGTTAATTTTTAAAATTAGAATATGGCTTACATTTATTGTATCACAAATTTAATTAATGGTAAATAGTATGTAGGTAAAACTACATAGTCTGTTAATAAAAGATTTAAAGAACATTGTAGTGATTGTAAAAAGGAACGATGTGAAAAAAGACCCTTGTATAATGCAATGAATAAATATGGAATTGAAAATTTCAAAGTAGAAAAACTTATACAATGTGATCCAGAAGAACTAGATACTTATGAAAAATTATTTATAGATAAGTTAGATACTTACAAAAATGGGTATAATGCAACTAAAGGAGGAGATGGATCAATTTTATTCGATTATTAGAAAATAATAACTTTATATAAAGAAGGGAAATCTATGAAAGAAGTAGCTTCTATTATTTAGTGTTGTATTGATACAGTGTCTAAAGTTATACACATGTATAATTTACCTATAAATAAATTTTTTACCGGTTCTTGTAGGTAGCCTAAAGAAATAATACAATTAGATATAGAAACAGAATAGCCATTACTAACTTTTAATTCTGTGGCAGATGCAGCACGTTGGTTAGTAAAACAAGGTTATGCTAAAACATATAATGGTGGTGTTAGACAACATATTTGTAAATGTTGCTTAAATAAATCCAAAACAGCTTATAAATTTAAATGGAAATATAAATAAATAATATAATATGCTTATGTTCAGGGCTTACATGTTCCAAGGCTGGCGAATTTCCCTTGCAAGGAAATTGCGAAGAGTTCGATTCTCTTTAGGTCCACGTATTAAAGAATTTAGTAATCTTTTATTAATATTATTTATAATATAATATTCTATTTAATAGAGATGTATCCCCTCAAGCTTATACCTTGTAGAAAGGGTAATTGGTCACATGCGGGTTCAAATCCCACCATCTCTACATTATAAAAACAGTAAATCTTATATGACTAAAAACGATTTAAATGAAATTATTGATTTTGCTAAAGTATGTGATTTAATGGATAAACCATTTATGGAAGTTGTAGAAACATGGTTTCAAGACAAAATTGAAGAATATGAATCTTCTAAAGTAGAATTTATTATACACACTGAATGGGATGAGTAGAAGTTACAAAAAATCTAAAGTTTATAATCTTTTTGCAGGTTCAGATAAAGAGGATAAAATCAAAGCCCACAAAAAGTTTAGACGTAAATCTAAAATTAAATTAAAATTAAATCAAGATCTTCCTACTAAATTAGAAGAAATTGAAGATATCTATAACTTTAATTCAGAGGGGGAAAAAATCTATGATTCAAATATTAATTCAAAATATTTAAGAAAATGAATAATACCAAAAAGTATAAATTATATGATTCAGAAAATCATTTAATGTGTTCATTTCAAACATTTCAACAAGCATCTGCCTATAAAATGGCTTATGGCAATAGTAATTGGTATATAAAATAAATAAAAAATTTATAAGTAATTAAACCGTGGCTGGAGACAGTGGGGGTAGTATCTTAAGCGGTATGGGTTATGCCACATACTTCAAGGTGACAAATAATCGGTCCGGAAAATGAATGATATTTCAGACCCATAAATCTGAATATATAGGGGTTATGGTAACTAAATTACTTATATAAAGAAGGTACTTTGGTAAGTAAAAATCTCTTGAGGTTTGAAGAGTTCGATTCTCTTTGCCTTCCTTTTTATCATTAATTGACATAATAATTAAAATTTTAAAAAATAGTAAGTTGTTGTGAAACAATTTACTATATTTACTAATTAAACATTTTATAAACAATGAATAAGAAATATAATAAACCCGAAATTAAAACAATTAAAATAGATAATGAACCTTGTATGAATAATACAAGTTGGCATGGAAGTGAAGAAAAATGGGTATGTCCTTGTGATCAAGCTCCTGCTGAAACTATAGATGATTTATTTAATAAAGGAGAAAAATATGGAAAATAAAGTATTTTTTGGAGAAAGTGGGTTAACTTCTACAAGTGCAAATCATGTAGCAAACCTTGCTAAAGAGTTCATTAGTTCAAATGAAAACTATCTTAATAATATATCTTTTATTAATTGTAAAATTGGGCTTATTGGAAGTGATAAAGACCAAACTTACAGTTTAGGTGTAAAAGATTTAAGTAATGTTGAAGTTACATTAGCAGATATTGCTAAATGTAAATCTCTAATTGCTTGGTTACGTGAAGCAATAAAAGCTAAGAATGCTTTAATTTCAGATATTAATAATCTTAGTGTTTGTGATTATTGTAAGTTAAAAGAAATTCCATATCCTGAAGGTCCTCAACTTCCAGATTATTTAACAGAAGAAGAATATTATGATTCTCTCCCTATTAAAGAAAGAAATGAATATTATTCTTTGGAAGCAGAAGCAGCAACTTTAGGACAATTTATTCATCCTGGAGGTAATTTTAGTAAGCAACGTAGTTTACTATCTGAGAAAATTATGAATCCTATTAAATCTGAAGGAGAAGGAAGAGATACTGTACTATATAAGTATAGTCCTTCCGTAAATCTAACAGAAGTAGAGGAAGTTTTCTTTAAGTTACAAGCTAAATATAGAGAAATTCAAGCTAGATTAAATGGCATGAAACATCTTTGTGAATTAGCTATGCAGAAAGATCAGTTACAAAAGATTGAGGCTTATAAAGTAGCAGATAATAATTATTCTGCAAAAAGGAAAGAACTTATAAACGAATGCAATATTTATAAAGCTGAAGAACTTGCAAAAGTTCAGAATCTTAAAATTGTTATTCCAAACTCTCTCGAATCTATCTATAAAAAGATACAATCATTGGGTAAATAAGAACTTAGAGGCTTGATCTCTTAATCTTATTGAATATGTTTAATAAATATCATTATACTAATATATTATATTTTAAGCCTGTAACGCTTAAGCAATAAAGTCGAAAACTTTATTATACAAAATGAACGCAACCTCAACCAGTAAAAGATAAAGTAATCCGAAAAATTACTGTTCTTGATTTCGAAGAGTGCGCGTGTTCTTGATTTTGCTTTTATTTTAGTTTTAGTTGGTATTTATTAAACATAACTCAACATTTTAAATATATTTTTAAATTTATCTTAATGAAATATGTAATTTGTAATTATACTAATTATTCAATAGTAGAAATTATAGAATCGGATAATTTTGTTAAAGTAGAACAACGACTTAATAAATTAAATAAAGGGTATAATGATGAATTAATTGTATTAACATTACATAATTACAATAAATTAATAAAAGGATTAATATCAAAATTAAATAGAATTAAAGATATAATATTTTAATATTCGACTAAGGGCAAAGTCAGGCGACCGAAAGTTAAAATTACTACAACTACTCTTATTATAGGTTCGAATTCTATTACTAAAGTATTAGCTCACATAGCTCAGATGGCTAGAGCATTTGACTATTAATAAAAATGTCGTAGGTTCGAGTCCTACTGTGAGCGCATTTCTATAAATAAATTAATTAAATAATTATGAAAAAATTTATTTTATTTTTAATGGCTACTATATTTAGCCTAGCAATTAGTGCACAAACTACATCACAACAATCTAAGTTGTTTGATTATATAGGTATTACAGGTGGTGTATCCACAAATTTGGATTTTACCTGTTTTACACCATTTAACTATTCAGTAGGATTGCGTGCTGGCAAGGAATTAACTCCAGTTTTCGGTATTCAAGTAGAAGGTATTGCTTCTCTTACTGATAATTTTATGAATACATCTAAGAATTTTATAAAATTTGTAAATACTGAAGTTAATGGTACTGTTAATTTATCTAATCTATTATATGGATGTAGTTCTAGAACTTTTGAAGTACGTTCTGTAACTGGTTTAGGTTGGTTAGTATTCTTTAATGGTAAACATAAATATAATAATGATACTAATGAATTATCAGCTAAAACTGCATTAGATTTAACTTACAATATAAATCCAACTTGGAGGGTTTATGTACAACCCGGTATTTATTGGAATTTAACCTATAATGATGATGATAAGGTTAGATTTAATAAACATGGAGCATATTTAGCTATAATGGCTGGGGTTGATTACAAGTTTTAATGTGAGATATTTAATAGTTCACTCTTAAAAAGAACTATTACTTTTAATATGAATATTGTTTTATATATTTTAGGGTATATTTTAAATATTATACTTTTTATATTATATATTAAAAATATGAGAGCCTCAACTACATATAAAAGAAGGTATTTTAAACAATATATACCTTTAGCTCTTGTATTTAGTCTTGGCTCATATATACTAACTACATTTATTATATTATTTATTATAGTAGGTTTTATACTTAAATGTATTAGTATTCCATTTAAAAAATTATTTGATTATTTAGAAAAATGTATATTTAAATGATATTTTTAGCAGCATTTGGGTATTTTCTTATAGGAATTATTTTATGTATACCTTATATATATTTAAAATCTAAAGTATTATCTAAAATAAATCTTCCATATGAATTACCTCCTATTGAGATATTTATAATTGCTTGGCCAGCTTATTGGGTTTTAATATTTTTATTATTATTGTATTTATATCAAAATAAACTAAAATGACATTTGGAGATTTTAAAACGAAATAGCTAGAGTAATTGAAAATAGACCTAAAAGTTGGAGAAAAGGTCAAGCTGTATTTAATTACATTGAAAGTAAATATGGTGTTGCAAGAGCTGTTCAATTTGAAGACGGCATAGATTGTTTCTATAGAGATGATCAAATAGAAGAGTTCTTACAAAAAACATATGAAAGAATTAAATATATTCTTAGTATATTTGTAGTTAAAAATAAAGATTAAAGCTTTTGACTATATTGAAGTCTGTTAGCAATAACAGTTATAATTTAGTAAAGAGGTTAAGACTTTCTGATATGTAGAAAGTTTGGAGCCAACCTTATTATGGGTGAGGACTCTATTCCCATATTTTTATTAGGGCTTGAACTAGGTTTGACTATATAAGGAAGTAAAAATAACATGTAAAGACTGATTGAAAGACATCTTCTCAAATTAAATGCTGAAAGTGTTTATAAATTTGCAGCTTGAGACTGCCGAGCTTTAGTAACTTGCTTGGGAACAGAAAAGTTTATATTAAAGTTACCCCTTCTTTAAAAAGGAACATTCTTCATTTTTATATATAAAGATGATGTAGCATCTATAAAAAACTAAACATGTAAAATTATTTTAGGTAATTATATAGGACGTGGAGGCAGTATCCACCAGGTCCACAAAATAATAAAAAATATTATGGACATTAAATATAATATTGGTGACACAATCACCATTCCAGAGGGTTGCAAGGCAACTATTAAAGATAATCAAATTATTATTGAAAGGTCAGAATTTAAATTTGGAGATATTTTAATATCTAAAAATAATCGGACTGTTATCTTTTCAAATTATACCGTAGATTCGAAAGCTTTATTTTGTAATTATTATGATGGTATAAATAATCGATTTGGCGATTATATTACTGAAAATTTCCGTCTTGCAACAGAAGAAGAAAAACAAGTATTTTTCAATAAGTTAAAAGCATATGGTCTGTACTGGAATACTAAAGAATTACGATTAGAAATTTTCAGAGCTAGAGTAGAACTTGGAGATGAGTATTTATGTATTGATAGTTGTGGAAATGTTCTTAAAATTCCTGATTATTATACTAAGCAAGATGATGAAAGGTTTAATTTAGGTAATTATTATCTTTTAGATAGTCCAGAATATGCTGAAAGAGATGCAGCAGCCATTAGAGCCATTTTTGAACGTAGAATAAAACTCTAATATAAAAGTTGACTACTGGCTTTAAATAGTAGGTGACCTCTAGGATTGTCCAACATGGTAGCAATCTAGGTAATGGCATACCTGTTAGAATCAAAGCATGCTAAGGATACTCATAAGAGTATCCTTTATTTTTTGTTAAAATAGAATTAAGTATATTTAATTTTAAAATTTATGGGTACTAGCTTTAACCCTATGATATTTACTATGTTAGTAGCATTACTAGAATTAGTGTTTTTATCTATTATGATTAGAAAAAAAATGAGAATCGAAATTAAACTTATGCTAACAGAAGAATATCTTGAAAATGTAAAAGGAAATAGATTATAAGAAGCTAAATTTAGACTTGTAGAGATAGACGATGACGGAAACGTTATAAAGGAACATTACCGTTCTCCTATGTTTCCAGGTGATAGGTGGAACAAAGATTTTGACAAGGATTATGCTGATTGTCTATGGAGATTTAGCGATGAACTTCATCTAGTAGATTATGAAAATGTCCCTCTTGGCTTATGGACTCAAATTACGTATGATGATAAGACTTGGGAACATATGTCAGATCCAATAGACGATTTTTATAACTTATAATGATTATGGATAATAAATTAAAATGTATACCTTTTATTATTGAAAATGATAATATAACAGAATGTGGTTATGCTAATGGATATGTAGCTGTTCCTAAAACTCATCCTTTATATGAGAGGGAGTACTTTCATGATGTTGAAGATCTTATAAATATTCATGGTGGTTTAACTCTTAGTACATACTTTTCAAAATTTCCAAAATATAAAATTACTCTATTATCTAATGATGTTATTCCAGAAGATAGTTGGGTATTTGGGTTTGATACAAAACATTGTGATGATAATAAATTTAATTGGGATGTTACAGCATGTATTGCAGAAACGTTAAATTTATTAGAACAACTTGAAAATTATGGTAAATCTAAAAATTGATTTAGATCAATTGTAAAAAAATAATTAATTTACTATTTTTGAAAAAGTAAATTAAATAAATGGGTTAGATAGTGTTAATGGTTAACACGTTAGTTTGTGGCACTAAAATTATAAGTTCGAGTCTTATTCTAACCCCCAAATTCCATCCTCTTAGATTATATGGTATTAACTTAAAATTAATAATGGTATGAAAAGAGTGAAACATTTAATGAAAAAAGTACTTAAAGCTTATGTAAATGGTTATTATCAATTAAACAAACCATTAATTGATTCAGGCTTAACTACTCTTTTTTAATTAAAACAATTGCTTATGATTAAAAGAAAGAAAGTAAATTTTCATTTAATTTATTGTTTTATTATTGGTTTATTATTAGGTTATTTAATACAATCTAAAAATAAGCCTCAACAAAATAATAAAATAGAAATTAAAATGCATATTATTAAGTATAGCGTAATCTGTGATACAATTGTCAAAAAATTTACAGCTAAACTTCCACTCACTGAAAAAAACTTAAAAAGAGTTTTGAAGGAGAATAATATACATCATTCTAATGTAGTTTTAGCTCAAGCTAAATTAGAAACTGGAAATTTTACTTCTAAAGTATGTAAATCTAAAAGTAATCTATTTGGATTGCGTAAAGGTAAACACTATCGAAGTTATAAGCATTGGACTGAATCTGTTAAAGATTATAAACGTTTAGTTCAATCTAAATATAAAGGTGGTGATTACTTTACATTTTTAAATTTAATTGGATATGCTGAAGATCCAAATTATCTAATTAAATTGAAAAATATAATATAATTAGATTTAATTTATTAACAATTTAAAATTTTATTAACATGAAGAAAATTTTGTTTTTTGCTATTTTGATGGCAGCTGTTAGTTTTGGTTCTTGCGGTAATAAGACATCTGTAACCAAGAATACTACTGATACTGTAGTAGTTGATTCAGATTCTACAGCTTGTGGAATTGATTCTACTGTAACACTTCCATGATAATAGTATCAATAATAATATTATTATTAATTATATTAAAATTTAAACTTAGATTTGAATATATTAATAATAAACATTTAATCCTTTGGTATACTAATTTAAATGGTAAGATGAAATGTTTAGTATTATTTTGAGTATTATTATAGTAATATTTATATGGGGTATTATACTTTGCAGTGTTACTTATAAAGTTGTAGATTTTGGGATTATAGTTAATAGAACGGCTAACTATTATTTAGTAGAAAGTTATACAACAAAAGTTCTTATAAAATGTAAAAGTTATAATAATTATAATATCGGAGACGAGGTTATAATTTATAGACCTAGCTTATTTGAATGGTATATAGTATGAATGACTATATAATATATACGGACGGTGCTTATAAATCCAGTTTAAATACTGGAGGAATAGGTATCGTTTTTTTGTGTAATAACGAAAAAGTATACGAGTATTCTAAAAAATATAAAAATACTACTAATCAAAGAATGGAATTACAAGCAATTATTATTGCTTTACAATCAATTATAAAACCTATTAATAAGTTAACTCTTATTACAGACAGCATGTATGTAGTCGGAACAGCCACGTTAAATTGGAAAAGAAAATGTAATAATGATTTATGGGAAAAGTTTGATAAAGCTTTAGAGAAAGCACAAACTTTGATAAAGAATCCTATAGAATTTAAACATGTAAAAGGGCATAACGGAGACAAGTATAATGAACAATGTGATAGATTAGCTAGTGAAATTTGTTATGGATAATAAAGAAATGGAATTAATTGAGTTATCTAAAAAATTGATAGCTCAAATAGACGGTATTTTTTCTGATAATAAGTATTCATTATTAGATGTAATATATGTATTGTCAATGACTTTATATATATTTCTATCTGCAAATAAAATACCTATTGATACTTTTATAAGCGTACTTAAAACTGCAGAAAGTCATTTTAATACTGATAAAAAACTGGACGATGAAATACAAGCATAAATTGGAAGGATTACAAGCTGTACAATCAGCATGGGATAAATCAGGTGCAGCAAATCAACACGCTACCACAAGACCTGGATCTGAAAAAAAAATGGAGACCTACTATAAAACACCATAAAGGCCATCCTGATAGACTAAAGAAAAAGAAATAATTATGGTTATAAAAAATGATGATTACATTCTAGAACAATTATCTGATGATTCTCCATTTTGGGATTTAACATTTCCTAAAGTTATTAATAAAGGAAAAAATAACGAGAGAGTAGAATTTAAAGACCCACTTTATGGAATATCTTTAAATAATGCTAGAGTACGAATAGCTTTATGGAGGGTTAATCGTAAACATCCTACTAAAGAATGTTCACCATCTGAATTTAATAAATTATTTTTAAAAGAATTTACTAAAATAAAAGATGAGTTGTCGGGAATTAGTTAAAAATCTTAATACTCTATTTGAATTCTTACATAAAATGTATGAAATCAATTGTGGTGGATGTTGTTATGTAGCTTATTTAATTGCAAAACGATTAGAAGATAGATATATTGACTTTTCTTTGAGAATCTATGATTATGATTTAGACTACACTGATGAAGAACTTTATGATGCTATAAAATCCAAAAAAGATGTATATCCTATAAAATCTAATACTGCAAGTCATTATTCTATAATAACTAAATTTGGAGAAATTAATCCTGATGCAGATAGTAATTCAGATTATTTCTATGTAGATGTTCCTGGAATTAATTCTAAAGACTTACAGTATATTTATAAAACAGGGAATTGGAATATATCTTATAATACTACTAATTCTATATTTGTGACTAAATTTATTGATATTTTATTTAAACAATTTGACAATGAAAGATCTAAAATGTAAATTTTGTGGAATAACTACTCCACATTATTTAAGTAAAAAAGGACAATATAAATGTATTGTCTGTGGTACATGTAATAAACAAGGTTCTACTAAAGAAGTGGAATTTACTCCAGATTTTGAAGTAGAAGAACCGTCAGAAATAGATGAGCTGTCAGAACCTAAAGAAGAAGAAACTACAGAAGAATAATGTTATTAGAATACCCTACTTTTTTATATGAACTAACTATTTATAAAATATATAAAAAAGATAATAGAGTAGAATTAATATATTCTAAATATTATACTTGTAATAAATGTTTAAAAGAACGTAGTATTACAAGCTATGATACTAATAAAAAGAAGGCTAAAATAACTTATTCAAAATTATTTACATTAGTAGGTGCACCTAAAGAATATATAGAAAGCCTACCAAAACCTATAAAAAAGAAGAAAAATGAAAAAAGAAATAGTACAGTACGCAAAAGGTAAGTTTATGCATTTTGATGGTAAAGAACGCGAGTTTACAGTTTGTATGGTTAGTATTTCTCCAGATAATTATAATGACTTAGCTTATGAGTCGGATGATAAAGAACATCCTAATTATTTATTTACTAATGAATCACATATAACTACTAAGGAATGTCCTTGTCAAAAAGGAATGATAATTACTTGGGAACGATATGTTAACTTTGGAGTATCTGTAAGAAACCCTAATGATACTTATGATGAAACCATTGCTAAGAAAATTGCTTACGGTAAAGCACATAGTACTAAAGGATATACAGTAGCATTTGATTGTTTAGCACTTATGAGTACTGATGTGGCTAATGCTCTTCTTAAGAATTTTGTAGATAGAGTTTCTAATGATCCTTCTTTAGCTATTCAAAGTTATGAAGAACAAAAGGAACGCTATGATTTAAAAAATAATAACTAATGCTTGAAAATATTAAAAAAGCAATAATTCTTATTTTTATAACTATTACTATATATTTGGGGTTTTGGTATTATGGAAATCATACTACAGTAATTCATAAATATCAAAAAGATTCTGTATTTTATAGGCAAAAAGATAGTATTCATAATATTATGGATACTACCGAAATTAAAATAAAGGAAATTCATAAGACTTATGAAAAAAAAGTTGAAATTATTAATCATTTGCCTATTGATTCCGCTTACATTTTTTGGGCAAATTATATCCAAAGATACCACGTTAGTAATGACTCCACACCAATTGAGAGTAACTAATTTAATATTTTTGGAACACGAAAAATGGTCTAAACAAATTCCATTATATAAAAAACAAATAGAATCTTATAAATATTTAGATAGTATTTATAATAAACATGATTCTATTCAAATACAACATATTAATTATCTTAATACAATAATTGATAACGATACCAATAAAATACATAAATTAAAAACTACTAAAAATATTGGTATTGGAGTTATTATAGCATTAATTATAGGATTAATATGGAAGTAGTAAAGGATAGAAATGGAATTAAGTTAAAATTTCCAGAACGGACTTGTAACCAATGTAAATGGTATCCATGTATGGAAAACATGAAAATATTTAAATGTGATATGGCAAAATATGGATGTAGAGGATTCAAAATTCGTAACTCTACTAGTTGAAGTAGAGGCTATATTACACGAACCTACTGGATATACTATTTATATATTTAAAAATTTAGATGATAATGGGAATTATCTATATAAATATTTAATGTGTACAAGATATCCAAATTGGGAACATAGAGGTTTAAAATTAAAGGAAATAGGATTTGTTACCTATGAACCAGTTGTAGAAGGTATTGATAAATGGTTCGATGGATTTAAATTAGTTCCTTATAATTTCTCTGCAAACAGGTTTATTAATTTTATTAGTAAACCCGATAATAAAAAGATGAGTAATAAATATATAATGTAGATAAGATGAAGAAATAATAAATATATGAATAATAATCAATATGGGAATATTAGGTGAAAAACTAACTAAAGCTATTAACGATAGAGATAACAATGTAGAAAATTTTATTTGGAAGGGTCCAAAGAAAGAGGTAAATGGAACGATTGTTCAGGAAGAAATTAAATTATTGGATGCTACTAAAGAACAATTGCAATATGCCTATGATAGGTGTATGACAATGTTATATAATACTGATAAAATTACTCCAGGTCGTGTAGTATTACTTGATATTATCAAAGATCAACGACGTAAATGTAATGCAGAATTGTACTTGAGGTGGCTAGAAAATAAATATCAAACTAATATTCCAAATGTAAGAAAACCATATCCTAGATTTTTATATAATACAGATATTAGAGAGGTACTTGATAATAATAAAGAAATCATTTCTAAAGAGGCTTATGATACAACACCTATTACAGCTTTGACTGATGGAATTCCTATGGAATTTAGGGATGTTACTATTAAAGATGTACTTTTAGGTACTGTAGGAGCTTTAGGATTGTTTGATCGGTCACATATTTCACTTAGTTTTATTACTAAGATGGGTGTTTGGTTTACCGATAAAGAAATGAACGAACTTCTAGAACGTGATGAGGAAGGTAAAGTAATAAATCGAATTGATGTTGTTAAAACTAGATTCAATCTACGTAAGGATATTAAACTGTTCCCAAATGAAAGTGGACTAAGTTATAATGAACTTAGAGCTATGCTAAATTTGAAGACTAAGAAATATTCTGAACTTACTTCTGACCAACTATTGACTTTACGTGATAAAGTATTATTCCGCTTTGAGGATAAGGTTCGTTATCAAATATCTCAATGGGAAGACATTATTAAGAAAATAGAATATGTGGCAGAGCTTAAGAATATTGAGTTGGAGGCTCATAAATCTAATTAATTTAACATCTATAGATACTTACTCATATATATTCTATTATTTTATATAATGGATTTATTTGGGAAAGTATCTAGGGATGAAAGACAAGAACAATGTAGGGTTACTTGGATTAAGAATAAATGTAAAGGGGTATTAGTATGCCCAACGGGCTTTGGTAAGACTTTTACAGCTTTAAAATGTATTAAAACTGTTATAACTAAACGTCCTGGATCCAGAGTTCTTATTATAGTACCTACAGATGTTCTACAACGTCAATGGGAACAAGAATTAGTTAAATGGGATTTAATATTTAACTGTGAAGTTAGTATTATAAATACAACAATTAAACACAGCTGGACATGTGATATGTTAGTTTTAGACGAAATACACAAATATGCAGCTTCTTCGTTTAAACAAGTGTTTGAAAAAGTTAAATACAAAATGGTATTAGGATTAACTGCAACATTTGAACGGCTTGATGGTAAAGAAGAATTGATTAAAAAATATTGTCCAGTTATTGATAAAATATCTTTACAAGAAGCGTTATTTAATAATTGGGTATCTAAATATAAAGAATATTTAGTTTTAATTGATGTTGATGATATTGAAGTTTATAAAAATTTAAATAAAGAATTTACTTCTCATTTTGAATTTTTTAATTTCGATTTTGATTTAGCTATGAAATTTATAGGTAAGGATGGATATAAATATAGGTTAGCTTATAGAGATAGGTTAGTTCCTAGTGATGCATCTATAGAAACTAAATCTGAGATGTTTAAAGCTATAACTATTCATGCTATGGGATTTATGAGAGCTATGCAACAACGTAAAGCTTTTATAAATAATCATCCTAAGAAAATTGAAATAGCTAGACAAATTCTACAAGCACGGCCAAATTCAAAAATAATTACTTTTTCTAATAATATAAAAATGGCTGAATCTATAGGTGGAGGTGAAGTGTTTAGTGGAAAATCTTCTAAAAAGAAAGGAAGAACTACTATGGAGAACTTTAACTTAAAGCCTACAGGCGTTTTACATACTGTGAAGAAAGTAATCGAAGGTTAAATTTTGTTAAAAACTTATATAAGGATTTTAATTGTGTTAATATTTTATTATAATTGTTTTATGAGAAAATATTATTTATATGCACTTTATGATCCGATTTTTAAGATTCCTAAGTATATTGGAATTTCTAATAATCCAGAAAGAAGATTTAAAGAACATTTGGAAGATTTAAGTAATACTAAAAAAACTAGATGGATTGCTGCTCTTAAAAGTAAAAATTTAATACCTATTTTAAAGGTTATTAAAGAAACCGATGATGTACATAAAGTTATAAAATGGGAACAACAATCCATTAATAAACTTAAAGATAAATATGATTTAGTAAATACTACTTCTAGTGGTGAATATTATGCTATAGGCACACCAATTAAAGTATATACTATGAAAGGTGAATATTTAGAATCTTACAATTCCATGATAGAATACTGTGAAATACATCATTTAAATAGTAATTGTGTTTCTGGAATTTCTAATGTGTGTTTACGAAAAAGAAACTATTGTTATAACCATATTTTTAGATATTTAGATGATGAAGTTACAGAAAAAGATTTATCTAGATTAGAATATGAATTACACAATAGAGATGCTAAACATATATATGTATATACTATTGAAGGTATATTAGTTGGAGAATATGAAAGTATACAACAAGCAGCTAAAGCTGGAATTAGTAATGTGGCTGGAATATCAGGAGTTATTAATAATAGACTTCATTCTACTAATGGGTATATTATTTGTGAAAGTCCTAATGATTTTGATAGTAAATTAGATAAATATATTAAAGGTGTTAGTAAATATACAATAACTGAAGGGTATATTAATCAATATACATTAGATGGAAAATATATAGAATCTTTTAATTCTTATTCAGAAGCTGCTAGAAAAGTAAATGGAACTAGTGGTATTATAAAAAAGTGTTGTATTGGGGAATATAAACAGCATAAAGGATATGTTTGGAGAATTTCTAAGAATACAAATGATTTAGAAATAAAAGAATCTATTAAATATACACCTAAAATAGTAAAAGAAGTAGAACAATATGATCTTTCTGGAAAATTAATTAAGGTTTGGAAAAATCTTAAAGAAGCTGCTGATTATTATCATACTGATAAAAGTTTAATATCTCAAGCTTGTAGAGGTAAGATAAAAACAGCATTAAAATATATATGGAAATACAAAGAGGCCGTATAATTAAGTAATTAATTATATAATAACTCCTGAATATCTTCGGACCCTAAAGTAAGAAATTACCAAGGCAACTTGAAGAGGCATAGGTTAATTTATGTAGTGATACTAAAATTAGATTCAGCCCAAGAGACTAGATGCAGGAGTAACCGTGTAACGGTTAAAGACATAGTCCAAATAATTATAAAGTTAGAAATAACATATTATTTGCTAGATGTAAAAGGTTTATCCGTAGCTATAAATTTAGGACTTGATAGTTCAGAAATTAAAGCTGTTCAAAAATTAGGAAGAATAATTAGATTTGAAGAAGGAAAAGAAGCTGAAATGTTTAATATTGTTATTAACAACACGGCTGAAGTTACTTGGTTCAAAAATTCACATAAAAATAGTAATTATATTACCATTGACGAACAGAATTTAAAGAAAATTTTGAATAATGAAGAGTATAGTGAGTATACAAAACCTATTCCAAAATTATCTTTTAGATTTTGATGCATTTGATTAAAACTCTGAGAAGAGAATAAACTTATAGCAGTTTGAGATTAGTTAATATTAACACTTAAACTGTAGTTTTGAAAAAATTTAATTATACTATTGATGATGATATTTCATTTCAAGAAAAATATCAAATAACACCTAATGAATTATTTGTATTAAAAATATTATTGTTATTACAAGAAGATGAACAAGATATTGAATATTTTCAAAGATTTATTCAAATATCTGATAATAAAAAAGACTTTAGAAATATTTTAAAGTCTTTACAGGATAAGGGATTAATATTAAAAACTTATAAAATACCTGAAATTGGATCTCCATTTAGTCCTTACGATATACCAATTAATAAAGTATTAGTTAAAAATATGCATAAAGCATCTTTTGATTTAGGTCAAGAATTGTTTGATGTATATCCACGATATGGATTAATTAATGGTGGAATGGTGCCACTTCATGGTGTGTCTAAAAGATTTGGTAGTAGAGAAGATTTTTATAGATTTTATAGTAAAATTATTAATTGGAATCCTGAGACCCATAAAAAAATTATTGATTTAATTAAGTGGGAACAAAGTAATAATATAGGATTTTTAAATATGACTATTTTGTCATTTGTTATTGATCATCGATGGGAATCGTTGCAAGATATTAAAGAAGGTAAGTTAAATAATGTAACATTTAATGTAATAGAGAGTTTGTAGTGAGTTATAAATCTTTATTAACAGAAATACAAAAAGGTCGAGAAGGAAGAAGTCATGGAATCTCAATAGGATTACCAAAACTTGAAGAACTAATTGATGGTGTAACACAAGGAACTTATACTTTAATATTTGCAGGATCTGGTGTGGGTAAGAGCTCGGTTTTAATCTATGCTTATCTTTATAGAGTTATTATGGAGCATCTTGAAGATGGAAAAGTAAAAATAAATTTCTTTTCTTTAGAGATGAAATCTGAGATAATTCTAGCTAAATTACTTTCATTATATATATATGAGAAATTTGGTAAAAGATTAGGATTTAAAGAGTTATTATCTAGAAAAAAGGACTATATATTATCTGATGAAGATTATGATATAGTTATGCAATGCCAACCTTGGCTTGAGAAAGTCGATAAAATATTAAATATAATTGACAAAAATGTTAGTGCAGATGGGGCTTATGCAATCATAATGGAAGATTTAAAAAATGAAGGAACTTGGGAAGGTTCTGGTAGAGCTAGGAAATTTGTTCCAAATGACCCAGATAAAACATTACTTACAATGATGGATCATTTAGCTTTATTAAAATTTACCAAATCTAAAAAGGATGAAATTGATAAATTTTCTCATTATGCAGTAAGTATTAGAAATAGAACTAATATGTCTTTTGTATTTCTAATGCAAAGTAATAGAGATTCAGCATCTATGGATAGAAAGAAACAGGGTTATCAAGAACCTATGCCTTCTGACTTAAAAGAAAGTGGAACTCCTTATGAAGATTCTGATGTTGTATTATCTATATATGATCCAATTACAGACCATCTTGCAAACTACCATGATTATAATATAAAAGCTCTTAATGGAAAGTTCAAAGCCATTATCTGTTTAAAAAATAGATATGGTGCATCTAATAAGGCGGATTATTGTTATTTTGATGGTAAAATTAGTTATTGGAAAGAACTTCCTCCAGCTAATGAAATAATCGACTATACTAATATATTTAATACTATAGATAAAGTTAAAACCATAGATAAAGCTAATAGTAATTTTAACTTTACAATGTAAATTATGGCTGAATTGATAGCTATTGTAGGAGAGAGTGGGTCAGGTAAAACAACTTCTATAAGAAATTTAGACCCAAAGTCAACTTTTATTATTTCTACTACTGGAAAGCGTCCAGGAATTAAAGGTGCTAAGAAAAAGTATCCAGATTTTAAAGTAAATAAGGAAACCAAAGAAATAACAGGTAATTTTTACACTACAAGTAATATTGATCAAATAGCATCAATAATGAAGTTAATTAATACTAAGATGACAGACATTAAGGTGTTAATTATAGACGATTAACATATATTAACATTTAAAAGCTCGTTAGTATTTGAAACATTCATAAGTATTTATATATTTGTAAGTAATTAATATCAATACTATGAATGTAAAATATAATAACGAAAAAATTATTGAATTGTATAATTCTGGAAAAACTGACCAAGAAATGGCTGATTTTTTTGGAGTTACTAAAAGTGCTATGGAATGCAAAAGAAGAACGCTAGGATTAAAAGCTAGAACTAAAGCACTTAGAGAAGATTATATACCAACAGCACAAGAGATAGCTATTATTATAGGAACTTTATTGGGAGATTCCACTATTAGGTATGTTCATGATAGATGTAAGTATCCGAATTTAACATTTGTACATTCTCCAAAACAAGAAGAGTATTTTAAAAAACTTGCAGAAAAATTAAAAAATTTTAAAGCCTCTGCTAAAAAATACAAAGATAATAATAAACTAAATCCTTATGGGTGTAAATATGTTTTTACTGGTAGAAATATGAGATGTTTAATTGAATTTAGAAATAAATTCTATGTAAACGGAACAAAAATAATACCGATTGATGTAATAGAAAAACATTTTACTGAGGAAAGTTTATATTATATGTTTATGGATGATGGTAGTTATGATAAAAGTTCTAATAGTTATATAATAAATACACAATGTTTTGATAAAACTAATTTACAAGACTTTTGTGAAGTATTATATAAAAAATTTAATTTATGTTTTAATATAAAAACCGATAATTGTTTATATTTACAACATAAAAGTAATGAGCTATTTCAAAGTATTTTGTTAAAATATAATGAATGTGATTCAATGATTTATAAATGTGGAAAGTTGTCTTTAAACTCCGTTAAACAGGGAAAGTCTTGATAAATAAGATAACCCTGTGCTAAATTAAATTGAAAAATTTATAAATGCCGAACGACTAGAGGTGATGCTTAACAGGTAATGCTGATGCTATAAAATCCTCCACGAAAGCGGGGCACTGTCTATTATATAGATTAAAGATATAGTCTGCTCTATAAATATATATAAAATTATAGAAGTAATATTTAAATGATATTACGATAACATAAGGTACCAATATTTGCAAGGATTCGAGTCTATGGCGAGAGTAGACGAGAAAGGTTATTCAAAATTTACTGATATTGCTAAACATGCATATGAAGTACTCAAGTCTGGGATGGATATGAGAAATGATTTATATGTATGCATTCTAACTCATAGTGAAAACACTGGTGACAATATAAACCCCTATTATAAGATCAAAACTTTGGGAAAAATGTTAGATTCAGTGATTACGCTTGAAGGATTATTTACTTATGTGCTATTTTCAAAGGTAATTAATGACGGAGAGAAAGTGCAATATAAGTTTCTAACTAATTCAGATGGCACTTGTACAGCCAAATCTCCTATGGGGTTATTTGACGAATTACTTATTGATAATGATTTAGATTTTGTTATTAAGAAAATTCAAGAATATAACGAAGACTAATGAAACTTATCAAAATTACTGTAAAATCTGAATGGGTAGATGAAACAACTGGAGAAATTTTTACAGACGAGCGCGTCTTAAATGATGAAACGGTAAAGCTAAAGAAGCCGACTTCTAAAAAGAAGAAGGTTGAAGATAATGATCCGACACCTAAATTAACACTTGAAGATACTAAATACCATCTAAATAATGCTGCAATTGAAGCATTAGGAGTAGAATCAGGTGATAAATTAGATATTAAATATCAAAAGGTTGAAGGTTATAATGGAAAAATGCCTGTAATAGGTTCAGATAGTGTATTTAATACACAAGGAGGTAATAAATTATCTAAGTCTAATACAGTTATATGTAGAGGAACAGGTAATGACAGACTTTCTGAATTCGGGCATAATTTTACATTAGTACAACATCCAAATAATGAACAATTATTTGTATTAAATGGTGATGCTGAACGTAAAGAAATTCCAGTCCCAGATGAAATTAAAATTCCAGAATCTGATAATAAAGAGGATTCTGTAGAAGATTTATTAAACAATATAGATGAGAAAGAAATAGATTCTGAAGATATTAAGTCAGATGATTTTGATTTTACACTCTAATATATTTAATAAATTATGATGGATTTTGGTTCTTTAGCAAACACACAAGCAACTTCAGGTAGTAAACGTCTTAAACCTTGGGGAATTTACCCTGTTAAATTTAAAGGGGTTGAGGTTAGAGAAATTACTGGAAAAAAAGACCCTACAATGACTTATAAAATCCTTACAACTAAGTTTGAAGGAGAAGTAGGTTATTATAATGAGGATACATTCTTTCCAACTGAAGCAAGCACCAAAAGAAATACTTATACTAATAAAGAAGGACATGAAAAAGAAATGCCTTCTGGGTTTGAACAAATAATGACTTATATAGCACAACTTGCAGGAGTTCTTAATCCTGATGGATTTAAGAAAATGCAGACAGCTTCATCTAAATTTAAGAGTTTTGATGATGTATGTAAGGCATTAGAAACTATACTCAAACCTAAAATTGACACAGATTGTTACATTAAAATAGTTGGTCGTAACCATGATGGTAGAATCCAACCAGCTTTTCCAAATATTACTGCCTTAAATAAGGAAGGAAAAGTATTTACAAGTGATAATTTTATTTCATTAAAACCAGAATTACTTGGATTTAGTGAATATGAGGAAACTCAAATGAAGGCAGTTAAAGAGGCTAAGCCTACTACTATGCCTACTACAGAATCTAATGTAGATACACCATCTGAAGATAACGACGATTTCTCAGATCTACTTTGATTCTAAAGTAAATTAACTTATTTTATAGGTTCAACAATAATTTCTATAAATGAATTTAGACTTTACATTTGAACCAAAAATTACTAAGTCATATTTACTTTCACAATATTCTGAAGAAACATATATGGAGTATTATCTTGGAATAAAAGTAACAAAAGGTTTATTTTGTTCACCTTTAAGAAGAGATAATACTCCTACTTGTTCATTTTATAAAAATAAATCTGGAGAACTTATATTTAAAGATTTTAATGGTAGTTTCTATGGCAACTTTATAAGTGTTGTAATGGAAAAATATCATGTGTCTTATTATAAAGCTTTACAGATTATTGCAGAAGACTTTAATTTATCTAAAAGACATACAGATAAAGTAGTTGTCAATCCTATAAAACCTAGTACTACTGTATTTAAAGATACTGGTCCAGCTGATGTGAGAGTAGAAATAAAAGATTTTACTCAAGAAGAATTAAATTGGTGGAATTCTTATGGGATTACTTTAGATATTCTTAAAAAGTTTAATGTATATTCGTGTAAAAATATATTTTTAAATGGAGAATTATTTAAAACTATATATAAAGATAATTTTATGTTTGGTTATTATGGTGGCAAAAAAGATAATTTAGAATTATGGAGAATTTATTTTCCAAAACAATCTAATTATCGATTTTTAACTAATTGGCCAGCTAAAAAAATTCAAGGATTAAAACAGCTTAAAAAAGATGGTGATATATGTGTAATTACTAAGTCTATGAAAGACACTATGTGTTTATATAGCTTAGGAATTAGTGCTATAGCTCCAAATAGTGAAAATCTATTTATAGCTGATACAATACTTGAAAGACTAAAATCTAAATTTAAATATATTATAGTTTTGTATGATTCAGATTTACCTGGAATTCAAAATATGCGTAAAATAAAAAAGAAACATCCAGAATTAATATATTTTTATATTCCACGACATTATAATGCTAAAGATATAAGCGATTTTTATAAAAAATATGGAAAAGATAAAACTTTAGAATTTGTAAAAGACAATTTAAATAAATTAAAATAATATGAACAAGTAGAATATTAATACAGCATGTAAAATAATTTATCCTGATAAAACTATTTTAGAATTTACATCAATAGAGGAAGCATCTAAAGGTACTGAAAAATATTTTCAAGACCATCCAGAATTAGCTAAAAAATTTAGACCAATTCTATCTGTAGCTTCTATTAAATTAAGATGTAATAAATCTACACCACCAAAGGATGGAATAATTTGTGAATGGTTAGATGATCATACTAAAAGACATTATCGGGCTAAAAAAAGTAAATCTAAGGGAAAAGATACTGAATATCAAGTACGTGATGCTCTTAGAGCTATAGGATATACTGGATGTGAGAGATCAGCTGGAGAATCTAAGAAATTAGACAACAATAAAATCGATATTGTTGATACTGAAGGCCGATTACCTATAAATATTCAAGTAAAAAACTATGCTAATACTCCAAATTATTTTGGAATAAGAGAAGAATGTACAGATAAAAGTAAACCTTTTACATTAATATGGAAAAGGAATACTGTACAAAATGATAATACAGTAGCTATTATTCCTGTAGATTTCTTTTATAAATTACTTGATGTATATACTAAACATAATAAGATATAATGGAACAACAATGGTATGTAATTAGTTGGGGAGATATTAGTGAAGACCCAACTCAGATTCTTGCATATAATACTACTTCTGAAGAGAAAGCTCGAAAATACATATTGAATCACATATTGAATGAACTATTACATAAATCAGCTGATATATCTGAATTTATAAATATGGAACATTGGGATACTGTGATAGAAAAAGTTAAGAATAAATATAATGTAAGTTTATCTTATATGTTACACCTAATAGATGATTAATAAATAATATATGTTACGAATAGGTTTAGATATTGATCAAGTAATATGTGATTTTTTTAATTCATATATAAAAAGATTTGGCACACCTAAAACTGATTATGAAATAACTAAAAATGTTCATAGAAAATTATCTACTGATAGGAATTTTTGGTTAACTCTCCCAAAATTAAGGGATATTGATTTTGTACCAGAACTTTATTGTACTAAAAGAGTAAATCCAAAATCTTGGACTAAAAACTGGTTACATAATAATGGATTTGCAGATAGGCCTATATATCAAATGCTTTACCAAAAAGGTAATAAAGCAAATATGATTAAAGGTCGATGTGATGTATTTATAGATGATTCAGTATCTAATTTTATTAAAATGAATAAATCTGGAGTTCCATGTTTATTAATGGATACCCCATTTAATCAAGATGCTGGTCCTATATTACGTATATATTCTTTAGACATACAAGAAATTAAATATGCATATAACTTAGGTTTAGAATCAAACTTGTTTAGTAATTTTGATAACATGTATTGATGAAATTAAGTGAAATACATATCACTCCACTATTAGATACTTTGAGGTTTGAAGATATAGATGATGAAATTTATTTTTCTGAAAAATATAGTGGATATGTGAGTAATTCAAGACTTTCTAGGATAAATCCAGACCAAGATGGATCTCCTGAAAAGTTTTTTAACCAATCTCTAAGTCTTTATACCGATAGTATATTATTTGGATCAGCTATTCATACTTTAGTACTACAGCCAGAATCATTTGAATTAAATGAACAAGCTAATAGACCTACAGCAAAAGCTGGATATATGGCTGATGAAGTATACAAAACGTATAAAAAGGGTGGAGATATTGTAAATGCTATTTATAAAGCTTCAGATAAAATAAATTATTATAAAGGCTCTCTTACTAATAATAAAATTGATAAATTAATCAATCAATGTAATCAATATTGGGAAGATCGATTAAATTTTGAAAATACTACTAAATCAAATAAAACACAAGTTTATTTAGATTTAAAATCTCGATTAAAAGTAAAAGCCTGTCTACAGTCTTTAAGTAATGATTCTAATATTCAAAAATTACTTAAACCTAAAGGCATAATTGAAGATCCTATATATGGATATGAGAAAGCAATATTATTAGACGTGCAAGTAACTTTTGATGATAAGACTATAAAACCATTTATATTAAGATTAAAAGCTAAATTAGACAATTATACTATTGATAAAGAGAATAATACTATTTTAGTGAATGATCTTAAAACTCATGGTAATATTTTATCTGAATTTGATAATGCTGTTGAGAAATATCATTATTATAGAGAAATGAGTATATATACCTGGTTACTTAGCTTTGTAGCTAAAAAATATTATAATATGGATAACCCTATTATTAAAAGTAATTTTTTAGCTATAGAAACTATTCCAGATTATTATACAAAAGTATCTCCAATGACTTCTAAATTATTTAAAAAAGGTTTTGAAGAATTTAGAAAGTTATTAAAACTTGTGGCATTTTATAAAGTTAATGGATATGACTTTTAAAGAAATGAAATCTATTTATGAAAGATATTTTAGTACTGGATATTTAGCTACAGATATTAATAATAAATTTGCATTAATATCCTTAATAGGGTATATTACAACTCATATGCAAGCTAAAAATCCAGATGTTACTTATTATCAAGTAGTAAGTAAATTAGCACAAGGCACAGGTTTAGAAGAAGAAGATATTTATAAATTAGCAATAATGAGTGAAGATTTTGCTTATGGTTGCAAAGAATTTCCAGTATTTGGCTTAAAACCTAAAGATATGCCAAATAAAGTTAAGGAGATTTTAAATAAGTATCTTCCATTTTAAATCCAAATTTATAGATAAAAATTTACATTAATGTGATTTTAACATTTATTCACTTTGACTGAATCAAGTTTAATCACATATTTGTATTACAAACTTCAGAAATGAAGTAATAGATTATTAGAAATAATTTAGATTTTGTTTTATGAATTAATGTTTAAATTTTTATTTTTAATATGGAAAATGTTGTAAATTTTAAGAAAGTGGAATTGATGGGTAGTACAAAAGAAGAGGCTCTTGCAAAGGCTCCTTTTAGCATTATGGGTGATGCTACTCAAGCTTACAAGAATTGGAAAAAGGTTGCTGATTCTAATTCAGATGTTAATGATTTCTATCGTGAGTATTTGACTAAGAAGTCTAAGAATGTTGCTGGTGTTGGTTTTTCTATTACTATTGATCCAGCTGTTACAGATAGTCGTGAACGTCCCTGGAAGATTGAGGATGTAAAGAATGAAAAGGGTAAGCGTAAGTATGAGACAGTTCTTATTCTAACTGACAAGGCTACAGGTAAGGTACTTGGCAAGGTTGCAGGTAAGAAAGCTGATGGCAAGGAATTAGCTAAAGAACTTATTAAGAAAGGCTTTAAGGGTGAAGGTGTAGCTACTTATGGTAAGGAAGTTACAGTTGGAGAACCTAAAGCATTTACTTTCAAATACGCACCATCTAAGAGTGCACATGCAGGTACTTATGTAGTATTTGGTATAGTTAAGAACGATTAATTCTACTCTCTAAACAATATTTTTAAGGGTAGTCGAGGTTAAAACTTCGGCTACCCTTTATTTTTTATTACCACTCGAAAGAGTATTAAACTTAAAACTTGAAAAAGTATAAATTTATAAAACTTATGACAGAAAAAACTATTAACAAAGTAATTGATTTTTTGAAAGACGTAGCAAACTCTGGTTGTAAATCTATTAGAGAATATTGTAATATACATAATTTAGATTCATCAAATTGGTATACTAGAATAGCTAATGTTTGTAAAGATTTGGATATTGATCCAACTAAATTAGATACAATTACTAAGTTGAAAAGTGATATCAAAAATAATGAAGCTCAAAAAGAAGAATTTATTGATACTGATGCTAGAGCGGAAACTAAATTAGTAAGAGATGACTCTGGAAAGATTCAGTATTATAAATTTGAAATTTATCGTAGAGATAAAACACCAGTAGTAGGTACTCTCACTAGAGAAGAAATGAATAATGTTTATAGACTTTATTCTTATTATGGTGCTAGTATTACACAAAGAGAAATATCACGTACTCTTCCAGAGTATTCATTAGTTGATTTTAAACGTATTCTTAGAGCTTTTAATATCACTAAAGCTTGTGCTCCTTTTGCACCTCATATGTTTGAGGAATATTCAGAAGAAGAACTCAAGGATATGCACTTACGTTTAAAAGAAAATGATTTTCTTAAGAAGTTAGAAAAGGATGAGATTAATGATTTACGTAAACTAAATACTAATTTAGCTAAACAATTAAATAATCTTAAGACTAATATAATTCAAAATGTAATTGATGCAGGTATTGAAATTAAAGATTCTAATTTTAAACCGCGTGAAATTATAGATCAGAAACCTAATACTAATAATTTAATTATATGGCTTTCTGATATGCATATTGGTGCATATAATGATTCATTTGGGGCTTATGAAGTAGCAGAATATAATAAAGAGGATATTAAACATAGACTCGATGTTATTGTTAATAAGTTTGCAAATAAATCTTACAGTAACGTTTATGTAGTAAATTTAGGTGATTCTATTGATTCTTATAACAAAGAAACAACTAGAGGTGGACATCCACTACCATCTGTATGGAATGATAAAGAAATTTCATTGAATTATATTGAATTAATGAAGCAATTCTTTACAGATTTACAGTATAATGTACATCATGATAATATGACTTATATCTGTATTGGTGAATCCAACCACGACGGTACTGCAGGATGGCTTAATAACAAAATTCTTGAAGTTCATCTTCAAAACATGGGTATTATTACATATATTAGTAACTATTCTATTGATGTATTTGGTGTTGGTAATCACACATTTGTGTTTGCACATGGAAAAGATAACCAAAACCAATTTAAGAACTTCCCACTAACACTTAATGATAAAACTGATTTATATTTTACACAATGGATGAATGAAAATAATGTTGTTGGTAAATATAAATATGTAGTAAAAGGTGATTTACATCGTTTTGCTTATACTGTTGGAAATACATTTGATTATATCAGTGTAGGTTCTCTCTATGGTAGCAGTAATTGGATTACAGCTAATTTTGGTAATACTAAATGGAGTATTAATTTTATGGAAATACAAGGTGATGACATGCAAATTGGAACAATCCGTGAGTAGAATAATATCTTTAGACAATTTATTAGAGTATTTTAAGTATTTAGAAGTTAATAATATTTATTCTTATGACAAATTTTCTAAAATACTAAATACATATAAATACTTTATAAATAAATATCAAATTACAATAAATTGGGATACCTATGAACCAGGGTATTTCAATTTAGAAAAATATCTATCTACAATTATATTAAAAAGAATTTTAGGAAATGTGAAATTTGATAATAGTTGTGTAGGTCTTTTAGTATGTAAACGGTCTGATTTATCAGATGCACAATATTTAGAATTACAAAAATTTTCAGAATATTGTAGATTTAATATTGATTTTTTATAATTATGAGTACATACGTTCATAGAATAGTACAAGTTAAAGTTGATAATAAATGGAAAACTATTAAATTATATACTGGAGATCAAGATAATCTTAAAAATATAAATGATTATTGTGATAATTTATGTAGTTTAAGATATGAATTATATCAACGTTTCCAATATCAACCTTGGGATGAATTTTGTCCAGAACAACCTCCAGAATCATTCAATTTATGTTGGGCTACTTTAGCTCAACTAGATGATTGGGCTGCAGAACTTAATAATGCATTTTTTAAGGAAATGGAAAATGCTTATAAAGATAATAAATTAGAGGAAATTTTATCTATTCTTAAAAAAGAAGAATTTATTTCAAATGATGAATATCTTAATAAGGTAGATGAAATTAAAGAAGAATATTATTGGGATTTTCTTACAATAAATCAAATGGTTAGTACAGCATATGTATTAGCTAAGTTTTATAATATATACGATATAGAAAATATAAGAATTTTATTTTATTATGATTAATATAGTAGACAAAGTAATTAAATTGTGTGATAACATTTGTAAAGGTGTTTATGATATTGAGAGTCTTTCAGTTCATAATGATAAATCTATACTTTATTTTAATAATATAAGTATAACAACATATAGTGGTAAATTGGCTATTCATACTAATAAAGGCGGAATAGAAGTTAAAATAAATGAAGTTGATAGAGCAAAATTATTAATTGCTTTTACTGATGTATTAAAATATTCTGAAATATTAGTTAATAATACAATAGATGAGTTTCTAAATGTGAAAGAACACAAGATTTCTAATATTAATGAATTAGACTGTAATAATTAATGGATATTCAATTAGACCAACTATTAAAAGGGAAACAAACTAGAATTAAAGATAAAGAATACTTTGAAACAGAAGCATATGTAAATCCCTTCTTAGAAAGAATGAGTAAACTTACTTCTGATTTTAGAGTAAAAGTAGAACTTCCAGATCAAGTCACCCTTACTAAAGAGGGGGATGTTAATATGGAAGATATTACATATAATAGAGTATGGGTACAAGCTGTATTGCCAGAACAGTATGATGTAGATAACCATCAAGATGTTATTGGTATGGTATATGGTTTAGATACTCGTAAACCAGTTGTAAAGTTTTATAGAGGTGGGCTAAATAGAGCCTGCACTAATTTATGTGTATTTAATCCCGATTATTTAGAAGTTCAAGAATTACAACCTGAAACAGCTATTGATTTTCATTCATTAGATGTACTTATTAATAAAGCTAATGAAATTAAGGTATTCTTAGAAAGACTTCATAATCTAACTTTCCCAAGAGAGAATCAATATATTAATGAACAATTAGGAATGTGGATAAGAAATTGTCTTAATTATCCATATTATAATGGAATTAATAATGTAAAATTAGCTACATCTACTGCAATTGATGCGTATAAGCTTTTATTTGAAAAAGAAGCTTCTCCTTATTATGTCCAATCAGATTCTAATACTGATATGTTTAATGTGTATAATGCATTTACTGAACTTATTAGTAATGATAAAGATAAGGATATTATGAATAAATGTGAAAAAACTCTTCTTTTAAAGAGCATTTTAGACATTTAATTAGTTTTGAATTGTGGATTATTTAGATTATCTTTATAGTTCACAATTCAAAATAATAATTATATGGTTATAATTAAAAGAGACGGACGAAAAGAACAATTTAATGAGAACAAGATTAGAAAGGCTATTTCTAAATGTTATTTAGCTAATGATGAGATTCCAGATGAGAGCCAGATTAATAAGATTATTACAAATATAAAAAATATTGATAGAGAGTTATCTGTAGAAGAAATTCAAAATTTTATAATCAATGATTTAGAAGATTTGGATATTGCTAAATCTTATGAAGAATATAGGAATCATCGTAATAAAATTAGGGATTTTAAATTAAATCAAAAGTTTTATAAAGCTGTTACAGAATTAGTAGATAGAAAACCCAACGATGCATCAAAAGAGAATTCTAATAAAGATGCAACTCAAATTCATGTAATTAGAGATTTAATGGCTGGAGAAACTTCACGTAAACTTTACTCAGAACTTATAATGCCCGATAAATTACGTGAATTACATGAAAAAGGAATACTTCATGTACATGACACTGACTATAGATTACAGCAAAATGAGTCAAACTGTGAGTTAACAGACCTTAAAAATGCTTTAAGTAAAGGAACTGTAATGAATGGTAAATTCATTGAGCCACCTAAGAGTTTAAGGACAGCTTGTACTGTAGCTTCTCAAATTATTACAGCTGTAAGTTCATCTACCTATGGTGGACAAACTATTACAATGTCACATTTAGCACCATTTGTAGAAGTATCCAGAGTTAAATTATATAATAAATATAAAAGGTGGCAATCATTTAAATGGTTACATAAACTACCGTTTATTGGAAAATATATTGAAAAGAAGCGTGAAATTGGTTTATTAGCTAAAAGGGACTATGATTTAAAACAAGAAATTAAAGACTCTATTCAAACTTTACTGTATCAGTTAAACACTATAAGCTGTACTAATGGTCAAAGTCCTTTTATCACGTTATTTTTATATCTTGATGAAGATCCTAAATGTAAAAATGATACTTTATTACTTTGTAAAGAAGTTCTTTACCAACGTATTAAAGGTATGAAAGCACCTTCTGGACATATTATTAGTCCTACATTTCCTAAATTAGTAGTATGCTTAACTGATAAAATGTTTACTGAGGGAACTCCTGATTATGAGTTTGCAAAGTTATGTGCTAGATGCGTAACTAAACGAATGGTTCCAGATTTTATATCTGAAAAGAATATGAAGGCTCTCAAAGAAGGATGTGTTATACCGCCAATGGGTTGTAGAAGTATTTTACATCCATGGAAAGATAAAGATGGTAATTATCAAATATATGGTAGAAATAATGTTGGTGTAATATCAATTAATCTACCTTACTTAGCTCTTGAAAGTAAATCTATTGATGAATTTTATAATAAACTTGATGGAATGATTGATTATGTTTCTAAAACACAAAAATCTATTTATGATGTTATTGTAGATTCTCCTGTAGATATTGCTCCTATACTTTATATGTATGGAGTGTTAGATAGAGCTAAATCAGGTACTAAAATTAAAGAAGTCATTGGAAATCGTAAATGTTCTGTATCTATAGGATATATGGGAATTGCTGAATGTGTTGAACGCTTTGGTATAAGATATAATACTAAAGAAGGACATGATTTAGGTATTAGTATTATTAAACGAATGTTTGATAGAACTAATTACAATAAAGAAAAATATGATATTGCTCTTAGTTTATACGGTACTCCAGCCGAAAGTTTAACCACGAAGTTTGCTAAAGCATTAGAAGTATTTCCTGTTATTCCACATGTGAATGATAGAACCTATATTACTAATAGTTATCATATTCCTGTAGAAACACATATTGATGCTTTTAATAAAATGAATTTTGAATCAGAATTTCAAAAATATTCTACAGGTGGCTGTATCAGCTATGTTGAAGTACCTGATGTTCGAGATAATCCTGAAGCAATCTTTGAATTAATGAAACATATATATGATGTAATGGTTTATTGTGAAATAAATACAACTTCTTGTTCTATTTGTTATAATTGTGGATTTGAAGGTGAAATAGAATTATCAAAAGATGGTACTCATTGTACTTGTCCAAATTGTGGGTGTACTGATCCTTCAAAATTACATGTTGTTTTAAGATCATGCGGGTATTTAGGTGAATACTCTTTAGGAACATCTATTGGAAGAGCTGGAGATATAACTAATCGAGTAAAACATTTATAATTATGATAGAATCTATAAAAATAATTAATAATGATAATTCTTTTACCGTATATTATAAGGATAAATATGCTAAAGAATTAGGTTGGGATGAAATGTTAGGTTTAGTTGCTAGTTTAACTATTAGTGATAAAAAGCCTTGTCAACACTGGTTAAGAACTGAAGAAGAACATAAAAAATTTGAACAGGAATTTAATGCTAAATATCTTGGAAATAAAACAATATGATGTTATTAATGGTCCTGGAATAAGATGTTCTATTTGGGTAGCTGGATGTAATAATCATTGTGAAGGATGTTGGAGTCCACATACTTGGAATCCTAATCAAGGAACACCTTTAAAAGATTGTATTTCTAAAATTAAAGAATATACAACTAATCCAAAAATTACTGGAATATCTATTTTAGGCGGAGATCCATTTTATCAATTATTTAATGGAGAAGATTTTAATGATATTATATTATTATTAATGCTTTGTAGTAAATCTGGAAAACCTGTATGGGTTTGGACTGGATATACTAAAGAACAAATAGATAAAAGATTAGAGGAACTTGGAATTCCTAATCTTTTAACAGAGTTTGTAGATACTCTTATTGATGGTAGGTTTGATATCACTAAAAAAGATATGAATCTTAAATGGAGAGGTTCTTCAAATCAAAGAATAATTAAAATAAATAAATAATTTAAGCTCACTAGATTTATTTCTAGTGGGCTATTTTTATGTAATTATGGAATTAACTTACACAAATGGCTGTATGGCTACTAGTCTTGATATAGACGGAATAGAAAGTATTGATATGGATATAAAAGACTTTAAAAAAGTTATCCATAAAATTGTTGATAATATTAATGATTTAGCATCATTACAAACTATTTTTACTGATTTTGTAGAATGTAATGGTAAACTTGTTAATGAGTATCATTGTAATTGTTGTGGTGATTATGTAACAACTCATAAAATAAATATATGAAAAAATTTAAATTAATTAGATCTGAAGTAGTACCTATGCTAATTACAGAAACTGTAGAAATTGAAGCTAATGATCTAAAAGAAGCTATTGAAGATGTAGTTGAAGGGTATGGAGAAGTAATTAGTTCTGATCAAGAAGAGGTAGCTAGTATTTACAATATAGAGCGACATGCTGATACTAATACTATCTCTATTTATGATGAAAATAATAAAAAATTATTATATACTGATAATGATACATTTGCCTATGGCCATAATCCATACAAATGTTTTGAATAAATATTAACTTTTTAAAAATTAAAATTATGAATAAGTTTGAAAAATTAATTAGTGCTAACAGTAATTCAACTCTAAAGCGTCGTGCTGGTATTATCAGTAATGAAGCTAAAATGGCTCAAGAAGATATTGTAGCTACAATTAATCGTGCAATTAATCAAGAAGAACTTAAATTAATGAGTCTTACTGACTTTGCTCCTACACAAACTACAAGTTTACAGCCAGGTAATTTTGCAGAAGGTGGTGCTACTGAATGGGCACAAGAACTACAAAAGTGTAAAGAAAATCTTTATAATCTAAAAATTAAGCTTAAATTAGCTAAAGAAACTTATACAGAGTATTTTGTTGAAGAAGAAACTACAAAAGAAGACTAATTATGAACTTACGTAAATCTTTTAATTTTAAAACTAAAGAAATACTTGCATATATTGCTCATTATGATAATGATAATGAATGTGATGTTATAAATTCTGTAGATATATATTTATCTAATGGACAAGTAATTAATCTAGACTTAAAAAATGAAAATATTACTAAGGATGACCTTTATGAATCTTTTGATTTTGATGAAGAATATTGGGGTACCTTATATTGTAAAGATAATACTACTATTAAATCCGAAGTAAAATCTAAAACATCAGAATATAATCCTTATGAATAAAGAACTTGAAGCTAAGTATGATAAGATATATGAATCATATTTAGAATGTTATGACTGTGATATTCTAAAAAGAAAAGACTTTTTTAATATTCTAACTAAGTATTCTGAGGATCTTCCAAAAGATTATAAATTAGAGTATTATGATATTGAAATATTCTCTTTTGAAGAACAATTAATTACAGATATTATTCACGAAAACTGTGATAATGCTTATATTTATATTAATGGTAATAGAGTAGAAATTGATGGTATAAATGATATTTCTGAAAAGGATTTTAATTATATTGTTAAATTCTGTAATAAGTATAATTTAGACATAGTAAATATTGATGATAGAGAAGATGAATAATCTGTAAAACTATATTATTGTTTGTTGGCCAGAGATTCAAGAATATATGGATAAAGAGGGATTTAGAGAGAATTCCTCTTTAATTCTAGATGATTATTTAGTAGACATGTATGGATCTTCTGCATATTTTGTATCAAAAACTTGGATTAATAAATGTAGTAAAATATGAGTTATCTTATAGTATTAGATTATGCTTTAAATATGGTAAATGTATATCCTTACCATAACAAAGAAGGTAAAGAATGTGAAGATATAATAAAGTATTTAGATCATAATCCAAATAATTGCTCTTGGATGATTACTGATAAATTAGACTTACATATATCTTTATGATTTTAGATAATTTAATAGGAAAAAGTATTTATATTAGATTTAAAAGAAATAGTTATAGTTCTGATAAAAATGCTATTTTATTAGAAGTTAATAACTTTGGTATATGGATAAAAGAGGGAAATTATGATCATCGTTTTTATCCATATAATAATATTGAATATATTTCAACTGATAATTTATAAAATTATGCTAAATGATAAATTAGATTCTATGATTATGGAATCAAGAAAAAGTGGTAATTCAGATAAATTATTAGTATTACAAGCTATTAAATCTGAATTTAGTAAAGTAATTCATTCTGGATATATTCTGGATCAGGCTAAAGAAATGAATATTCTTCTTAAAATGTATGAAGATAGAAAAAATTCTGCAAATATTTATTCAGAAAATGGAAGAGAGGATTTAGCTGAAATAGAAAAATGGGAAGCTAGGGAGATTAATCAATTCCTTCCAGAAAGAGTTTCTACTGCAACTATTGTAAAAGAAACTAAAAGTATTGTAGCAAATGAATTTCCTAATGCTACAATGAAAGATATGAAAGCTATTATGTCTAAAGTTAAAGCTAAATACCCTCTAGCTGATAGTAGGATGATTTCTAAAGTAGTTAAAGAACTTATATCTAATGGAAATAAATAAACTTTTATTCAAACCTATTAAAGTTCCTGTTGAATTTTATTATATGTTGTTAAGATATCTTCAATATTCTATTAAAGATATAAATTCTTATGATGAATTAACTTCAGAAGAAAAAAAGATAATTCCTGAAGAAATATTTAATAAAATAATTAAAGAATAATGCAAAAGAAATATTCCAAAATATTTATAATTCCAGATATTCACGGTAGAACTTTTTGGAAAGAAGTGAATCCTGACGATGCTGATTTAATTATATTTTTAGGAGATTATACCGACCCATATTTAAATGACAGTATAACTCCTAAAATGGTATTAGACAATCTAAAAGAATTAGTAAACTTTTATACTAAATATAAGAATAAATGTATTTTCTTAAAGGGTAATCACGATTATCCTTATATATCAGAAATATATAAAAGGAATTTAAGTTATTTAAGTAGACATGATTATGAAAATGAAGAAGAGATAGAGTCTTTATTAAATAAATTAAATCTTAGGGATTGTTTTATTATAGATAACTATATATTTAGCCATGCTGGATTTAATAATCATTATTGGAAACTAATTCAACCTGGATTTAAAGTAGGAGAATCTATTAGTGATGTGTTATCTAATTATCCAGAATTAGCTGCAAGAGTATCTTGGAGAAGAGGTGGAGTTTTTAATTATGGTAGTCACGTTTGGGAAGATTTACATTATTTTCTTGAAAGTTCTCCTAATAAAGAATTATCTAAGTATATTCAAATATTTGGACATACCTTTATAAAAGAAGCTATACATCATAATAATTGTTACTGTCTAGATTGTCAAGATATATTTAAATTAGATTTAGAAACACATAAATTATGTTATGCTTCAGGAAAAGAAATTATCGAAATATAAATTAGGAGAAGAACAAGAAGAAGCTTTAGCTCAAATTAAAGATTTTATAAAAAATAGTAAAAATACATGTTTTTCTATATATGGACCTGCAGGAACAGGTAAATCTTTAATGTTATCTTATATTATAAACTTTTTAGAAGAGTCTGGGATAGATTATTCAGTATGTGCACCTACTCATAAAGCAGCTTTAGTTGTAAGAAATTATATTGATAGAGATGTAATTACTTTACATAGTCTTTTAGCATTATCTCCTAAATTAGATATATTTAAATTAGATCTTAGAGAATTACAATTTGAATCTGGAAAAAGTATTAATCAAATTCCTTATAAAGGAGTTGTTATAGTAGATGAGGCATCTATGATTAATGATGATCTATTTGATTTATTAGTAGAACGATGTCAAACAATGGAGAGTAAAATACTTTTTTCATCAGATAAAATGCAATTATCTCCTGTTAAGAGCAAAACTTACTCAAAAGTGTACTCTGTTGAAGACAAATTTGGTCTTACTAAAATCTATAGACAGGATTCAAAAAATTCGATTTCACCTATATTAGAGGCTCTTAGAACTCATAATATAGATGTACTGGATAGTTGTCAAGGTGAATCTGGGAGCCTCTATATTCAATCGGATTTACGTAATTTTATAGAATTATCATTACCTAAATTTAAAGAAGGTATTAAAAATTTAAATGTTTTAAGAGCCAGAATTTTAGCTTTTACAAATGCTAGAGTTCAAAATTATAATTTGGCAGTTAAGAATTTATTATTTGATAAAGACTCAGAGTATAATGTAAATGAATTATTAACTGCATATTCCAATGGAAGCTATAAAGGACAAAAATATTATAATTCTATGGATTATATTGTACAAGTAGTAACTCCTATTACTAAATTAATTACTGGAGTTTCTGTTAATGGATATGAATTAGCTTTATGGGATCCTTATTATAAAAAACAATTTAAAATATTTATATTATCTATAGATAACAACCCTAAAGAAGTATTTACTCATATAGCAGCTACTATAGAAATGGCCAGAATGGAGGCCATTTATAATACTAATAAAAGACAAAAAGGCTTACTTTGGGGTAAATATTATGAAATTTTAGATTCTTTTGCTACTCCAATAGACCTAATATTCGATAATAGGGTTGTAGTAAAGAAATCTTTTGATTATGGGTATGCTCAGTCGATACATAAGTCACAAGGAAGTTCCTATGATGAAATATTTATTGATTGGCGTAATATTGGTATATGTAAAGATTTAGAATTTAAAAGACAGTTACAATATGTAGCAATGTCTAGGACTCGAACTAATGCTTATGTATTATTATGATTGATTTATATTTAGTTTTTGATGATATTGATGATTTAAACAGAATAGAAAGTACTATAGATAGTAAATTCTACTTAAATTATTTAAATATTAATAAACATCATGATCGTAGTAAAGCATTTAAATTAAAAGGAGAATGGTCTGCAAAATTAAATCCATTCATACTTTTAAAAGAAAATGATAAAGTATTAAAGGCATATTATTCAGAAATTGGAGAAAATGCTGTAAGTCAATTTATTAAAGATTATGAAAAAAATTATAATTCTTGATTATGTTAATGGTATAACATATATAAGAGATTTTTATGAGGAAGTACATACTCCAGAAGATTTAATAGAGTCTTTAGGATTAGATACTTCAAATTGTGAATGGATGATTAATGATGTTTTTAAATTAGATATGGTATAATGGCAAATATATGTACTAATGAATTAAGAGTTTATTCTGAAGATGCTGAAAATTTAAACTATATAGATAGTTTTTGTAGAGATCATTTTGAGGTTAGTCTTGTTTGCAGTGACGATTTAGAATTACATATAACTTTTAATTCAAAATGGAATTTTCCTGAAGAACTTATGGAAAAAATATTTAAAAACATTCCTGATAAAGAAGATATAAATATGGTATGTCTTTCAACTGAATGGGGAAATTATTATGCAGCTTTTCATGTGTGTAACTCTAAAGGATGGCGTTTGGAATGATGAAATATTGGAATGAATATAATAATCCATTTTATTATTGGTGGAAAGTACGTAAGTACTATAAATTTAAATATAGATGGGTTATAGGTAAATACTATTGGCAATTCGGTGATTGGATACGCATGCCTAAAGTATTTTTTAAATGTATGGGATTAGGTTGGAAATCTAAATATGATAGTTATAGATTTGAATGGCCTCCATATATTTTATTTAGATTTTTTAAATGGCAAATAAGATTTGTTGTAGGACCTACAGAATTAGTTAGTCCAGATATTTATTGGGAATCTATTTTAGAAGCTACTGATAAAACTGATAAACGTTCTTTTAAAGAAATTATTGATTCTCATGTGTGGTCTGATAATAAAATACCCGATAAATTAGATGCTTTTTATTATGATTTATTAACTAAAAAAGGATATGAGTTATATGTATCAGGTAATTCAATGGCCTGAAATACAGGAACTAATGGATTTACCTGGATTTAGAGAAAATTCATTTTTAATAAATGATCCTTTAGGTTTAGATGAATTTGGTTCTTCAGCTTATTTTGTAAGTAAAAATTGGTTAGATTCTATAAATAATAACAAATCTTAATTTTAAAACTATGGAAGTAAAAGTATTTAATGATTCTCAAAATAAATTACCTAAATATGAAACAGTTGATTCAGCTGGACTTGATGTACGAGCTGATTTGAGTCATATAGAATCTATATCAGATATCAAGATATTTGGTCCTGGACAAATTATTCCAGCTAATAGTGCTAATGCTGTAAAAATGATTGCATTGGAACCAGGGAGCCGTGCACTTATTCCTACAGGTCTTTATGTAGCTATTCCTTCTGGTTATGAAATTCAAGTTAGACCACGTTCTGGACTTGCATTGAAAGAAGGAATTACAGTACTTAATACTCCAGGTACTGTAGATGCTGATTATAGAGATAATGTTGGAGTTATTGTTATTAATCATGGAATTAAAACTATCTATATTGAAGATGGTGAAAGAATTGGTCAATTTATTCTTAATAAAGTAGAACACATTAATTGGAAAGAAGTATTTTCTAAGAAAGATTTAGGTTCTACTGAAAGAGGTGTAGGTGGTTTTGGGTCAACTGGTAAAAAGTAAATATGGGATTAGATTTATTTATTGATAAAATATCAAGAAAGGAATTAGCTTACTTTAGAAAAGTGAATTTTTTAATTCCTTTCTTTGAAGAAACTTTATTTTCTGAAATAAATAATTTAGAAGATTTAAAAGTAACTAAAGAAAGTATAGAAGAATTAAAAAATAGATGTGAACAAGTTTTAAGTGATCATACATTAGCAAAAGATTTACTTCCTACACAACCAGGATTTTTCTTTGGTAGTACTAATTATGATGAATACTATTATAAGAATGTAGAAAACGTATTAGAAACTTGTAAAACATTATTGCCTGAATTTGATAACTTAAAAGATGGGGAACGTATAGTTTTTAATATTTGGTTCTAATGGTAGATTTAGAAAATTTTAGAAAAACTATTGAAATATATCAAGAATTTCTAAGTAAACAAGAGAAATTAAAAGAAGCTGGTATTGATATATTAGAATCTTGGTTAAATGATTTACCAGAATTATTATTTAATCAATGGTGTAAAAGTAACTTTACAGAATCTGGAATAGATTTAATTTATTGGTGGATATTTGAATCTGTAGAAAAAGTAATTTATTATGATATAAATACTTTATTTGGTAAACAAACTATTAACTATAAATTAAATACTATTGAAGATTTATATAATTATTTAAAAATCAATAATTATGATTATTAATTTTGATGTTAAGTTTAACACTACTTGTTATTTTCAAGTAATGGCTGAAATTAAAGTAAAAGGTCGAGGAACTATTTATATAAATGAAGATGACTACAATACTATTCCAGAAGATTTATCTAAAAAAGAATTTATAAATTGGATTTATGACACATATCTTTATGATATGGGATATGATGAAGATAATACTACTTTTGATAAATCAGATTTAGACTTAGCTTATAAAACATATTTAAATATTGATGAGTGATTTATTTACTACTGATATTGATACTAGTTATCTAATAAAAAAAGATTCTAATGGAAAAGTTAGATGTGTTATATTACAAAGATTAAAAGAGCGTGAAAATTATTATGTAATTAAACGTACTACTTTTCAATATGGGGGTAAATTTACTAATCAGCCAGATATTGTTATAACTGAAGGTAAAGCCAAAAGAGATGCCTCAGCTCAAGCACTTCTTCAATATAATGCAAAACTTAAAGAATATAAAGATAAGGGATATAAAGAAATAGAAAAACATCCTGAAGATTATACTTTAACAGAACTTGATTCAATCCTTCCTAAAGTAACTACTGATTCTAATGGCTTTTCTAAACATATGTTAGCTAAATCATCGGATAAAGTTAAACAATCTAGTATTGATAAAGTAAAGTATTGGTATGCTTCAAGAAAAATAGATGGAGTGCGCTGTTCCTTCTATTGGGACGGTAAAAAGATACTTACAGCATCTAGAGGTGGAGGTACTTATGAGTATTCTACACAACATATTACTCAAAATCCTAAATTTATTGAATTCTTTAAGAAACATCCAGATTATGTTTTAGATGGAGAACTATATAAACATGGTAAACAATTACAAGAAATTAGTGGTGCTGCAAGACTTGAAAAGAATGCTACTGATTGTGATTGGTTAGAATATTATATATATGATATAATGCTTCCAGATAAAACTTTCTATGATAGATTACAAATACTTAATGAAATTAAGGAAGAACTTAATTTAGGTTTTGATCCTTATAAAGAATGGAATAATGGTGAATTACAACTTCAAATGGTACCTCAAGAAAAGGTTTCTGGATATGATAATATTATGGAATTACATAATAAATATGTGGAAGAAGGTTGGGAAGGAGTAGTAATACGCAATCCTGATAAAGTTTATGGTTTTGGTAAGCGTACTAATGATATGATCAAGATAAAACGGTATAAAGATTCAGAATTCTCAGTGATTGGTTATGAATTAGGGCTACGTGGAATAGAAGATATGGTATTTATATGTGAAACTCCTAATGGCAAGCCATTCAAAGCTAAACCAATGGGGGATAAGCTTACTAAAGAAGAATATGTAGAGAACTTTGATAGTAAATATAAAGACCATATTGCTACTGTTAAATATTTCTACTATTCTAATGGGAATGATGAAGTAAATGGTGTACCTTTACAGCCGTGTCTTATAGCTTTTCGTGATAAAAATGATTTATAATGGAAGATATAATAGCTGATAAAAGTGAATGGGTAAAATACTTACCTACACAATTTAAAATAGCAAATCATACTTTTTCTATAGTACAATATTCAGATTTATATGTAAATAATGAATGGGTTTATGGATGTTTTTGTTATAAAGATTTAGAAATAGATATACGTATAAAAGATGGGGATGACCTTATTCCTGAAGAAATTATACGTAACACTTTTTGGCATGAATTATTCCATGCTTTTAATTATCTTTGGAATACTGAAGTAGATGAATCTTTAGCACAATCATTTGCTAATTTTATGAGAGAATTTGAATCTACTTATGAAAGGGTTTGACATATGCCACGTAAAAAGAAAGAACCTACAATAAGAATTCCAGATTTTAAAAAACAACCTGGATTCTTTACTATATATATTAAAAAAGATTCTGAACTAAAACTAGTAGCCACTAATTTAAATACAGAATCTTTTTTAGATCTATATTTCACTAATTTAGTAAAAAATATTACTTTAAATACTACTAAAGAACAAGTACTTACTAAGTATAATGAAATATGGAAATCTAAAGGAATTTATATTGTATATACAGATTCTTGGGGGCATAAATGGGAAAACCAAATGCCTTCAAATAAAAAATTTGATGAATATTTAAATAGATTTATAAAAGATGCAACTGATTCAAAGTAAAAAATTTGAAAGTAATTATTATGCTAAATTAGTTAATATTAAAACTTTCACTAAACATCCTAATCCTGAAGTTACTAAATTAAAAGTAGCACATGTAGATGGGTATAATATTATTGTAGGAATAGATGAACAACCAGGTTTGTATGTCTATTTTCCAATGATGTCTGAAATTAATCCAAACATACTTAATTATTGTAATTTGTATGATAATCCAGAATTAAATAAAGATAATACTAAAAAAGGTTTCTTTTCAAAGAATGGAAAAGTCAAAGGAATTAAACTAAAAGGATTAGTTTCTGAAGGATTTTTATTACCAGCAAATCAATTACATAATTTTATTGTAGAATCCTTTCAAAAAAGTCTTGAAAATTTTGTAGAGGGGATTGAATTTGATTCTGTTAAAGAAGGTAACAAAATTATGTGGATAAGTAGAAAATTTAAAGTTACTTATCATAAAACTAATGTTCCTACTACAGCTAGCCCTACTAAGAAAGTAAAAGGACTTAATAAGGTTAGGGAAGATCAATTTAAGTTTCATTATGATACACTTATCATTAAGAAAGTTCCAGAAGTTATTACTCCAGAGAGTATTTTACATATATCTAGTAAATGGCATGGCACTAGTGGTATTTCTGCATATATTTTATGTCATAAAAAACTATCTTGGAAAGAAAAAATAGCTAAATGGTTGACTGGAGAATCCTTTGATACTTATGATTATATATATTCTTCACGTAAAGTAATTAAGAATAAATACTATAATAAAAATGTTGATGGTGGCTTTTATGGGTCAGATCCATGGTATTATGCTAATGAAGTACTTAAACCATATTTGAAGAAAGGTATGACTATTTATTATGAAATAGTAGGCTATACTCCAGATGGTAAAGATATACAGAAAGGATACGATTATGGATGTACTCCAAGTACTACTGAGTATGTAGTAAATAAACAATTTAAAATTTACGTTTATAGAATTACTATTACTAATATAAAGGGAGATGTATTTGAAATGACCCCACTACAAGTAATTGATTGGTGTAAACGTAGAGATATTGGATGTATTGATACTCTTTATTATGGCAAAGCTGTTGATTTATATCCTATAAATGATTTAACAAATCTTGATACCTTTTCTGATTGGTTTTTAGAAAAACTATCTAATGATAAAAATTTCTTTATGGAACAAAATTCTCCTGATTGTAATAATAAAGTACCACATGAAGGACTTGTTATTAAGAAAGAGGGATTATGGTCTAATGCTTTTAAGCTTAAATGTTTTAATTTCTTGAATAAAGAACAGAAAGATTTAGATAAAGGTATTACTAATATAGAGGATGAACAATAATGAGTAAAATTATTAAATTTGGAAATGATGCAAATGCTAAAATGATTAATGGTCTTAACATTTTGGCAGATGCTGTTAAAGTAACTCTTGGACCTAAAGGTAGAAATGTGGTTATATCTGAAAATGACAATAAACCACATATTACTAAAGATGGTGTAACTGTTGCTAAAGCTATATCTTTAAAAGATAAATTTGAAAATGCTGGAGTTCAATTAGTTAAATCTGTTGCAAATAAAACTGGTAATGAAGCTGGTGATGGTACCAGTACTAGTGTAATATTAACCCAAGCTATAGTAGCTGAAGGTATTAAACATATAGCTGCAGGGGTGCCTCCTATAGAAATTAAAAGAGCTATAGATTTATCTGTAACCAAAATAATTGATTTTATTAAAAAAGTAGCTACCCCAATATCTGATAAAGATATACAACATATTGCTACTATTTCAGCTAATAATGATCCAGAAATTGGGGAATTAGTAGCTGAAGCTATTAAACAGGTTACTAAGGATGGCGTCATTACTATGGAAGAAAGTAAGACTAGAGAAACTTATATTGAAACTGTTGATGGTATACAGTTTAATAGAGGTTGTCTATCTAACTATTTTATTACTAATGAGGATAATCAAGAATGTGTATTAGAAAACCCTTATATATTAGTAACTAATAAAAAGATCTCTAGTATTAATGATATTTTAAATATTCTTAAGCCTATTGCTGAACAGAATAAATCTTTATTAATAATTGCAGATGATTATGATTCTGAGGTTATTACTACTTTAGCTGTAAATCATTTGCGAGCGGGATTAAAGATTTGTGCTGTAAAAGCACCTTCTTTTGGTGAATCTAAAATAGAATATTTAAATGATATAGCAGTACTTACAGGTGGGACATTTACTACTTTAGATATTGATTTAAATACCATATCTATAGAAGATTTAGGTATTGCTAATAAAGTAACAGTTACTAAAGAAAGTACTACTATTATTGGTGGAAATGGTTCTAGAGATTCCATTAATAGTTTAATATCTATAGTAAAAAATCAAATAGAAAAAGATCCAGATAACAAATCTTTAAAAGAACGGCTAGCTAAATTAGCTGGTGGTGTAGCTATTTTACATATTGGAGCTAATTCTGAAGCTGAACTTAAAGAGAAAATGGATAGAGTTGATGATGCTATTTGTGCTACTAGAGCGGCATTAGAAGAAGGAATTGTGACTGGAGGTGGAGTAACTTACTTACAAGCACAATCAACTTTAGATATGACTAATTTAGGGGATAATATATTATATAAAGTATTACAATTCCCAATTAGATGTATTTGTGAAAATGCTGGAATTGCTGCAGATGTAGTTATTAACACTATTCTATCTAATACTAATATAAATTACGGATATAATGCTCTTACTAATAAATATATGGATTTAAGAGATGCAGGAATAATTGATCCAGCTAAAGTAGCTAGAGTAGCATTAGAAAATTCAGCTTCAGTAGCTGGAATTTTACTAACATCTGGATGTGTTATTGTAGATGAAGATAATATACAACAACAAAATGTATTATATTAATGCAACAACTTCAAATTAAGCGTAGTATTACAGATCGTAGTGATACTGCGCTTAATTCATATTTAAAGGATATTAATAAGATTCCTATGTTAAGTAGGGAAGAAGAACTTGAAATTGCTAAAAAAGCTGCAAAAGGAGATATGAAAGCTAAAGAACGATTAGCAACAGCTAATCTTAGATTTGTAGTATCTTGTGCTAAGCAATATCAAGGACAAGGAATACCACTTATTGATTTAATATCTGAAGGAAACATAGGGTTATGGGAGGCTATAGATAAGTTTGATGTAAATAAGGGGTTTAAATTTATCTCATATGCTGTATGGTGGATTAGGCAAGCTATTATGCACGCTTTAAATGAGCACTCTAGATTATTAAGACTTCCAAGAAGTCAAATATTGCAATTAAATCAAATAACTAAAGCTTCTAAACAATTTGAACAAGATAATGATAGAATTCCATCTACTAAGGAATTGTCACAAATCACTGGAATTGAAGAATCTAAAATAGAGCAATTAATTAATATGAATATAAAGCCGACTTCGTATGATACACCTATAGGCGATGATGAAGCTGGAACTATAATTGATTTAATTCCTAATAATAATATAAATAATACTGATCATGATCTTGAAAAAGAATCTAATAATTCTGAATTAAATAAGATATTAAATTTATTATCTGATAGAGAACATGATATTATTATAATGTATTTTGGGATTAATTGTAACCCCTTAACTCTATATGAAATTGCAGATAAGTTTGGATTAACTCATGAACGTACTCGGCAATTAAAAAATAGTATAATATTAAAATTACAAAAACAATATAGTAATAAAATTAAAAAATTATTATAATGGATAAAAATATTTGGAAAAGTGATAATGACAATGGTTATAAATACCAATTTATGGCTGTAGCAAATGCTATAAAAGCTGTTCATGATAATAGACTTAAAGGTAATTTAGAAAGTATTAGATTAAAAGGTATTTCTTGGGTAATTGTAGAAGAATATTTAGAAAAAAATGATTTACACTTTGATTGTGATCAAGTGTATGATGTAACTTATGATTGTGGAGATATACTAGCTATAGATATACCAGTATTTGATAATACAGATAGTATTTATGTGAATATTTATTTGGAATTACTTACAGGTTATCTACATATATATTAATTATGCCTAAATTTATAATATTACAAGGAATACAGGGATCGGGAAAATCAACTTTTGCTAAGAAATGGGTAGAAGAAGATTCTATTAATAGAGTTAGGTGGAATAATGATGATTGCCGTAGAATGTGTGGACCATATTCTGTTTTAGAAAGAGAACCTTTTATAACATCTATCAGACATACTTTTATTCATCAAGCTATGATTGATAAAAAGGATATTATCATAGATGATATGAATCTAAATACAAGAACTATAGAATATTATGAAAAAATTGTAAAGTATTATAATGAACAAAATACTGATAAATATATATTAGAATATAAACAATTTTTTGATATTTCTGTAGAAGAATGTATTAGACGTGATTCTCTTAGGGACAATCCTATAGGAGAACAAATTATTCGTAAAACCTATAAGAAATATGCTTTATATATTCGTGATTGTCAAAATAATGAAATTATAAATAATCTAACACCTATATACAAAGATAAGCCATCTTGTGTTTTAGTAGATTTAGATGGTACTTTAGCATATGCAATAGGACGTCCCTGGTATGGTAATGAAGCTGCAGCAAAAATATATACTGATTTTCCAAATACAGGATTAATATATCTTCTCCAACATCTTCAAAAAGATATTAAAATTATTATAATGTCAGGAAGATCTGAAGGTGATGAAGCTAATAGTTCTTTGGCTTGGTTAAATAAATATGGAATTAAATATGATAAAGCCTTTTTTAGAAAAGAAAAAGATTATCGTAAAGGTGAAGTAATCAAATTAGAAAATTATAATACTTATATAAAAGATAAGTATAATGTAATTTCAGTATTTGAAGATGATGATAAATGTATAAAAATGTATAAAGAATTAGGACTAAATGTATTAAAACCATGAGAACTGATGAAGAAATTTTGGATGAAGCATATTCTACAGATTATTTAGATACTTTATATAAATTAAAACGAGAAGCTAAATCTAAAAGTTGTAAATTAGCTATCGATAATATAATTGAAGAATTATTATATGAAAGTCATCATAAATGATACATATAAAAATATATTGTCTATTATTGAAACACCAATCGTTCCTAATGTAAATGAATTAATTAAAATTAATAATACTAAGTATAAAGTACTTAAACGGGTTTATAATATAGTAGGCAATACTTTATTAGATATAAATATACATGTAGTAAAATTAATAAACAATGATTTATCTGGTTTCTAAACAACAAAAATTATTTGATTCAGATAAATATGAATGTATATCTCCAGATAAAGCTTTATCTTTATTAGCTTCTGAAAAAATATTAGGAGCTGATACAGAAACTACTGGATTAGACCCGTATGAATGTAAATTATTAACTATTCAGTTAGGTAATGAAAAATTTCAAATAGTATGGGATTGTATTAGTTATCCAGTAACTATGTTGAAAGACTTATTAGAAAGAAAAGACATATTATTTATCTGGCATAATTATACTTTTGATTCTAGTTTTTTGTTAAAAGAAGGTATAGTCCAAAAAAATTTTATTGATACTTTAATCTGTGAAAGATTATTATGTAATGGATTAACTGATTATAAAATATCTTTAAAAGCTTGTGCTTTAAAATATTGTAATTATGATATGGATAAATCTGCCAGAGGAGACATAATTACTAAAGGATTAACTGAAAGTACTATTGTATATTCTGGAACAGATGTTGCATATTCTATACCAATTTATAAAGCACAATTAAAAGAATTGGAATTTAGAAATCTAGTTAAAGCCGCAAAATTTGAATCAACTTTTACAATAGTTGCAGGATATTTCAAATTATGTGGAGTTAAATTAGATGTAAATAAATGGAATGAAAAAATTAAACTAGATAAACAGCGTCGTGATGAAGCTGAAATTAAATGTAATAAATGGGTAGAAGACTATTATAAAGAACATAATGGCAATAAAGGTTATATAGAATTAAGATGTTTAACTGATACTACATTTATACATCCAAAGTCTAGAAATAAACCTAAAGACTTAGTATTTAAAGAATTACCTTATGAAATTCTAAGATTAGAAAAAGAACCATCTAAAGAATATGGTACTTTATTTTATACTATATATAAAATACCATTTGGATATTATAAAAAATCTAATGAGTTTATTAGTTTTATAACTAATGTAAATGCTGTTCAATTAGATTTATTTTCTAATAGTTCTGAGAGTTTTGGGGATAAATGTACTATATCTTGGAGTAGTTCAAAACAATTAATACCTTTATTTGAATTATTAGGATTTAAATTAGACACTTTTAATAAAACTTTAGGTAAAACTACTAAATCTGTAGGTGCTCCAATTATATCTGCACAAATAGATAAATCTTCTTTAGCCCCACTATATTTAAGCTTTAAAGAAGCTGATACAGTATGTAATTCTTTTGGAGATAAATTTATAAAAGCTCTTAGTAAGGATGGAAGACTGCGAGGAGATTGGAGAAGTATTGGTACTGATACTTTAAGAATGTCTTGTAAAGGTAATGTTCATGGGCAAAATATAAATATGCAACAATTACCTTCTGATGCTATTACTAGAGCTTCATTTATATCAGAAAAAGGTAATTTATGGGTGTCCTGTGACATGTCGGGTTAGCAAAATAGTTATAAATTTTTATTTGTATAATTTAACTTATTTTAATTGATAAATTTGGTCAAAAGTAATTTTTTTACATAAAACATTATTAATAATTAAATAATAATTTTTATGGGAATAAGAAAATTTACTGATGAACAAGAATTAGAAATGGTTAGATTATATGAAGAAGAGAAGTTAAGTATGCAAAAAATTGCAGATAAATATGATACTTATGCTACTTCTGTAAGACGTATATTAAATAGAAGATCTGTTAAAACTAGAACACTAAAAGAAGCTAATGGTGTAGTACATTTAGAAGATATTAAATCTAAAGAGGGATCTAAAGATTTTAATTATTTTTTAGGACTATTAGCAACTGATGGTTGTGTTACTGGTGATAGAGTTGTATTAGATTTTTCTGAAAGCAATAAAGAATTGTTAGACTATTGGAATGAATTTTTAGGTAATAAATGTAATATTACTAAATCAATTCATAAAATCTATAAAGTTCCTCAATATAGAATAGCTTTTAGAAATAAAGAAATATGTGATTATTTAGGTTCTTTTGGGGTAGTTCCAAGAAAAACATTTGATCTAACTTTAAAATATATAGATTGGGATGTATTACGTGGAATTATTGATGGTGATGGTTGTGTATTATCCAGAAATAAAGGTAATACAATATCTATAGGAATTACTTCAGGATGTAAAAAATTTTTGGAGCAAATATCTAAGTTTTATTTAGATAATGGGATACAATCTTATCTAAAAGAATCTAATAGAAATTTAAATACAACATATGATTTATACGTTCATAAAACAGCAGATATATTAAAAATATATAAAAATTTATATGAAAATGCACACTTTTATCTTAAAAGAAAAAAGTTAAAATTTGGCCCCTTACTTAAGAAATTAGGTATTGATAAACTCGTAAATTCGGGGAAAGAGATGTGTAACTCCAATCCCGAGCCAAGCCTTAATGAGGAAGGTGTAGAGACTTTACACGAGTAACCTAAAAAGTATTATTTGTAAAATACTTCATGGTTAAGAGAAAGTCCAGGTTTACTATGACCTGCAAGAAAGTCGCGTTATGGCGTCTTTAGCTAATGATAAAAACATGATGGAATTACTTGACCATGGAGATATTCATAGTTATGTAGCTAGAGTATCATTTAATGAAATCCCAAATGACTATCCCATAGAATTAATTAAAAAAGATTTTCATCAAGAGCGTCAGGATTCTAAAAAGGTTGAATTCAGTATTGCATACGGAGGAGATGCTAATACTATCAAGCAACGAATTAAATGTTCTGATGCTAAAGCTAAAAGTATCTATGATGCTTATATGAATGAGTTTCCCTCAGTAAAAGAATATCAAATATATTGTGCTAACAGATTAATTATAGATAAATATATATTAATGGATAATGTTACTTTATCCAAATGCTATATTCCTGAAGCTGATAAATTATTTAAAATACATAATTTAACTAAAACTGATGAGTTTTGGGAAGAGTATGATATTAGTTCTGAATTACAGTCAGATTATAAATGGTATAAAAAGACATTTGATGATTATGTTAGAAAAGCTATAAATTATAGAATCCAAAGACGTGGATCTGGATGTTTAAAATATGCTTTAATATTATTCTTTAAATATATAGTAGAACATAATTTATTAAATACTGTATTATTTACAGTAGCTGCACATGATGAATTAAATTTTGAAGCCCCAAAAGCTATTGCTGAAGACTTAGCTAAAAAATATCAAGAATGTGTATTATTAGGTTCTAAGCCATTTTGTCCAAATATTGATATGCTATCTGATATATCATATTTAGATAATGGTAATTTACCGACTTATTGGATTCATTAAAAAATAAATATTGAAAATTTAAATATTAAAATAATAAATTTATTAAAAGAACATAAAGAAGGTGGTGAAAAATTTTTCGATGCTTTAGACTTAATGATTAGATCGGATTGTAGTATTTGTAATATACTAATTAATGTAATCGAAAATTATTTTTGTTTAAACCTTTTAAAGGCAAGGGGGAGTAATATTATCTGGCAAATTTGGCCAAGCTTTTTATAATAATTTTAAGTCATTTTTAACTGAACAATTTAAAGAAGTGTTAATTACTAATGGTGGAATACGAGAGGGGAAAGAACCTTATTTAGGATTAACTTCTTTAAACTGTAAAGAATATGTATTTATTGATGATTCTTATTATTCAGGTAAAACTATGAAAGGTATAGAAAAAGCACTGCAAAATATAAACCCAAATGCAAAAATAATTAAAACTTTTGTAGTATATGATGGAAGTAAATCTAAAAATAATGATGTTATTAGTTTACTTAGATATTATGGTCAATGTGGCACTATAGAAGACATTAATTTTTAAATAAAACCATAATATGGGCAAATAAATAATTAATTATGTATAAATTTAATATTGAATTTGGAGATGTATCCAAGAATGGACATTGTATGACATCTGTTTTTGGTTTGGAATGTTCTGTAGATAAGGAAGAGTTAGAAGAATTATTTGATAAAGCTTGTGAATCTACTAGTTTTAATTTTGCATATGAAATTTGTAATGATTATTCAACCTATCAGATTGATATTGACTATCTACATGAATTAAAAGAGGAAAAAAATGTTGATCTTTTAAGTATTGTAGAAGGAATAGGTTACTATAATGAAGAAGATGGAACTTATGATGTTGAATATAATAAAGACTTTTTGGAAATATTTTTAGAATTTACAAGAAAGTACGGAGGTAAAGATTTTACATATAAAATAGTTCCTCAAATACAGGATAGGTTAGCTATTAATATGGGTTATGGTTTATTTTCTGATTAAAAACTAGTATAATGAATAAAAACTATAATAGATTTATAGCTTGTTGGTTAGCAAATAGTATAGATCTTTTATTTGATTCTGACGATAATTTACTTTATCCTGTTCCTTTTGGAGAGTATCAAGTAGGAGATTACATTGATTCTGATGAATTTGATAATTTTCAAAAATCCTACAAACAGTACATTGTAGAGCATAATATGAAAATTATACAACAAGGTTTAAGTGTTGTTGATGATATTATGTATATACAGGATTGTATATTTACTATGGATAATAAATACTATCAAGTTCCATTAGAAATAGAAGATCTTAAACCACTTAGACAGTCTTGGTTGTATAACGATATTGAAAAGTATGAGGTATATCCTAAAACTGTTACGACAACTATATATGTAAGTAAAAATGATGAAATCTAAATATAATAAATTTATATTAAGTGTAATTACAGATGATATTTCGATATTATTTGATACAACTAATGATATTCTAGAATATTCAGTACCATTTGATAATTATTATAAAATTGGAAACCATATAACTGAGGATGATTGGAAATTATTTGAATTTAAGTATTATGATTATGTTAAAAATCATAATATTCAAGTACTAAACTTTGAATTAGTAGACCATGATTCTGAAACAGATTTATATTGGTGTTTATTCACTTATGATAACAATTATTATAGGGTTCCTTTGGAAAAATATGACTATTATGGATGGGAAACTGAACCAGATTGGTTAGAGGAAGACCTTACTAAATATCAAGTATTTCCAAAAACTGTTACAAAAATTGTTTACGAATGATTGATAATTTTGAACAAATAGAGACTTTGCTATCTTTTGATGATCCGGACTTATTTTATCATCTTCAAATAATTAGAAGAGGAAAAGATCATCCAAATTTAGCTGCAGCTAACAGAACTATAAAGACTTATTATATAGATAATAGTGAAAAATTATCTAAAATAAAACAGGAAATTATAGATCTGTGTGAATATTTTGGAGCTAGAGCTTATATTAATTTAGCTCCAAAATCCTACAGAAAATGTACAATGCAATGTATCTCTGATATGGCTAAGAGGGCTATGAATGGTGATTTTAAAAAGATTTATAAATGTTGGAATACTGTAGTAGGATATATTAAATCTGATAAGCCTCATTGGATTATTGATGTAGATATTCCTAGTATTAAAAATAATAACAAAAACATTTGTTATGGAAATGGGATATTATCTCAAATTGAAAATATAAGTATATCTGAATTTATTGAATATGAGTGTGAACCACTACATTATACTAAATATTATTTGAATAAAGTATATGAAAGTAAAATATATGCTTATATTCCAACTAAAAATGGATATCATATAATAACTAAGCCTTTTAACTTAAAACAGTTTAAAGATAAATATCCAGATATAGATGTTCATAAAAACAATCCAACTATATTATATATTCCTAAAAGTTTAGATTAATTATGAAAAGGTATATAATTACAAATATAATTCCCATAAAAGGTAGAAAAGTAGAAATTTATAGTATACAAGCAAAATCCAAAGAAGATGCTGAACATAAATTTATTAATGGTGATTCTGGGTATTTTATAGATAGTAGATATGAAGATCTTAAAGAAGATATAACTGATTGTAAATCTTTAGAAATAGATGAACTATAATGAAAAAATTTGAAATTAAAGCTATAATTCCAATAGAAGCTTTAACTACTGGAATTTATCGAAGATGTAATTACATTTTATGAAGACTATGGTATATTATTAAGAGAGTGGAGTTTAAATAATGATATATTAGATGAAGGTATAGATGAAAATCTAGATACTATTATAAAGGATTTAGAGGATTATTACGGAGATCAATTCTTGCCATGCATATTTGAAGAATTTTTTGAGGTTGATAATACTCCAAACGATTTATATGATATATTTATAGACGAATCTTATATAGAAGTTGAAGAAAATAATACATTAGTATTCTGTTTTGATTATTTTATAAATAGTGTAAAAGATTTTTTAGATAAATCTAATATAAAATATACTATTAAAGAGGATGTTGATTATAACAATTTAATTAATAGTTATAATAGTATGTATCCATATAAATGTACTTATAGACTATGACAAAAGAAGAATTTTTATCCGAATTTAGTTCAGATTATAAAGAAGTAAATAATGTTTATAATAGGTATCAAAATTATATTTTTACAGAGTGTTTAGATAAATCTTATGATTCTAACTATTATATTGTAGACGAGCCTAGTTTCTATTTATTAGATTACATTATTAAACACCATAATGTAATTTATGAAGTAGTAAATAATGTATTTAATGTAGATGATCCAGAATTAGATGAAAATCTAGACACTATTGTTGATAGTTTAGATTTTACAGAAATGTTTTCATTATATGAGTTTAGTATTAATGTAAATATAACTATATTGATAAATAGACTTACTGATATACTTATCGATTTAGATTTATATAAAGAAATTGATATAGATAAATATTATGTAGAATCTGTATTAAATAAAATATTACCATATAAAATAACTACTTATGAATTTAATTAAATCATCTGTTACAAATATAACTCCACAGCGATATCTTGAAGAAGATATATTAAAGCATATAGAGCTATGTGGAAAGACATGTTACAAATCGGAAAATAATATCACAGATGATAGTTATAAACGATTTGTAGATATGATTAAAACTAATCATCATAATTCTGTATTAGAACATGGTACTGTTTATTTAAAACTTAGTTTAGATTTACACCAGTCACCTAAACATATAATAGAACTAAGTGATATAATTAGTAAGTATAGAGTTAATCCATATTCAGAGGAATATTTCGATGAAATCAATGATACTTATTATATAACTACTAATTATCGTGTAATTGTTGAAAATGGTTGGGAAGAAGATTTACAATATATGATAGATATTCCCAATGAAAATCAAGAACATCGTTATACTTTTAGAATTACATGTTCAAGAGCTATAGCAAACGAAGTTGTAAGGCATCGAAAAATGTCATTTAGTCAAGAAAGCACAAGATATTGTAATTATTCTAATGAAAAATTTGGTAAAGAACTTACTTTTATTATTCCAGAAAAACTTAATATGTTGCCAGAAGGTTTATGTTATTTTTATGATGGTATTAATTTTAGAATACAGCCAGATATAAATGATCCTTTAAATACAATATCTATAAATCCAAGAAAGTTTAAAAATGCTGGTGAAATAGATTTATGGTTAACTGAATTGGATAGGATTTCATATACTTATTTCGATTTTATAAATAAGTATCAATGGAAACCAGAAGTAGCAAGAGGCATATTACCCTTAGATCTAAAAACTGATTTAATTGTAACTGGTACAAAATCTCAATGGGATGATTTCTTTGAATTACGTTGTGCTAAATCTGCCCATCCTGACATTCAAGTTATTGCTAATGAAATTAAAAAATGTATTGAATAATTATTATATCGACAAAGAAGAATATAATAAATTACATAATTTTATAAAGGTTAGGGAATATCAAATGTTTCCTAATCTTTATAAAATATTAAATATAATAAATAAAGAATTAAAATGAATTATAATTATTTTAAATATTTAGTATTATTAAATTTAATTTTAGCTATAATTTTCATATTTATACAAGTAGGTTATGTGTATATAGTAACAACTAATATATGTGGATGGTTTATAGCTTTAGAAACTGCTATAGAATTAAATAAAAAATAATAATTTATGTACTATACATTAAAAATAGATAACCCATCTAAAGTATTTTTTACATCAGACAGTCATTTTACCCATTTTAATGTCGCTAGATTGTGTAATCGCCCCTATAGTTCTCGTAGTGAAATGAATCAAGGCCTTATTAATAATTGGAATAATGTAGTTCCTGAAGATGGTGTAGTTATCCATTGTGGGGATTTCATGTTACCACATAAAATTGGATACAAAGAGTATTCTAAATATATAAATAAACTTAATGGAACTATTTATTTAACTAGAGGTAATCATGATAAAATTGATTTAGGAAATTATGACGATAAACTTATAGTTAATGATTGTATGTATATTCAAGTGGAAAAGACTTTAATATACGCACAACATTATCCTTGTTTAGCTTTCAATGGAGATATTCAAGTATTTGGTCATATTCATACTTTATCTGATGGTAAGGTGCATGGACTTGATTCTGATGTGCCAGACAAATTAAAATTTAATCAGTATGATGTAGGAGTAGATCAAAATAATTATACTCCTATAAATTATAATCAATTAATAAATATTATTAATGAACGGCAGTTTATTATAGATAAAGCACCTAAACTTAAATGACAATGGAAGCCTATTTTATTTTTGATAAAGAAACTAATAAAGTAGTGGGAAATCATTTGGGATATTTTACTAAAGATGCGGCTGTAGATGATTTTAAATTTCATTATTTTAGAGATTTAAATATTCCATATTTTTTAGTTAATAAACCTACTAATGAACAGTCAATTTATTATTCCAAATTAAAAACAAAATTGGATAAATGGAAAATTGATTTTGATAAGTGGACTGAACATATATTTAATCCATTTTTTGAATCTAATTATAAAGCAATTAAACGAGAATTTAAAATAGTATTTACTGATAATAAAAATAATAATTAATAAAAAGCTATGTTTGGATTATTTTTGATAATATTATTTCTTTCTGGAGTATTAACTATATACAGTTTAATTACTATAGATGATACTACCGTAGGAGTTACAATTTTACAAAGTATAATAGCTATAATAGCTATTGGAGGTATGATGTGTTCAAAAGATACAAATAATACCCCTAATAATACACAAACTGTAAATAAGGTTATAGTTAAAGATTCTTTATTTATTTTAAATATGAATGATTCTATAAAAGTATTTAAAATTAAATGAAGTATTTATCTGATTCAGAATTAAAAATTAATTTTGGACGCGGAGTTATACCTATAATACATATAGTACCACCAAAATTAATTAAAAAATATGTCTGAAACTAAAAATAATGAAATTAAAGAATTATTACAATCTTCTGAATTTAAGGAGATTGTAAATAATAAAGATTTTAGGAGGATGTACAATAAAATGCATACTCCTTGGCTTAAAAGATTTGATGTAAGACCTAATGATATTTGTCCATTTTGTGATTCTGGTAAGAAATTTAAAAAATGTACTTGTAATAAAGCACTAGGATATAGAACTACTAATAATTATAATTATGATAACAATTGATGCTGATAAAGAAATACTCTTTAGAGTAAAGAATGGAACTATTAAGAAAGCTAAAGGTACTGATATTTATAAAATAGTTCCAAATAAAAACGAATCAGACTTTGAAGATTTTAAAGATTTCATAAATAATTTACTTGAACATGACCAAAGAGTATTTTAATAAAATATATAGTGAATGGATTAAATTACCAGATCCAAGATTATTGCAATTAGTATATATGTTATATGGGGAAGTTATGACTGAAGTTAAATATAAATTATTAACTGAAAATCCTAATAATTCCTTATACAGAATAGAAAAAAATTCGGATGGAACTATCTATTACAAATTAAATGATGTACAAATTGATAAAAGTTGGGCTAATTTAAAAAAACTTCCAGGAATTATATATTATTCGGATATAGAAGATACTAATTTAATATTTGCTGATGATTATATTATAGACTTAGATTATAGTATTACTCTATACTGTAAGACACAAAGACATATACCAGATGAATTTTTAAAAAGTTTAGTATTTTATGAGGAATCCCCAACAATTAAAATATGTTCTGGAATAACTAACACTGGATTACATTTAATGGAATCAAATATTAAGAAAATAGTATTTGAAGATATAAAGGATAATTATAATAAGGACCTTCCTTATGATAGAATTATATCTATATTAAGCAAAAATGATGAATCTGGATTGTTAATACTAAATGGTTTGGCTGGGACTGGTAAGACAACAATCTTAAGATCCCTAATTTATGAATTAAAGAATCTGAACTTCGTATATATTGATATAAATGACTTCTATAAACTCTGTGATAATAAACAATATTTAGGAAAATTAAAAAATTCAGTATTAATTATAGAAGATTGTGAAGCTTTAATTAAAGATAGAAATACTTCTCAATTTAGTCAAAATATATCAGACTTATTACAAATTACTGATGGTCTTATTGGTGATGATTTAAATATAAAAATTATTTGTACATTTAATACAAATGTAACAAATATTGATCAAGCTTTATTACGTAAAGGTAGAATTAAACTTCGTTATGAGTTTAAAGAATTATCTGAAGATAGAGCTAAAGCACTATATTCTAAATTAAATATCCCATATAATCCAAAAGAAAGGGTATTATGTGATATATTTAATCAAGAATCTGTAGGAACTGAAAAGCCACAAATTAATAGAATTGGATTTTAACAATTATTAATATTTGGCTATTAATATAAATTTTACTATTATAGTATCTAATCTTAGTGGTGTTTAGCAGTTTCGTTTGACCACATAATAAAAACCTCAAACAGTGAGATTTAATCTCTGCCCAGTTTACAGATAGCTAAAACCTGCTCTGTCCTACCCTCTGACAACAGGTGCCGATGATTTTTATAAAAGCTAGATTCGATACATGGCAATCCTTGGCTGTAAATAGGTCGATCCCTTAAATTATAAAGTATAGTGATTTTTATAATTGAAAATAGTAGTGTAGTAGCATGAAGGGGTTTAACTGGTGTTAATCTATAACATCGGCATAAAGAGGGTGTATTTAATTAAATAATATGAAATATAGAATTAAAATTGTAGAATATCCTTCTGGAACAATAGAATATTACACTCAATATAGAAGATGGTTTACTTGGTACAATTTTGAAGAAGAAAGGTTATATCCCATTCCGGGAGTTCTGTGGAGTGATTCAAAAGCTGTTAAAATAACAGTAGATGTTTGTAGAAACTCTCTAGAAGAAGCTAAGAAATTTTTAAGAAAACAGAATATTAGAATAACTTATGATTATAATTGGAATTAGTGGTAAAAAAGGAAGTGGTAAAGATACTTTTGCTACTTTTTTAGAAGATAAATTAGTAACCAAATACAATTTGAAAGTTGTACATAAAGCTTTTGCGGATGATTTAAAGAAGTGTTGCGCTATTTTATCTGGTCAATTTGATTGGGTTTTTTATGACCAAGATAATAAAGATAAAAAGGCTGGACTTTTAAATATAACTAATAGAGAATTAATGCAGAAATTTGGGGATTTAACTAGACAATTAGATCCTGATATCTGGATTAAATTAGCTTTAAATCTTGATTTTAAATCAGAACCAGATATTTTAATTATTACTGATGTAAGGTATAAAAATGAAGCCAAAGCTATTAAAGATAGAGGTGGTATTTTAATTAGAATAAAATCAAATAGATCTGTAGAAGATTGTCATATATCTGAAACAGATTTAGATAATTATACTGATTTTGATCTAGAAATTATTAATAATATAAGTGTTACTTTAACTGAATTACTGATAAAAGCTAGAGACACTGCAGAATATATAAAAAGATATGGAACAATTGATTAATTTAGTAATTATTGATATGCAAAATGATTTTATGGATGATGGTAACTTACCCATAAAAGGTGCATATAAGGCTAAACATGTTATAGAACAATATATAGAAGACTATTATGATGAAATAGGGTGGAGTATAATTTCTCAAGATACACATCCTAAAAATCATTGTTCTTTTAAACAATATGGTGGTTTATATCCAAAACATTGTGTAAGATATACTAAGGGCGCTGATTTATCTTTTGATAGGGATTTGTTATATGGTATTCCACAATTTTGTGTATTAAAAGGAACGGATGTAACGACTGATGAACTATCAGCTTTTAAAGATTGTTTTGATTATTCTAAACATTATATAGCTTTATCAGGTGAAGTTGATGAAATATATTTAAGTAAACATGATGAATATGTAATTTGTGGAGTTGCAGGCGATATTTGTGTACTAGAAACTCTAAAGGATATGATTAAATATATTCCTATTGAAAACATTACAGTATTATGGAATGGAATTGCATCAATAGATGGTGGAGAAAAATTATCTGAATTTTGTAAAAATAATAATATTAAAATAAGTTATTATGGAGAAAACAACTAGGCCTTCAGTAATTGATGATTTACATAAATATGATTATTTAAAAAATAAAGAAGATATCGCTATCATAGAAGTTACTGAATGGGGTAATAAAGAAGGTATTGATATTAATATAGAATCTAAATCTGGAAGTAATATATTTTCTTTAACTTATGGCGAATTAGAGGCTATCAATTATTTATCTAAAGTTATAGAATTTGGAAAATGAAATATAGAATTGAAGTAGAAGAATTACATAACGGTAGAAAAACATATTACCCACAATATAAAAAATATTTCAGATGGAAGTATTGGTATGTAACAGATGTATATGATTGGTGTATTGAACATGCTATTCAATTTCCTAATGAAAAATCCGCTAGAGAATTCATTGAAAGGAAAATAGGTAATAAAATTAAAAATACTACATATATAAATTATGGGGAAATATAAAAAAATAGTAGAAGCATACCAATATAAAAAAGGAATGAATGATTTAAATATCTTAGCATTTATTAAAAGTGGAGATTATAATAAATTATCATGTCTTCCTAAGAGTTATTTGGAAGCTAAATTTAATAAAGGTAGTTTATATCCAATTAGAGTCCCTATTGATGATAATGTAGTTATATTATTATATGATACTGACTATATTATAAAGGAAGCTAATTTAAGATTAACTACGTTAACTGAATCTGAATTTAAAAAACAATATGAGGCTATAGATTAAACAACCAATGAAACGATTTAAACCAAATCCGTGCCATTGGACTAAAATTAAAACACATAAATGGAAACAAAAATTAACATATGGAACAGAGAAAGAAGCAATAGCTGTATTAGATTCTCATCCTGGTTTAAAATTACAAGGGATGAAAGCTTATCTTTGTCCAATATGTAATAAATGGCATTTAGGTCATAGTTAATTTTTATAAATCTAAAAGGGGAGCACAGGTCGAAAGACTTGTGTTCCCCTTATTTTTTTAATCTTTATCATAAAGATCGTTCATATTTTTAAGCATGGGTTTGAAAGCTTTAGTAACACTAAATGTATTTACTATTCCACCCCAAACTGTTTTATCTCCAAAAGCTACATTTGTCCAATTTGCAGTTTGATTTTTAATAGTTTCAAATGAGAATGGAGTAACCTAACCTAATGGAGTACCAATAGCGTCCCAGAAAGCAAAATCTAATGCAGAATTACTAACAATTCTAGCATTTATATTTGCTGCAGAAGCTATTAAACCGTCAGTTACTGAGCCAGTTTGTTGTGCTTTATTAGTTAAATCTTTAGCTTTAGTAGCCATTGCACCGCCTATTAATGTACCAATAATTAATACTACTAATATATCATAAAGAATTTGTCTAAGATTAGCTCTATACATACGTAATAAGTCTGGATCTATATCAGATTTAAATTTAGCATTATTATCAAATATAACCTATAAAGTTTCTGCAAATCCAAATTTTTTACCCCCATGTATCATATCATTAGCAATAGAACTTAGTGTTACAAAAACACCTTCCTACCACTAACCTTTCCATACTAAAAATGGAGCATATTTACCTAAATCATCTTTAATTTCAGATTCTTTAATTGGTGGTAAGTCTTCCCTAATAACTCCATCTACAATCTAATAATACATTTTATTTCCTTCTGTATCTGTAGCCTATTGCCATTGTCCTTGAATACGTACACCACCAGGCTGTAAATATTGATTCTTTTTACCAGACCAATAAGTACGCATTTGCATCATTAAACTACCTAAGAATGTATAATGTATAAGAGATTTACGTTCATGAGTATAATAGCCATAAGCTGTATCTGTAATATTTTTCATAGATTCTATTTCCTATGAAGAATAAGGTACAGGAAGTGGAACTATTTTATCAGTACTAAATCTAAAAGGTTGTCCATCTGGCATAGTGTAATGTTCATTTATTAACTATTTACCAATTGCGTAATATAAAGCCTCCTATTTTGGATTCTTTTTTCCATTAGCTATATCTGAAAATCTTTTATCCTTTTTAAAATTATATACTAATTTTCCATCATGTACCTCATAAGCATCCCATACACCTTCTGCCATCATTTTAGCTACTATTATAGACATTCTACCATAATAGTCTGGTCTAGAAGAAAATTTATATGCAAAATTCTAAATGTTAGCCATTAATCCTTGTGTAGACTGTATTCGTTCTACATAAGTATTCATATCCATATCATTTATTCCATATAATTCATTTAGTAATTGTACTTTAGTAGGTTTATCAGAATAATGGAATAAGTCAGTATATACAGCTTTAATAGCTTTAAGCATATGTTTGGCAGTAAATGCATAAGTACCATCAGGTTTTCTTAAAACTAATGATATATCTTGCCAAGCATGTTGTACAAATTGATATAACTAAACAGGAGAAAATGCTAAAGTTAAAAATGATGAAGCCTATTTCACTTTAGATAATACAGCTTTAGTTTCTGCATCTTTTAAATTTTTATCAATAGGCATATTATGAATTACAGCTTTTACATAATCCTAAGCATATTCAGTATCATTCTATAATTTAGTATTATTAGTTTCTTCCTAAATTCTAAGATGTACCATAGCAGCTTTAATCATTGGTAAAATCTAATCCATTTTCTTTTTAGAAACATCTGCAAATTCAAATTTTAATAATAAAGTTTCTAGATTAGTTTCAAAATAGTCTTTACCATGTAAATCTAAAGCCTATTGTCTTTGATCATCAGTTTTCATGAACATATTATTCATTTCAAATATATCAGTACCTTCTCTAAAATTTTCAGCATCCTATGGATCAAAAATACCTTCCATAGTAGCTCTAGCTTCTTTTAAGAGTTCTTTAGGATGAATTAATAAACCTAATTTACGTTTCATAAATCCCATCATACCTCTAGCTGCAACTTCTGAACTAGAGGAGGCTTTAGCTAAAGGTAATTGATAATACCTTTTATCTCCAGATATTCTCATATCTTCTAACTATTCAGCTGGAACATTTAGTCTAATACTATTAACTCTTTTTAAGAAGAATCTCATAAATTTCTTTTCGGCTTCAGTTAAACCTGCAGATTCTATTGGGTCATCTGGATTTTTAAGAATCAACTAATCAGGGTATTTTTCACTAAGCATATTTTTAAATAACTTAGTTTCATTTTGTATATTAGAGTGCCAATTTTTAGAAGTTTTTAATTCTGATATCTCTTTACGAATATCAGGAACTCTTTCAGCCATAGTCTGTCGTATACTCTAATATCCTTGAGCAACTAATTTAGTTAACACATTCAAAGTATTGGAATCTAAGTTGCCAGGATTATCTACATAAGATCCAGACCAACCTTTAGTTAATACACCTGTAATACTTCTTTCTTCTAAATATTTATCATGGTCTTGTATTTGCTATCTTAAATGTAACCCACTTAATTCAGCTATAGCCATTAAGCATTTATTATATAATCTAGCTTCTTTACTAGTTCCACTACTATTTAATTTAGATAAAGTACCATTCTTTTTAATTAATAAATTAGCTATTTTAGTTAATGCTTCTATTTTATCATTATTACTTCTAGCCTATTCTAATCCAGATTTAAGATTTTTAAATTCACCTTTACCGTAAAATCTTTCTTCTGACTATAATACAGTTTCAAAATCATCACTAAATAAATCCACCTAATCAGCAAATTTAATTTTATCAGCTAATATATAATCAGCTTTATCTTTAGCTATTGGCACATATTTAGATAATTTTTTATAACAATAAAGTAATTCTTCATTTTTAGCGGACATAGCCTATCCAGTATATGGATTAGTTATTTGTATATGGCCAACTTTTACACCTTCTCCTTGAAACATTTCAGCTAAACAATTTATAGCTATCATACATTCCATAGATTTAATATTTCCAGTATAAGCTGGAAGCATATATGACTATGAATTATGTTCTTCTACTATATTATCTTCAAAAGCATAAACTAAGCTAGATCTATTATTTACATATTTCTAATTTTTATCCTAAAATTTATGTAAATATTCTAAATTTTCTCCAGATACCTATATAACATCTATTTGATTAGTTATTTTATTTCTAATAAATACCATACCTAAAGCTAATCCTACAGGTAAATCTAATACCTGCCAATTAGTATTACAATATTTCTAAGCATATTGTAAAAACCAGTTAACATCAGCTTTTTCTACAGGTTTTTTAGTAGTTAAATTACCTAATTGTTCTACAATGTCAGTAGTATTATTAACCTATCCATATTTAATAGCCTCAGCTAATATACCAGCTTTATCTTCAGTACCACGCTCTAAACTTGCATACCATTCTTTTACCTAAGTAAATATGTCTTCTTCAGTATCAGCTACAAATTTTTTATACCCACTCTTTGGAACGTATTCATATTTTCCATTATCCTATTTTTTAAAAGCGCCTTCTTTTTTAAGTTTGTCCCTAAGTTGTTCGTCAGAATTTTTCTTAAATGATGAATATCCTGGAAAATATTTCTCCATAGTCTCTTTTACAGTTTGTAAAATTTTATCCGCAGGCGCAGAGACGATTTTTACTTTAGGCATATAATCTTCCATGTGGTTCTATAAACCAGCCTATGTACGAATCTAAGGTGCCAAATTACGTACCATATCATTTGGGTCATACTAAATTCCTGAATACTAAAATTTAGCATTTTTTGGGTCTGCCAAAGCTTCATCCTTATTAGTTAGAATGAAGTTTTCAAATTGTACTGGGACAATTCCTATAACAGCATTATCTACATTTATACCCGCTCTTTGTAACATTCTGGCATAGGTAGCTTGTTGATATGTAAAAGCTAATCGTTTAGCTGAAGAATAATCCAAATACTATTTTGGAGAAGTTTTATAGTCAAATATATGTGTAGTTCCTTTAGAATCTATTACAGCTATATCAATATTACCAATTAATTGATTAACACCTCCTGGTAATTCCATAGATAATGGACCATTTACATTTAATTCTGGATAAAATTCTAATTCATCCTCATTTTCTTTTAATAGCTAAGCTATAGATGATTTTAATTCACGAGCAAATTTTAAAGTTTGTTCTATAATTTCAGGTGTAATATATTTTAAATTATACTATTCTAATGTTTTTAAAATCTATTCATCGGTCTAAGTATAATTATATTTACCTTCACTATTTTTACTAAAAAATATTTCCATAACTTTATGGAAATCTGTACCCATTTTACCTTGCTGAGCCCATTTATTAGTTATAATAGCTTTCCATGATTCAGCCTCTTCTTTAGTTAAATATCTAGCCTAATTTATATCTCCATTAAATATTAGGTCAATTTCTTCTTTAGTAAATACACCAATTTTCTTTTCTGGATTATATATAACTTTAACATCCCTATTTAAAGATTGATCAGTCCATATAGATAATTTTTCATTCCAATAATTTTCTTCTTTAAATATCGGGAATAAATAATTTCCTTTACTATCAGTAATTGTTGCTAAGAATCTAGTAACACCAATAAAAGGCTTTACACGTTCGCCAATTTCTTCACCATCTATATAAACCTTCTCATATTTATGAGCCTCTTTTAAATTTAAAGTAGCTTCATTCATCTAAGCTACTTTATCCATAGATTCTAGCTAATTAGTAGTTTTACTAAATACTAAATCACCATATTTAGATTCATATTTTCTTTTTTCTAAAAGAAAATCATCTAATTCTACTTCAGATTCAAATGTATGACCTTTATATATATATTTACAAATCATGCACAATCCTCCTATAATTCTTTAGATTTTAATAATTTAGATTTAGTATTAGCTAAAAGTCTATGAACTCTATCAGCTGTTAAAATTGAATTTGTTTTAACATTTGTTAATGGTGATTCTACTAAATCAGCAACTTCTTTTAATGGTTTTATATATGGATTATCTATACAACTTACTGAATATTTACCATTTAATGCTGAATCTAAAACTCTATCCATATGATAACCTATTTCGTACTAAGTATTTGGGTCTGAATCTAATTCAGTATAACCATAAGCAATTTTTTTAGCCATTTCAGTAATATATACTTCCTCAGCTAAATCACTTCTAGTTCTATTTGGATATAATTTACTTAATTGATAATATGAAGGCAATTGTTCAGCTTTTTGGATTGTATTAAAATATAATTCTGGATTAGTATATCTCATAGTGCCAAATATTATATGTAATAATTCATGTAAAGGTGTATCTAAAGTAGCATTATCAGTATTTATATATATTTCTCCATTATATATAAACCCTTTAGCTGAAGTAGCATCTATTACTTTAGGCATATTAGGATCACTATTATTAGTTAAATGTATTCCAATGCCATAAATATCAGCTAACCTAGTTATTATATCAGAATATACTATATCACTATTAGTATTATTTTGATAATCATATTCATTATTTAAATCAGATTTTTGATTTAAATATTTTATAGGCCTATGTTTAATTTCTAATAAAGTATTTTCTCCCAATTCTAATCCAGTAATTTCTAAATCCCTATATTCATTATTTAGAGATATTAAAGCATCTTGTAAAGAATGGGTAGAAGTTAAATCTAATAATTTATTAGTATTTATAGAATTACCTTTTATTTTTAATAATTGATTTCTAACATATGGTTCAGAATTAGCTTGAGGTATTTCATCTAAATATGGATATCTATTATGATTAGTAATAAATTCTCTTACCACAGGATCTAATATAGATTCATGAATACCAGAAACCTATTTCAGTTTCTAGTATTCACGACTGTTACGATTTATACAACTTAACATTTATTCAAATCATTTTTAATTAGTGTTTCTATATTTGATAAAGAAAGTGTAGGAACTAATGTCTTTGTAATATTTCCAGGAACTTTCTAAATCTTAAGTTGCAAATTAAGCTTATTTTCCATATATTCAAAATCAATTTTATTGGGCTTAATATCACCTTCTTTTACATATTCTATAGAAGATATATGTCCATTATAATGTGTTATAGTTACTTTATATTTATTACCATCAATATTTATAGATGTATGATAATCTTTATTTTTATAAGGTATACCTATATTATCAGCATCTTCTTTTTGACTAGTAGTATTAATAGGAGTATATATATCACCTTTATAATTTCGCTTAATTGTTTCAACACCATATTCATTATCTTCTGAATCCTATTGTTTAGCCCATAATGATAATCCAAATTGATCTCCAGTAGACATCCATACTAAATTTGAAGTAGTTCCCCAAATAGATCCTACAGGAATAACAAACTAATTTACATAATTTCTATCTACAGTATCTGTAGTAATATCAGAAGTCTAATCAAATTCAGCTTCAAATTGATAGAAGTCATGTATTAATCCATAATCAATAGAATCTGAGAATATACTTGTTAAAGTTTTTTCTCCAGGCTAATTATAATTAGTAATAGCATTATATATAAAGAATAAATCCTATAAACTATAAATCTAACCTTTAGAAGTCTAATAAAATCCAAAATTATCAGAATTTAATTGATTAAATGCTATTTTATATTCCTAAAAAGTATTAAGTTCCTCATCACTTCTAGGACTCATATTAATAGGTAGCGTATAAGCAATCATATTATTATGATTAACTGTATTAGTAAATATATTTGGAATTAATGCCTATATAAATTTATTATTTTTTAAAGCATAATTTACCTACAATTTACCTTGTAGTTTTCTACCATTATATCCCTATTTAAGATTAGGTATTAATACTTTCTCAAACCATTTTTTAAATTGTGCTTTACCTTCTGCAGAACCTACTAATTTAATATATCCAGGCCCTTTTATTTTTTCTCCTTCAGGAGCTATAAGTTGTCTTTCTTTTTCAGTAAGATATATTGAAAAAGGTTGATCTTTAGTAACTCCAAATCTTGGTGAAGTTAGCCAATCGGATATAATATAATCATTAACCATTCTATTTAAACCACGGACTATATTAGATTGCCCTTTAGCTGTATGTATGCTTAATTCAGTTTGAATTATGGGTGTCCAATATTTTAAAGCTCTATATTTTGAAGATATTTCTGTTTGTTTAGCATCTAATATCCACGCACATTTTACATATTGATAATATTGTTTAGAATTATACAATAAATCAAATAAATTTATAGTGTGTTTAACTTTCTCATAAGCTTCTATACAATGTTCTGGATTCTAGATAAAATAATCTATAGTTAATTCTTCAGGATTTTGGTTTGCTTGATAATTATATTCACCTCTTTTAATTTGGTGATTTTTAGATCGCCTATTTAATTCCCTATTAATTATTTCCTATCTAGAAGCTACTAAATTAAACTTAGCTAAATAATTTAACTATTTATCCAACTTAGTTTCTAAACCCTAATTAACATGTAATAATTGACCTAATACTTTAAATTCTTCAGCACCTTCACTTAAATTTTTAAAACTCTAATATAAATCAGGGTCAGTATTAATTACTGTATTTTGATTTAATTTAAAACGTTCAAATATTTCTACTAACTAATGTACATAGGGATTGTTATTATATTTAACTCGTATTTCATTAAAATCATTTAATAATTGATATAAAGGTACTTGTAAATTACCAACTATTTCAGCTTCAGTAGTATCATGAGAAAATCTATTACCATGATTATACTTTATAGCTAATTCATTCATTATTAATTTTAAAGCATCTCTACGTGGCTAAAATTTTATATCATTAGTATCATGCTATTCTTCATTTAAGTCTTTAGCTACATAACTATTAACTTCTTGATTAGGCCCTAGTTCAAAATAATCAAACATATCTTGAATATTTTTACTACCTATACCTTCAAATATATTACTATTCATCATAGAAGCAATAATTCTAACAGGTTTAGACATTAAGATGTTAGCAATATCAGTAAAATGCATTCCTATAGATGTACCATATACATACATACCTAACATATTAGTGCCACCATTAATTTTACCTAAAGACAACTCTTTAGCGTTATCAGTAGCCTAAGATAATAATGCTGACAATGTAATAGCTGCATCTTCATCATTATTACATTGAGTTAATATTTGTACTATAGCATCATCTGCAGCTTTATTAAACGCTTCAGACTAAACAACATCATTTGTATTTTTAGCATTTTTGATATTCTATAAAACATCTTTTTTAAGATTATTAATTTGTTCTTCAGTAAGTGGGTCTTTTATTTCATAGTCACCAAACTTATGAATATTAGCAAATTGTGTATAAGTTTTACCTCCAATTTTTATACCTTTACCTTTTACACCTAATACTAATCGAGCTTTCTAAGAAACTGTACTATTTGGATCATTGATTACACTATTAATATAATTAGTTGCAGCAAAAAATGATTTTAATCCAACCGCGACTATGCCTCAATTTTGTTACCCTATGGGCTTTTTATCCCATAGTTCTATATGTTTCCATATAGTTCAGCGTACATTTTCAAGATTTGATATAGTCAAAATAATTATTTTCTAGCCAATCATTATCTTGTTCCACACTCTTGGGAGGATTATTACTCTCATTAACGTTCACCTCCTACGCGTTACGGTGTTCAGCGATTAACTGACTTACCTCGGTATTAACATAGTGATTAATCACTTTAGTCTTCACCGATTTTGCGGAATTTTTCTCAATTTATATCTCTATAAATGGGGGCAGGTTTGTTCACCCCTTTTTTACCAACCTAATTGTTAACAATACCCTAATTTACTGTTAAAGCATTTCTAGGACCTGCAGATTTTTGCTCTTTAACTACAGGATTGTTGGGATTATTTGCCACATCCTAAACAATTTTTGTAGCTACATCAATAGGTTTTTGAGCTTCTATCTAATTTTCAGGAGCTTCAATTATCTAAAACATTTGAGTTAACATATAAGTTTTAGTAGAATCATCCAATCCTTTTCTACCTTTACGATATATATTAGTATTATGTTTATTAATAGCTTTTTTAAATAATTCATACTCTTCAGTATCTAAATCCAAAGCATTTAATCCATATTTATTTACAAGTCTAATTATATTACCCATTTTTTCTATTTTTTCTGGAGTATCTAAATCAATATAAACACTTCCAGTATCTTCATCAACAGATAATAAAGATTGTATATCCTCCTAATGTTCTGAGGACTCCCCATCTATACATTCTTTTCCTGTTGGGAAAGGTAACGAATCAGATGCTTTTAATAATTCTGGAGAATTATAATTAGCTAATGGGCTCCAATGTTCTATTTTTCCAGATTTATTAATAGAGTACTATGTAAAGTTAGTAGTATCAATATCAAAATCTGAACCTTGCAACCATAACTATGTAGAAGACACATATGCGGTATTATTACTAGAACTATCAAATGCAACAATTTTCATAGACATAAATGATTGCATAGACTGTGCTGGAATACGTGCTGCAATAACATCTAAAGATTTCTATAAAGAAGAATACATCTAATCACCCTATCTTAATAGATATCTTCCTAAAGCATAATCTTTAGCTTCTAAATTTTTAGTAAATATAACCTAGCCACCTTTGCCTTTTATATCTTTACTATAAGTAAAAGATTCTAAGTTACCAGTATATAAAGCTCTATTATAAGTTTCATAAAACTCTTTACCAATTTTAGTAACTCTATCAATTCCTTGGTCGTCAAAAATTTTAATATATCTAGATAATAATTTACTTAGATTTCCAGATTTATCACTATTAATTGCTGTTTCTAAATATGATTTATGTCTATTAATAGTATCTTCATCAGTAGTAGATAAAGTAATATTAGAATATCCTTTCTAAGAAGCTATATAGAAATTAGGATTAGATGTAACTATTACTTCTTGTGGCTTCCCATCAAATGTAGTAGCTATATATACCTAATCATCAGGGCTATACATTCTATACATTTTATTGCCATTATCATCAATCCTCCAAAGTTCCTTTAAAGGGTTTCCATTCTCATCTACTGAACCGTCTATTGTAAATTCATATGTATTTATTTTCTTTTTAAAGAAGTCTTCAGTATAATCCTTTGGTAATTTATCAGTATTAGCTATATAAATATGGTTTCCATTATTATATTTTAATTCTACATCAAAATATTTCATATCTATTTTAGAAGCTAATCTTTTTAAGATTTTTTTAGTAAAAAATAACCCTTTTTGTTCATTTATATCAGATAATTCATCATCAAATTCTAATCCATAAGCTGTCTAAAATACTCTAGGTAAAATAACTTCTGCACTTTCTACTTTAGCTGGAGTATATAAAGTAACGGTATGAACACCCTCTTCCATGCTTCCTACATCTTCGAAATCCATTATTTCAACCTTGCCAAAACCTCTAGTTAATTTAGATATATCCGACTAAACCTAACGCATAACAAGTTTATAACGTTCTAAATTTTCAGGAATTTCTAAATTTAGAGTCTCTTTCATTCTATGAGCACGTTGAACAGAAGCTAAATCATATAATTGATAAGTATTTCTAACATCAGATTTATCTGGAGTGCCTTCAAATATAGCATTATAATGGGCTAATTCTCTACCTTCAATTATATTATTTTTAAAAGAAACTATTTCTCCAGATTCTAATAAATGTTTAATTGATAAGTATCCATACTCTTTTACATCCCCTTTATTATCATAGGTATTAAGTCCAGGACGTTTAATAGTTATATTTAATATATCACCATTTTTAGTAGTCATATAATAACATCCACCTATTCTTAATTGGCTAGGCTTAGTCATATCTGGTTCTAATTTCTAAGCATTAGCTAATTCCTATTCATTAGCGTATTGACTTAATTTTTTGCCACCATGAATTTTAAATAAACCATAAGCTGGACATAGTACAGATAAAACACCATCAATTTTTAATTTAATTGCAGATTTTGTAATATCTACACTTAATTGTGAAGCTAAAGAATTAAATATAGAACCATCACTAAATGGAATTAGTTTATTTAAATTATCTGCAGATATATCTATATTAGATTGTTCTATTTCAATTAGTTTATTTTTAATAGATTCAATTAAAGAATTTTTACTATCCTAATGAATTATAGAATCTACAATCTATTCTATAATTAGCTATTTAAATTTTTGTTTGTCCTATATATTATCCGCAGTATTTTTTAATATTTTTTCATATAAATCAACTGAATCTTTTATAGCATTCTCAGCTAATGATGCTAAAGCTAAATACATATCAGAAGATTTATCAAAAGAATAACCTCTAGATACACAAGCTGATACTACCTAAGTCATTAAGGATATTTCTTCATTATCAGCTAAATGTTCCTTATCCAACTGTATGCCAGCTTGATACATATTTATTTTAAAATAATTTAATTTGCCCACTTTATTCATACAGTCGATACTATTAATATTACCCATACCTTGTTTAACAGCACCTGCAGTAGGCATATAATGTATATCACTATGTTTTAAAGGTTGATACACATCTTCTTGAGTTTTTATTTGTGTCTTATGTAAATTTGGCATAACTGGATCATCATAATCTTTAAAAGTTCCAGTATTATTACTAGCTTTTACTACAGCTTCTCTAGAATATTCTGATTGTATGAAACGCTCTCCATTAAATTCTACAGAGTTCATACCACCAAACATATTAAATAACTTCCAATTAGTATTTACATTTTCAAAATGTTCCTATTTTTTACCAGATGTTGGATTATTATTATCATCTACAGTATAATAATCCATAGTATAACTATTATTGCCATTATAAGTTAACCCAACGACACGACGTATATTTTCGCCATCAAAATAAGCATAAGATACTTTCTATGATTCAACTCCACGAATACTTGATTCTCTAGTATTAGAATATTGTAAATCAATCTATTGACCAGGATTTTTAGAATCAAATCCTCTCAAAATATTCCAATCAGTTAATGGTTGACCCTATTCATCATACCAATACCTATCAGTCATATTCTAAGCTAGTATTCTAAAACTTTTACAATCTTTCATTAAAGCGCAAGTAATACCAAAACCTGCAGTTTTAATAATACCACCAGTACCTGTAGTTTCATCATAAAAATGTATAAAAGGTTTTTTAATAATTCCGGCTCTAGCTCCACCTAAAGAATTATTTTCCAAATCAATTATGAATGGATCTACAAATGTAGCACCATCATGTGGACTCACAGTTCCAGTTTTACCACCAGCATCTCCTAAAACATTATAAACAACATCTTCTATATCATCTATAATAGCTATATTATACTTAGCTGGAATGCCATCTTTTTGATTTAATTGGTATTCCTAAACAGTAGCTGTATAAGATACATTACGTTTAAATTGAGCATTAAATCTAGTGTTTTCTTGCCATGCTAATTCTTGTAAAGATGGATTATTATAATCTGAAAACTAGAATTTACTTGGATGTGCTATGTGTGAACCTACATTAGATACTACAAATTCTTGACTAAATAAATATTGTAAAGAATTAAATTGTCTAAATCTAGGATTTAAAACTATATCATAAGATTGATTTAAAGCTTCTAAATCATATAAAAACTATGTAAAATTAATATAATTATATGGTTTACCTTTAGATAAATCAAACATTATTTTAGTAGCTAATCTATTAGCTTCAGTATCAGATGTTAAATTGTAAGTTAATCCATTATATGTAAATTGCCCTAATATTAATTTACCTGTAGCTTTAGATACCCAATCTGGATTTAGATTTTTTATAAGGGAATTTAAAGAAGTATTATCAAGTAAGTCTATTTCAAAGCCATCTTTTAAAAGACTACATAAAAATTCTTTTTCCCCTTCTTTAAAATACTATTTTGTTTTTTCAGGATCATTGAATGTCTCTCTAAGATATGTAGCTGTCCTATTTTCAGATAATATTTCAGTACCAAATAATTTATTAGCCTATTTATTATTTTCATAATGTACATTATGGGTTAATTTAATATTATCATTAGGATGATACCAATTCCATATTTTAGTAATTTCTTCTACAGCCTATACAGGACTATATTTAATAAACCCAGCCTATTGTAGATAGGCCATCTATTTATTATAATTATCAAATGTAAAATTATCCCAAAAGAATCCACTAGTAATTAGTTCAGGTTTATTTAACAACATATTAGCCATTTCAGTGGCTGTTACTCCTAAAGCTTCTTTACAAATAGCTTCATCAGTAAAAACTCTAGCAACTTTATTCCAATCTTTTTGAACAGCATTATAAGATTTTTGATAAAAATATCCTAATTCTTCGGAGATAATTTGTTTAATTCCTATATCACCTAATTCTTTTACAATCTAATTAAGTGACATTCCACCTTCCTGTACATTTTTTAAAGTTTTATTAACCTCATAAATATACCCAAATTCTGGAAGTATTTTAGCTAACTTCTAGTTTATATCATATCCTGGAAAATAATCACGTCCTAATAACTCTATTGAATAAAAATCATCATCAATTCCTATAGTTGAATAAGCATACTATTCTTTAATTTCTTGTAGATCTTTATGAGTTAATTTTGATAAATCTTCTAATAATCTATCAATAATTTTTTGTTCATCCTATTGAGTTATTGGGGTTGTAGTATAACTTTGTACTATAGCATATTTAGTAGGTGCATCATAATCAATCTTAATACGTCCTATATAAGACTTATCAGACATTATGGCTGGAATAAATCTTAGTATCTAAGGATTTGTAGTATTAGGATTATTTGGATCATTAAGTGCATTAAAATAGTCATAAATTAAAGTAGCTTGCTCAAATTCTACAGGTGTAAAATCAACATGAGATTTATAATCTTTAAGAGTTTTAGCCTCTTTCATTTGTTCTATACCTAAAAACAAATTTTTATCAAACATACTAAAATGATTTGATGCTGATTCAGGTTTTAAGTTCTACATCTATTGTTGAAATGGATATGAACTTAATAACCTACTTAAATTTTGTACACTAGCACCATGTCCAGCACCGTCTTTAACTTGTGAAGCTGTTAATAAATGATCTAAATAAGCTTCCATTTTAGCTAAAGTTTTTATCATAGGAATAGAATCTTCACTTATTAATTCTATTTCATATAAATCATTATTAATGCCTGGAGCATAATCCAAATAATTGCTAAATACATCATGTATTTTAGCTTTTAATTCAGATTTATTAATGATATGCATGCCATTTTTATCCAACATTAATTCATTAGATACACTAATATTTGTTAATATATTAGATGCTAATTTAAACATATCATAATAACAAGTTATATCATCAAAAAACTATTTTCCAGATATATTAGTATAAGCCTCCTAAAACTACTTAGATTCTATATTTTTATCAGTTATAAAATGTATAAACTAAGCTAATACATGTTTCTTATCAGTTCCTAATTTAGATATAAATTCTTTACCTTTTTCTCCAGAATAACTTATATTATTATATGTATAGATTAAATTACCATTTGGACTAAAATATACAGTAAGAAGGTCATTATTACCTAAATCTATAGTAAAATTAATACTACTTAAAGCATCAGTATTAGTCTTATTAATCTATATATTAAATTGGTTTTTAAGTTCTGGATAATTAATTCTACTATATGTATTATAAGCTGATATACTTCTTATTAATTGATTCTATTTTTTAGTAATAGTACTATCCTATAAACTCTAACTTGCTATTTGTCCACTTCTAGAACTTTCATAATATTGGGCCAAATCAGCCGAAAATTCAGAATCAATTGTTTGGGTTATATAAGCTAAATAATTGATAGAGCTATGTCCATCTTTATTAATAGCCTCTAGTAAAGAACCCTTACCATTATATAAACCTCTATTAATAGTTTGTATAGTATCTTTATCTGTAGGAGAAAATGTACCATCTTCTAAACCTAACAAAGTATATAATTCAGAATTTCCTAATATATAAAAAATATCCCTAGTATAAGATTCTGGATTTAATCTAATTAAAGATACTAATTGCTGGAAAGAACTTATATCTTTTATATGTTCATAAACTTCTAAATCCGATTTTTTATTAGATCGTAAGAGTTTAAATTGTATATTTTTAAAATTATCAAGATCTTTATTTGTAGGCTATTTAGTCATTAATGATTTTAATTTGGCCGTAATTAAATGATTAAAATCACTAAAAGATAAATATTCATTAGGAACTCTATCTCCATTATAATTATATTTAGGTAACGTCTTAATAATAAATTGAGATACATTATTAATTTCTTTATCCAAAAATATATCTGAAGTATCTCTCCATGTACTATATAATTTAGTTCCTTTTGATGATAAACTATATCTATTAGGTTTAAACTATGCTATATCCTAATTTATATTAATTACTTCACCAAATACCTATTTAATATAATTATCAAAATTATTTAATAATATCCAAGAATTATATGCATCTATTCTACTTTGTGCCTTTTTAGTTTCCTCAACATTATTAATGTTAGGATCTACTATTAATTGTACTAAAGAATCTAAATTAGAAGGTTTTTCAAATAAATTTCTAAAATAAGTATATGTCTTATAATATATATTTGGAGTTAATCTAATAGGCACTCTATTACCTTGTAAATTAACCCCTTTAAGGGTTTTATATAAAAATTCATAATCAGGATCTTCTTCAGTTAGTCCAAATCGTGTAGCTAATTTATTTATAGTAAAGTCGGTTATTATTCCATTTTCACTATATACTGAACGTATATAATTTATAATAGTCTAAAATAAATCATTCTAACGTTGACGTATAGCATAGTCAAAATCCTATGAATTTTTACAAATATTAGTATGACTACTATCTGTAAATATAAAAGAATTAACAGCTACACTATTTGCAAAATTAGTAAATAACTGTTTACCTTTTGCTGAATATCCAAAAGCATCCTGCATAAAATTTCTCTATGCAGCTTCTTTTAATTGAGTTTCTTCAGATTTAACTCCACGTACTTCTTCAGTACTTTTTAAAGTATTTAACTATTCAGCGATTTTATTATCGGTCTGAAACCATGACATAATTTCATCTTCCGACACTAAATTAGTATCATCATCTAAAATATCAGCTAACTAATCTACAATATCTGGAGCGATTTCTGGAAGCTCATTCATATCTATTATGAATTTACTTTTGATGGTTTTCATTATACCTTCTTTAAATTCTTGTATAATCTATTCATCGGATTTATCACCCCTATTTTCGTCAATATTTTTAGCGAAGGTGTTGACTCCCAATAATAGAGAGTCTCCACCATCCCAAGGACATTTCTTTGCCATTATAATAAGTTTATTACTATACTATTACATCTATTTTTTTCTTCTATATCATTATCTAGATTATTTAAATCTTGTTTAAAATACTCTCTTAACTAATCCTATAAAGATTTATCAGTAGATTCTATATCTAAAGAAGAATTAGCTCTAAGAGATGGTTTAGTTATTAAACTTTTAGCTAAATTTATTTGTAATTCTAGTTTCTTTAAAGCTAAAGGCCTTAATTCATTAATATCTTTAGTCTAACTTATAGCTGTTTCTATATCTACTAATTCCTAAGAATTAGCACGTTTAATTTTTCTAAGTAATCTATTAGATAATTTAATAATTCCAGTAGGATTACCTTTACCTTTAGTAATATATAATACATCCTAATCGGTTAATGGGATATTTGGATATTCTAATATATTCTAAGGTTTTTCAGGTTCTGTTAAATCATCTAAAGTTATCTACCCATTATCATAATTAATTTCGTAAGTAACTCCATTAATTATAACATTTCCATTATGTAAATCCTATATAACTCCTTTTAACATAGGTTGCTCTTCAGTAATTTGAAAATTACCATTAGAATCAATATAAGCAAACTATTGCATATCTGGATTAGAATTTATATTATCACATAAAGTATTTATAGCTTTTTGTTCTAACTAATCAGCCTATTCCTAAGAAGTTATTATAGAATAATCAATTTTAGGAATTAAATCACCAAAGTCATTTTGTAATTTAGTATATTTATCTGAAGGGCTAAATGATTCTTGTGTAGATCCTTCAGATGTTCCTAAATTAAATTGTTTTTTACCTGTATAATAATCTCTAAATACTAAATTTCCTGATAATAAATACCATGGAATTACATGATTATTAGGATTATCTTTAGTCTATTCAGCTAAATCTTCTATAGTATTTCCTACCTAATCACCATATTTTATAGATACTCCCTATACGAATTTATCTATAATCTTAGTTATAGAATCTACATCTTTATATGTAGAAGTCGTTATTTTATTCTAAACTAATATAGGTTTACCATTAATTGCATAATTAATTACTTTTGCATAATGAAAATCGCCTAACATTTTATCAGAATCCATTTTAACATTTTCTCGTACTTTATATTTAGAGTTATTAAATATAGTTTTTATTTTGTTAAAATCCTTACTTTCTACAAATTTTGTTCCAGCTAATTTTGGGTCATATGCATCTGGGAAGCATATATACCTAAGCATATATATAAGATTACGTTCTACAGTTGTATTTTTTCCATAAGACCCACGTCCCCAATTTTCTGTAGTTCCTAATATTTTAGAACCTTTTTTATAATCCTATTTGGTAGCTTCTATAGCTGATATAGTATTTATAAATTTATCATAAACTTCATTACCAAAATAATGAATTATTCTATCTTTTATATATTTTTCATCACTTTTTAATAAAGCCTACCAAACATTATAAATAGTATAATTATTTCCAGATGGCCTAACATTTTTAATATCAGTATCATTAAATGCTTTTAATCCATTTATATAACTATCAAAAGTTACAACTGGAGGTATCACAAATATTTGTTTAACTATTTTAGGTTCTGATGAATCAGATAGCTGTTTTAAATACTATTGATACATCTGTTCATCTGATAATTCTAAATTATCAGTAACTAATACAAATGGATATCCTGCAGTATCGCCAAACTATTTTGGACTAACTTTTGCAGTAGTAGTTCCCTACTCATTATTAATAGTAATAGTACTATTTCTAGCTATTAATACTGGAGTTATTTTAAGATTCTACTATGCAGATAATTCTCTTAAAGATATAATACCATTTGGGATAAATTTACCATTTAATTGGAACCCTCCAGTTTTTCCGGCAAAATGAATTCCAGAATTTATTAAATCCTTTCCAGGCAACCAATCATCATTTATTTTATAAACAATAGCCTAACTAACTAAAAATAATTGAAATAGATTATGTAAATCAGTACTTCCATCTTTTATAGCTGCTTTAGTAGCTACTATTTCTACACATTTATCAAAGAAAGATTTTATATTCTAATTATGTAAAATAGAATAAACTGTAGGATATAAAGGATGATCCTGAGAATCAGTTAAATTTCCCACAGTTATAGGAGAATTTAAAGCCATTATAGGTAATTCAAATATATATCCTTTATCATCCATAGATATACATGCTCTAATGTCTTTATCAAAACTATTAGTTTCTCCCTATGTAGGATTATACAAAGATTGTTCTTCTTCAGTATTCTTAACAAATCTATTAAACTGTGGATTGCGTTCGGCTGTTTTAGAAGATATAGTAGATTTTAAAATAAAATCACATTTTAAATTCTAAATAGGTATCTAAAATTCCTACATAAATAATGCTAATAATTTAGAATTTAAGTCCTATTTAGATGTAGCATAACGTATAATAGATTGTGTTCTACCTATAAAATTTAATAATTTATTAGGGTTATCTAAATATTCTTGTGGATTTTTACCGTATGCTTGTAATACTTTTAGTATTCCACATACTCCATCAATTCTGTCATTATTAAATCCTTTAGTTGGTTGTAATTTACCATCTTGTATAGAAAATCCACCTAATTCAAATGAATTAAATGTATATAACCAATGTTTTCTAGTATTTTTAGTTACTGGTCTTTCTTCAGTATCTTGATTAGCGTTATCTAAAACATCTAAAACAGTAGTTTCTGTTCCATTTAAACCTTCACCAGAAGTTTCAGGACTACTCTAATCAGTTTCTTGATCATTAGTCTATTCATCCGTACTAGGTTCTTCAGTAGAGTTTGCAGGTAAAGGTGGAAGTGTATCTGAATTATAAGTATTTAATATATTATTTAAAATATCATCAATATTAGATAAACCATTAGCTTCTCGTTGAGTTTTAATCTAATTTATAATATTTTGATATAATTCTTTTTGCTTTTCTCCCTAATTTGTAATAGTTGGATCGGATTTTATTAAATCATCTAACTATTTATTAACTGTAGAAGTTATAAATTGTTCTAACTAATCTTTGTCTACAGTTTCTACTTCAGTAAAATTTTCTAAACCTAATTCAGTAGTATCATTAGAATCTTTTTCAGTATCATCATTTGTAGTAGTATCCTATAATGTTTTAGATTCTCTAGGTATAATAGTTAAATCTCCACCATCAATTGGTTCTAATGCTTTTTTAACTAATTCTGATTGATGTTTAATATCTCCAGCTGGCATAGGCTCTGTTTCAGTAGATTCATCCATAGGTCCATTTTTAATATTATTATAAGTTTTAGACCCAGTATTTGCATCAATAATTGAATCTTGAGTAATTAATAAATTACCTTTTTTGGATCTACTTATACCTGTATATAAAGAACTTATAAAATTACTACTAGACTATTTTGGATTTGGATCTAATTCAATTACATAATAATCAGATTCCAAACCTTGTGAATTACCACCCTAATGTAACTAAAAATATTCTTTATATTTAGGAGAAGTTATTAATTTATATATTTCAGTATTTTCTGATTGATATATATAACCTATTTTATCTTCTTCTAAAATAGTGCCATTAGATTGTCTTTTAACTGTAGAAATTAAGCCTTTAATAGATTTTTCTAATTCATTTAAATCTATTTTATTATTATTATAATTAAATACTTTAGTGCCACTTAATTCATACTATTTATCAAAATTCTCATAGTATTTAAATAATAATTCGCTATCAGGATTATTAATTGCTGCTTCTACAGTATTGTTATTTAAAGTGCTCTACGTATTAGCTGTTCTTAAACTGTCCTTAAGTCTAAATGGATGTACTAACTAATTTCTACTAAGTTTTAACTATAAATCTAATACAGTTGGCATGTTTTCTGTATTTATGCCCTATTGTTTTAATTCATTTATAGAATCCTATATATTTATTTCACATTTGCCTACCGCAGAAATCTGATGTAAGTCTCCAGCTGTAATTACAGGTATGCCATGTATTTTAGCAAACTCATTAATTATTTTTAATTCAGTATCAGTAAATCTAGACACCTCATCAATAATTATAACTTTAGGTAATTCTTTTTTATCAATATTTTTAAAAGTAGCTTTTGGAATTAAATTACCTTCAGAATCAAAATCATAATGTTTACCTTTTTCATATTGTAAAGAGTCGTTTTTACGTTCTGGCAAATCATAATTACTTATAAACTATAATAATTCATTACCATCAAATGATTTACTATTATTGAATTTTAATACTTTTGATAATTTATTAGCATTTGCTTTAGTATTATTTACAATCCAAGCATTTATATCTGGATCGATTCCTTTTAATATAGATGCTATAGTATTGATAACTGCAGCTGTTTTACCAGTTCCAGCTTTTCCTTCTATAAATATCACATTATCAAACTTAGGTCCAATAACTTCTTTCCAATATTTTTCAAAAGCATCAGTAGCTAAAGGTTGGGCTGTATCAGAATTAATATTAAAATATTTAGATAATAATTTTACTCTAGTATCAAAATCAGCATTATGTAGGGTATCTAACATTTTAGATTTTAATACTTGACCAAATTTTGTTATAATCTAGCCATTAACTACATTGGCTGTACCTAAATAAATAGCTTGTTCCTAAGAAAATATAGGTGCTATATCATTAGATATATATTTTTTATAAGCATGATAAAAATTAGAACTTTTAACTGTAGCATGAGATGCTAAATAATAATAAAAATCAATATTATTTATATTATTAGTTTTATCAGAAGATAAAGTAGATTCATTAGTATTAAAAAAGTCCCATAATTTATTATCTAATAATTCTTCAATACTATGAGTACCCTCAAATACATTTGTTCTAAATAATTCATATATAACATCTTCCATTTTAATACGATCCTGCATAACCTATTCTAATGGTAATGATATATTATCCTATTCGTCTTCAGATAAATCTAACTTTAATCCTTTAAAAGTTTCTAAAGTAGATAAATCCTTTAAAGCTGATTTGTCCCAATCGTCTGGAAGAGCATTTATAACTAATTTATATACTTTTCTATATAAATTAAGTGTACTCTATATTTGTATTTTAGGCTACATTATTAATTTAGAATTCTTATTCTATTCATGTAAGTCTAATAAGAAATGTAATTTTCTATTAATTATTTCTAAATCAAATAATAATTCATTAGCACTAGTACCTTTTATAGTAGGTAAGTCTTTCCACCCTTCTGTTTTCTTATTTAGATTATTTAAAGTCTCATTTATACCAAATAGATCTAAATTTTGAGAATACATATTAGTACCAAAACTAATATCTACTGTATGACCTAAATTATCAGAACGCATACCTAAAATAATAGCATGCAACATCTAAGTTGCTTTTATAGCCTATTTTAATTGATATAATTTAAATTCATTGTTTATAGTAAAGCCATTTAAATTAATACCAAAAGCATTTAATATAGAATTTAATCCCTCAGGGCCACCTAATAACTCTTCTATAGTTACATTATTTCCAGTAACATCTAATATAAATTTATTTAATAATGCTTCTACTGGACTAGTTTTTAAACTATTGATAACTGATTTTAAATTATTTATACTGGATAATTCAGTAGTATAATTAGGTAGCATCTAAAAATCATTTAATCCTAAAAATTCTTGAATAGATTTTGGTAAAAGTCCATCATTATTCCAATCATCAAATAATCTATTTATTTTTCCTAATTCAATACGAGTATTATCGATTAGATTTAATAAATACTACTTAGTTTCAGTATTTATCCACCCTCTGGCCTATTCTTTTTCAACTATTTTAGGTAATAATTTATTATAAAATAGAGTAACTTGTAGAGTAGATATTAACCCCATATCCTCTTCTTTTTCTTTTAGATCAAAATCTTTCTAATCCTAAGTATAAGTATCTGATATAGGTTTATTTTTAATAGCTTCGTATTCAGAATTTAATTTATCAGTAGTAACTTTTACTTCTGCATCAAAATCATCCAACATCTAATCATCTACTAATCCTCTTAATTTCTATAAAGTTATCCATAAATTTGGATTAACTATATTAGTAGCACCTGGGATAAATTGATTACCATCAGTTATATTAGATCCAGTTAATTTTAATAATGTAGTATAATTGTATAATTCTTTAACTACATTAGCTATAGTCTATGAATTTGTATCATCCAAATTATATTTAGATATAATTCCTTCAGAACCTCCAAATATTTTATTTACTAAATTAATATATTGAGTTGCAGCTATATGTACATCATCAGCTGCATCAGTTTTTAAATACTATTCATACTAAGTCATCAAATCACTTTTCTCAGAATCTGATAAATTATCAATAGTTTTCTTTCCACCAGTTTGTGCTAATATAAATGTTTCAAAAGTAACCCCATCATTAAATTCCTTTAATAAATTTGGATTAGTTTCCAATAAAGCTGTAGTCATAAAAGATGCGGAGTTTTTACCATCAGCCAAATCTTTTACTTTCTATTGTTGTTCTTTATATTGGTCTAATAAAGGCTATAATCCAGCTTCATATTCGTCATTATTAGTATTAGATTCTCTTTTATCTTTATCAGAAAAAGATTGTTTATAATCTAAAATTTGTTGTTTTAGATTTACTAATTTCTAAGTTTCATTATTAAATGTTTCTATATATTTTCCAGCTGTTTTAGTTTTCATTAAAGCTGAATACCTTAATTCTTTTAAAGTTGCTTGACTTAATAATGATTCATTACTTATATTTGCTCCAGATTCATTTAAGGTGGATTCAATTAGTTTAATTTGCTATTTTACAGCATTTTTTATAATATCATTTTGATTATCTTGTTCAGAACCTACTCCATAACCATAAGTTCCTTGATCATCCTATACTAGTTTGGTAGATAGGTATTTATTGCCAAAATCAACTTTATCTAAAGCATCATATAATTGGTTTACTTCTCCATTTCTAACCATAGAAATTACATGTTTAACGGCATCCTATGATGATAAATTAGAGTAAGTTTTAAACGTATTGTAATTTTGGAATACAGAATGAGTTCCTCCACCTATAAAACCTCCTAAAAAGTTCATGGCATATCTAGTACCCCATCCTTGCATATTTAACATATCTTTCTAGTTACCTCCAGCTACCCAATTACCTAAATCATGGGCAGTACGTACAACATCAGCTAAAACTTCTTCAGATACTTCTTCAATACCTTCACCTAAAGCATTAGCTAAGTTTCCCATTACAGTCTTTTTAAATACACCATCTTGAGACTCTTTTATAACATTGTCGGAACCAGTAAATATGTCTTTACCAATATTAATTATTTTTTTAACTATATTTCTTTTAGAATTTATAGTAGTAGCATTTTCAACTTCATTATTTAAAGCTTTTATACTATCTCCAGCCATAGATTTAACTATATTCTTAGCTGCATTTTTCTAAGCTCTAAGTTCAGGTAAAATTCTTTCTCCAATACCAGTATTAAGTAATTTAGCCTCAGCTGCAGCATATCCTAAAGTAAGTAACATAGCTGTTTTATCTCCAGCACCTGCATCTTTAGCTTCTTGATACATATCTTGTACAGTAATTCCAGTCATATAAGTTTTAGAAATAATTTCTCCAATCTTATAATATTGTTTCATATAATCCTGTACTAACTATTCAGCTTTTCTCTAATTATCAAATAATAATTCCTAATTTTGTAAATTACGTACATCACTAGAAATATCATTTAATTTACTTAACTTCATATTAGTTAATTTTTCCTAAGCTGCAGTCAATATTTCATCATTTTTAGAATTTAACTGTTTAGTATATTCAGCTATTTTTTTAGCTCTATTTTCATCACTAATACCAGTAGTACCTTTAAAAGCTGCAGGAGCATATTCAAATAGGAATCGTTGCTACTTTAACTATCCCATAGTATCTCCAAACATATTAATCATATTTTCTAAAGCCCAAGGATGTTCATTAGCATATTCAGATTGAGTATGGAAAAAATCAGTTTTTTCTGCAAATCCCTCTAATCTATTCATAGATTGATTATCACTAGAGGTTAACATTTTTCCTAAAACAGAAGCTAATTTTAAACCTTGTTGAGCTACTGAAATTCCAGCAACTACAGGGCCTACATAAGGTATATACATAGAACCTATTAATGCTGCATTTTTCATTAATGATCCCATAGGACTTTTATATAATCCATCGCTATCTATAAAATCAAATTTATTAGCAAATGAATCATCATCAGTCAATATATCAGATACATGAAGTACTTGTCTATTATGGGTACTTCTTCCATTTAATTTTTCATAATAATATGTACCCTAATCATTTAATTTATTTTCACCTTTATGGTAAACAATTTTATTTGGGTCTGATGTAGGGTTTCCTTTAGCATCGGCATCATAATCCCATTGTGCTAATGCCATTGTATCACCAAATAATACTCCAAAGAAATTATTATTAGGTGCATCAGTATATGTACGAGTTTTTGGGTCATATACTTTCTATGTTTGAGCTATTTCCTATTTAGACATAGTTCTAGGACCTTCTTTGCCAACTTCAACCATAGAATGTGTGACTCTATCTGGATTATATATCTATTTTATATCATAATCAGGCTTATAATCCTTTGTTTCAGGCTTTGCAAAAATATCCCATTTACTTGCTTTAGGTGTATTTTGTGCTAAAGCATTGTATTGATTAATAGTATTTTGATAAAACTAATGAAATTTTGCAGGACTAAAATTACCTTGTGTATCTTTAAATTGTTGTGCTGTTTGAACAACTGGATTATTTATATAATCCTATTCAGGTCTAATATTAGTGTTTGCAGCGGTAATACCTGATGCTATTAAATCATTAATTGAAGCATCAGGATTTACCATTGCTAATGACACTAAATCATTTGTTTTATTGGTTGCCATTGAACATATTAAATTGTTTAACACTCATTTGTGGCGGAGTACCACCATTTAAAGACTATTGATTAGCTACATCTAACTAATTAATAGACTATTGTTGTGGTATGGTTCTATCTCTAGCTGTCATTGTTTCATAAGAAGGTGTGACTGGAATAAATATAGTACCTTGATATAATTTATCTCCAGAAATTCCAGTTCCAAACCAACCACTATCAAATGAGTATTTATTATCATTATTTTTAGCTTTTCTAATATCTTCGTAATTTTTAATTTCATTGTCTTCAGTAATCTATCTAATATATTTAGTATTAACATCATTAGTCATTAAAGCTTCTTGTGTTAAAGTACCTTTTAATAAACCAAATCGCATCCATTTATTTTGAACCATTTCTCCAGTCTAATTATCATATTTAGCTGGTAAATGATTACTCTAATAAATTTGATTAACAATTCTTTTTTGAGACATTGTTAAATTATCTGAATCTGGATTAATATTATATTTAGTTTTAAGAATTGAATCAGAATCCTCTTTATATTTTAATAAATCTAACCAAGGTTTAGGTGTACTAGAATTTGGGTCTATTGGTAATTCTGCAGATATAAGCCTATTAGCGTCTACTATTACTTTATTACCACTATTAGAATCAATTCTTATACCATTACCAAATGTAGCATTATTAACATCTAACCCTTTAAAATCACTCTAACTTACTTCCTATAAAGTAGCACTAGTACCTAAAGCGTCTTTACCTTCATTTTTAGTAATAGCACCAACTACACCATTTACTACAAATCCCTTAGAACCATCTAATGAGATATTATAAGTACGATGTTCTCCTTGACCTCTAAACCACTGCCCTGCAGGACCTTCTTTAGCTTTACTTAAATCACCATCACCGTCTCCATCAGAATCTCCATCTTTACCGTTCTTCTCTTTAATTTTATCAATACCATATTGTAATTTAGAACTGGTATTTTTATCAACCATAAGAGTAATAAGGTCAAATACACCTTTATCTGGATCTTGAGCATTTCCAGCTTTTAAAGCTAATAAAGCACGATAATTATTAGGTAACATTCTATTTAAAGCAATTACAGCTTCTTGTGCTTGTTTTTTCTAATCAGCTGTTAATTTAGTGGTTTTATATATTCCATCTAAGCCACCTGTTAAACTAACACCTTGCTATTGAGCTTCCTAAATAATATCTATACCATTAATAATTCGTTGAGCCTATAATTTTGAATAACCCTCTTTTTGTAAAGTATCTACACCTAATCCAGAACTAAATTGATTTATAAATTCATTAATAGTTTTAGTACTTACACCATTCTCTACAACATCTAAGATATTATCAGCAAATTTATAATTTGGATCCATTCTACGTAATTGAAGTAGATCCCCATTAGTTTTTAAACTATAATTATTTCTATTATTTAAATAGTCCTAAACAGTTACAACCTATAATTCTCCACTATCTCTATTAGATACTACTACATTACCATCTGAGGTTACTGCAGCTTCATTAATAGATCCTTTAGATGAAGCATTTTTATAAGCATTATCAAAAGTTTCTTTACTATTTTTTATTTGATTTAAATATTGAATACCTCTAAGATATGCATCTGTAATACTTATAGGTGTCTACCCAGTAATTGGGTCTTTTAGTAATTCAGACATAGATAAATCCTACTAAATTTTACTTATTACAAAATTTACATCAGTAGGCAATCCCTCCATACTTTTTATAGCATTTAATAGATCTTTTTTAGTTGGTTCATCTGAGGCCTATTTTTGCGATTGTTGCCCCTGAAAACCCATAGCTATAGCTTGTTCAGCCTACTACAAAGAAGGGCCGTAAGCCCCCTATGTAACTGTTACAGGCTAATAGGTGGTAGCTATTATACTACCACCCTATTGCAATTTATGTAATTTTACTTTCATTTTAATTTAGTAATTTTATCTAATAAAGTTTTTCCTAATTGTTTATCTTGTGATAGAAAAGAATCAACAGTTTTATTAAGCTATTTAACAAATCTGTCATTATCTTTAGACCTAGCTCTTAATTTAGCCCGTTCAATTTGATCCTAATTCTTTATTTTAATAGTCATACCATTAGCTCCAGAAGCTATTTGTGCATGATATGTAGGTGTGCTAACTGTAGGTATAGCCCTACGAACACCATATATTTGTTGAACTCTATTAATATAATTTTCTCTAGCTTGATTATATATAGTAGACATTATCTAAGCCTATCTATTTTGAGCATCAACCATTCTAGGATCATTTGGGCTAACTCCCTAACTATATAAAGTTAATAGTTCTTTGCGAACTTTCTAATATTCATCATTAGTAGATAATAGTTTAGCTTGTTCCTATTCTACAGAACCTACTTGTTGGCTATTCCACCAATTTTGTAAATCTTCCTACTTCTAAGCTTTTTGTTCTAAATCGTAATTTTGCTTCATCCAATAATTATTCCATATATCAGTATTAGCTGCATCAATTTTCATTGTATTTATACGTTTTTCTTCATCTGCAGCATAAGCTAATTTACGATTATTATTTGCTGTGTCAATACGAGCATTTTCATTAGTCATAGCTATTTTATCATTAGCGTCTCTCTATTGATTAATATACTATGCATTTTGATTTTCTGCCTACATTTCTTGAGCACGTACATCTGAAGCTTTTTCACGTTTCATAGCTTCATTTAAAGATGCATCAGCATATCTTGGAACATTCATTGAAGACATTTCTCTGTTCCCATTTTCATAAGCAGATTTTAATACATTAGTCATATCAGTAGTCTATCGTTCATAAGCTGGATGTTCTAATTGGTAAGGCTAAAAATTATTAATTTTTTTAAGTCTATTTAGATTCTAATTAGTAATCCACCAAGCTCTAGCTGCCTCAGATAAATTAGCTTTTAATCTAGAGCCTTCTGGAGTATTCATATAATCCTATTTAGAAGGATTTTGATTTGGTAAAGGGCTTTCACCTAATGTTGTTTCTGGGCCATTTTTAAAGATTTCAAAATCATTCCATTTAGTAATACCATCAATTACACTACCTCTAGCTTCCTATTTAAATTTAGCTGCATCAGCTTCGCTTACATAATGACGCTATCCATTTTCTGTATAAAAATATCTATTACCCTCTTTTAATAAATCATTATGGGCATTAGCTAATAAATTATCATAGCGTAAATGTTCTAAGTATTCTCTTGGGTTAGTATATTGTTTAATAGTTTCTCTACCATAGGCGTCTTTATTTTTTATATTCCAGATACCTCTAAGTTTTCCATTTTCAAATAGTGTAGATAAAGATCCAGCAGGTAAAGACTTATCATACATCTAAGACCATTTATAGAATAAATTGTTATTATTACTATACTTTTCAGGATTGCTAGCATATTCATCATACGAATTTAATAGATTTGTTGTAAAATCTATATATTTCTACTGTGCTTCAATATTTTTAGCATAATTCTATCCAGTCTATGTATAATTAGAAAATCTTGGATCTGTTTTATATCGTTCTTTAATACTTCCAATACCATTATTGCCATATTTAAATTGGTCTACATAGGTATTATCAGCATTAACTCCATGTAATGTGTTTCCCCAAGTAGTAGTATAAGTATTAGGATCAATCACTTTAGGCCATAATATAGTTCCCTATTGGGCTTTAATTATACCTCCTGATTTTCTATATACTACATTATGTCCAGTTGTTGGGTCTACTCCCATATTATAAGTTGGATTATAAGGTTCATTAGTAACTGCAACTAAAGGATGTTCTACTGTTGGAACAGTGTAATTATATTTATCACCTCTTAATGGTAAATACCCTTTAGCTCTATGTTCTAACATATTTATATAAGGATTGTTAGTTGGATTACTGAAATTATATACATCTATAGTTTTAACTTTCTTTTCAGTACGTCCCCATAAGTTTTTCCAATTAGGGTTTTCTGAATTAATAATTCCAGATACTTTTTCACCTTCAAATCCTTTTATTTTATTAATTCTATCTTGCAAAGCTTGATTACCTTTAATATTTTCTAATTCAGATTTTTTAAGTATTGCAACTTTTCCAGAGTCTGTAACAACACCTGTTAAATCTTTTTGTAATGCTTTACTACGTGCTCTAGCACTAGATACTCCATGTTTAATACCTAAAACTAAAGACAATCCACTAGCCACATTTTGTAAATCTTCTGCAGTTACAGATGTAGGACTAGTTATTAATTTTTTAAATGATTTAACTTCTTCACCTAAATTAGATGCATTCATTGCAGCTAAAATCCATGGTGTATATTTAAGTAAAGTTTTAGATACTTTTGCAAATTTACCAGTAGCACCAGCCCCAGGAATCATCCCTGCAAAATCTAAACCTAAATTAATTCCAGCTGTAGATAAAGCTGTACCTAAATTTTCACCATCAGCTATATCCGCACCTAAATTTGCTAAAGTAGATGTAGCACCTAAACCTATTGATGCAACTTGTCCAGCACCTGGAACAAAAGCCGCAGCAACTGCAGCTAAATCTCCTGCAGCACTAGCTAATCTAGTTATATCCGTTCCAGATAATTCTTTTTTATCTCCTAAACTTTTGGTTAAATTCTATTGTGCTTGTACAGACCTACCTTTAGCTTTAGCTTCATTTTGAACAGCTTCTAATTTTTGTTGTTGGATAGTTTTAGCTCTATCTAGTTTCTCTTGTTTAAGTAAATCAGCCTAAGTCTAATATTTATTTATATAGTCATTTAACTACTAATCAGTTAAATAATCTCTATTAGTTAAAGTGTATACAGCTTGTCCGCCGTATTCAAATTTTTTAATATTTAATTCACCACCATTTTTATGATTAGATACCATATCATCTGGCTATTGTTGTGGTGGTGTAATCAAACCTCTAGAAACTTGGAAATGATTCCATAATTCTGGAGTATTTACTATAGATTCTCTAGATATTACTTTCTTAGCTGGGTCATATAATAGTATTGTACCAGTATCTTCATTAAAAGATCCAGGGATGGTTACTTTACCACCAGATACAACATTAAATTCACCATTATTAGGAACTAAATCAGGATGTTGTATAAAGAAGTCTAAAGTATTAACTATATGTTGTTTTGCGGACATCATGTGTCCAAATTGATTTTTAATTTGTATATCTCTATTAGATAATTTTTCTGGAGATACTATTGTATTTAAATCTCTAAAAAATTCTGGAGCTATTTTATTTCTAAATAGATTAGCATAACCATTACCTAAATTCATTTTTTTATAGGCTTTCATTACAAAATCTTCATTATAATTTGAATTAGGTAATTGCATTAAAATTGGATTTCCAGTTACATTCCAATTAGTTATTTTATTAGTTAAAGCTTCTAATTTAGATTGTTGTATTTTCTATAATTTCTAATTAATAGCATCTATAGGATTAGCCTACTATTGAGTTTGCTATTGTACCTACTATTGTTTTTGCTAATTAGTAGATTGTTGCTAATTGGTATCTTGTTGAATAGGTTTTTCTTGAACTACAGGTTCAGAATATTCTGGCATAGCATCTATAACACTATTTACAAAATTTACAGCTAAACCATAAGCCTATTTCATTCTTTTATCATCAGCACCTCTTTGAATCCCATCTTTAAATACTAATTCTCTTGCTATATTTCTTTTTTCTACAGTTCCATTCTAAATACTAGTTAATACATCTGTAACAGCTTTATTAAAAGCTTCTAAGTCTTTAGATTTCATGTTCTAACCGTAAGCTTCAATAAACTTAGGTAAACTCAATGCAAGAGAATTTTCTAATCTTTTTTTATCGAGTTTACGGTTTACATCGTACCATAACTCAACTGGTTGTGTATTAGAATTTTCTGCCATATAACATAAAAGGGAACATACTAAAAGTATGCTCCCTATAAGAATTTAATTATTATTTCTTAATTCTTTTTACAAGTACTCCGCCTTTACGATATACAGGCTCACCTTGTGGAGCTTCTTCTTGTGGTGCACCACCTTGTGCTTGCTGAACAATCTGCATAAATGCTTGACATACTTGCATAGCTGCCTGACAATCTTGATTTTGTAATGCCTGAGCTGCCATCTGTGCTATTTGCATTAGAGGATCTTCTCCTCCTTGACCTTGATCTGGAGCACCACCTTCTTGTGGAGTTGCTTGTTCCTGTGTCTCTGGAGCAACTGCCCCACCGTCTTGGAATTTCTTAACAAATACTTTCATAATAAATATATTTATAATTTTAATTAACTATTACAATAATGGTGTATAATATTATTAAATCCAAAATAAATAAGATTTGCGTTTTATTATATATTATTTTGGACTTTCAACATAGTCAGGTTTCCGTTCGTCCTATTTTTTAAACACCTTAAATATATATTTTCCTAAAGATTTATAGTCATTTTCTGAATGACTATCTAATGCTTTTTTAGCTTTTCTAATTATTATTTTTGTTTCTCTACGACTAACTATTCTTTCACCTCCCTTTAAATCCATTTGGGAAGTGCCATCCTATTTTAATACCTACATTACGTAATCATCATCATCTAAAAATTCTAAAGTATCTCCTTCTTTTATATTTGAGCCTTGATTAACTTCTACTACATACATAGTATCATCATGTCCTAATAAAGTATCATCTTCAGGCTATCCATGTTCTACAGCAATTACTTCCTAATCTTCATTTATATAAATAATATCTAATGGTATTAATGTATTTTTCATCCATATCTCTACCAAATCTGGCTCATCATAGTAAAAGATCATTCCTTCATTACTTGGTAACTCTTTTACATTCATTAGTCCTTTTTCTTTTTCTTCTTGAGTTTTAGCTTCTTTTACATTATACTCTTTATCTCCTAATTTTATTTTTATCATAGACTTGCTTTTTGTAAAAGTAATTGTAATAAAGTATCTTTTTCTACTACATTTAATTTATTTAAATCTAGATTATGAATCTAATCTATTAATCCACCATTTTCATTCTTAGGAATTGGATTGTTTTCAACAGGAAATACTTCATGATTTTCTACCTATTCTTTTACAGTAGGTGTTTCATTAGTAAGGTTTTCTATTAAACCAGTATTATCCTAAGTATTATTGAATATTTCTTTTACAAGTAATTTACCTATTTCAATAGCTTTTTTATCAGAACCATCTTTACGGGCTTCTTCAATAGCATCGGTTACTTCTTTTCTAAAGATAATTTCGTCTTTTTCAATTTCAGCCTATTGAACTCCGTCTTTATCTACTACAGGAATACCTTTCTTTGTTATATTTTCTACATCCATATTATTCTTTCTAGCATGTAAAGCACCTTCAGGAATAATATTAAATGAGCCTCCATCTTTAAATTTCTATACTTCTTCTTCAGTAGCAATTATAGGTTTAAAACTACTAATATCTGGAATTATAAATTCTTCTTCTTTTTCAATTTTCATACCATGTTTTCCTGCATGTAAATATGTAGGCTAATATCCTTGTAATTTCTTTTGGTAATCTACAGTATTTATATTCTAAGTAGCATTTCCAAAAGTGTTTCTAAATTGTCCAGTACTTGATATGGCTCTTAATGTTTGGGCTTTATTATTAGCGTCATAAATCTAATCATTAGCCTTATTACGTGCACCACTACTAAATAAACCATACTTTTTACCAGATTTATGAATAGCATCATCAAACAGTCCCATATTATAACTACCTGCAACATAATTTCTATCAACTTTATCTGCAGCTGTATTATAATTAAATTTATCAGCGGTTTTACCTCCAAATCCATTAATTAATCCAAGTGGAGTTAAATTTAAGAAATTAGATCCTAAAATAGCATCAGTATTTGTCATAGAATCGGTGCCTCCGCCCCATTTATTAACAAATTTACCAGCTAAAGCACCACCTTTCATGATTAATGATGCAGCTTGTCCCCAAACAGGTATAACACTAACGGCATCAGATAATGTATCATACGCTGAATCTAATCCTTTAGTAAGATTGCCTTTATCTCCAGAATATTCTCGTTTCTATGGTGCAAATTGATTAGCCACACTTAAAGCTACTCCACCTAAACTTTTAGCATTAAAGGCACTTCCTAAACCTTGTTTAGCTGCAGTTTTTAAACCACTAACAGATAAATTACTAAGACCACCTTTTAATACAGATTTACCTAACTAACTAGATACTTCTTTACTAACATTAGATCCTACTGATTTAATTACATTCTATCCAATCCCATTTACTGCAGCACTAACAGCTTTTACTACTGGTGAACTTGTACTACTAGATATTGTTGAAGTCGCCTAATTTAAAACATTTGAAACTCCCCCAGATAGACTACTTAAACCATTTAAATAGTCTATAGGATTTTCATTACTCCCATTAATACCTCCAACAAATTTTTGCCAATCCCCTAAAGATTTATTTTGTTCAAAAGGATTGTTAAAATTAATTTGTTGGTTAATTAATGGATGTTTCTAAGAATATGATAGCCAAGAATACTAACCAGGATATTGTTGAAAAGAAGTATTATTAATAAGGGGAGGTAACTACATCCCCATCTATCCTTTATTTATTTTATGCATAACTTAATATATATAAAGTGTGTATAGCTGTAATTATAGCTAAATCCTTACCACTATACCTTACTCTTATTTTTATATATTTATCTCTAAGTTTAGTTTCCTATCTATCACTCCAAGTAGTTATTTTATCTAATGTATAGTTTTTAACTATTTCTGGTATAGGATCTATATCCTATGGTATATTATTACCTAATACCACAGATACGTTATCTGTAACTTCATTTTTCTATCTAAAGTTAATAGAAGGTATTTGTATATCCCATCTATCTTCTTTATATTGAGAATTTCCTCTAAGTCTACCAATTAATCTATTATTAGAATCTATATTATTAAATGGCATATTTTTTACATGAGTTATTACTCTAAATTCATTTAAATCTTTATCCCAATATAACTCTGTTCCAGATAAATTCTAATAATCTTTAGTAGCACTATTTTGCATTTGATAAGTATCATATAATTCATTAATAGTATCAATTCTATTATAATATAAATCAAATAAATTAGATTTCTTATTTTTATTATATTTCAACTTTTCAAATTTTTTATTATATGTTATATCAGAACCTAACTAATTAAAAAACTTTTTAGTAAGTTCCTATCTATAATACATATTTAGTTTATCTTTACTAAAAGTATACCCTTCTCCAACTATATCAAAATGAAAAGATTCAGGTTCAGCTTTAGTGCTTAATATAATTAAATTATTGAATATTTTCTATACCTAAGATTCAGCACCCTATCCATTTACTACAAATTCAAATTCAAATGGGTGTTGCTAACCATACCAATGTGTTGGTTTAATGTCGTCTACAACATCATAAATTCCAGCTGTTCCATGTTTCCACAAATCAGTAGTTAAACTTGGTATATTGTTTACTTTGGCATAATTATCTTTAATTTCTTTAGTAGATATAGCTACAGAATATTCGTAATAGCCTTTATTAATTTTTAAATAATTCTACCATGAACTTCGCTAAGAATCATCATTTAGTTTTTTGTTCTATATTATATTTAATCTGATATTTAAATATCCTACTTTATGTTTCTTAAAATATTCCATTACTTTATCATAATTAGTTATAGTAATAGTATTATTCTATAAAGTAAAATATTTATTTAAAGTTAAAGCACCAGTATCATCGTTTAATACATATTCTATTGTACAATCTTGTAAAATAGGTCTATTTATTAAATTTAAAGTACTACTATAAGTATTATTTTCTATATAAGGGTTAGTTAAATATAATCCATCAACTCCAGATAATTTAGCTATAAATTTTGATGTATTTCTATCAAAAGAGTAAAATTGATTATCAATATTTTCAGAATAAGATGGAATCCAAGAATAGAATGTAATAAACTTCTAATGAATTTCATTCCAACATATATTCCAAGCTTTTTCTTCAAATCCATATGTGTTATCATAGAAAGTAAATATTACATCTGACTTATTAGCATTATAATGAGTTTTTACATTTCTAATACCTATAATTGGAATAGTTTCATGTTCTCCTAGACTAATATTATCAACTAAATATTTATTTATATTAAAGTCAGAAATAATTTCTAATTTCTATCCATTAGTTCTCCATATTTTTTTACCAACAGTATCTACGCCATATACATAATAAGGGGTTTTTATGATACTTTCTTGCCATTGGCTACCATACATATCACTTAATACCATTCCCTATATAGGTAAGACATTATTACTATTAATAAATACTTCATTACTTCCAGCTACTAAGTTTTTCTCATTTACATTTATTAGTGTAATACCATGTTCAAATACACATAATAAATTCCCATGAAGTTCTACTAATTTTATTATACTTCCGTATTCTTTACTATAATCCCTAAAATTAACATCTCTAAATACTCTATATCCATTTTTAAATGCATCATTCACTGCAATTTCTGAATATACAATTCTATTTTCAAGATTATTTTTTAAATATGGAACATCTGGTTGTATAATATATTCTTTACATCCAGTGGTACTTCTAAAACCATCATTTACTATATAAGAATTAGCTATTTTATAACTACCTTCTACAGTAGCCTATTGTAATGGATAAAAACCTCTAGGATTACCCATAATACTAGATTCATTTATATGAGATTCATCCAAAGACCTAATACATAAATTAGTAGAAGATCTAACTCTCATAGTAATCCAAGAACCTAACTAAACAGCATTTACATCACCTAAATTTACTTTAGAATTTTTATCTATTTTATTATTATTAAAATTCTTTTTCCAACAATCTGGCTATAATATTAAATCATTAGTTGGAGAAGCTGGGTCCTAAAAATTCCTGTTTAATCTATGAGTAAACTAACAAGTATAACAATCCCCTCTAAAGAAATTATTAAAATAATAATCAGAATTAGTATCCCAATCTAATTGCTAAATACTAAATCTATCACTTATAGGATAATATGCAGAACCATCTTCATATCGTATATTAAAATAATCCTACATTTTACTTACATCATATTCTGGAATATATATATTTATTAAAGAATTATGAGCTATAGTATTTACTCCAGTAATTCCTAAATATGGTGAATATATTCCTCTAAGTAAATTTTTAGGCTAATCCTACTACCTATTATCATTACTAATATATTGGAATTTACTAATATCTTCAGCTTCTCCAGCTACTCCTCTAAATCCTATATTATCAATATTAGCTAAAGGATTTTCATCAGTTATAGCTATTATTTTAGCTTTAGTATTAGGATTAATATTATTAGTATGTATAATATTTCCAGTAGTATAAAACCTATTAGTGATTGTATTTTTTAATAAATCAGTAGTATCATATTGTAATTTACTTGCACCTACAGGATATGTAGCACCTGTAAATAAAGTATTATAATAATGCTAATTTATTTCAAATTCTGGACATATTAAAGTATGGTCAGTTCTATTATTGAATTTTTGATCAGATATATTTCTTAAATGCTCTGAATAATTATGTGATAACTATAAATCTTTATCTAAGAAACTTTCCATTAAATACTCAGTACCAGATTTTATAACAGGTAAATAAGACTATTTATCTCTAGGCATAATTAATGCCTATGCTAATATTGTAGGAATACGTTTCTATCTTACAATAAAAAATCCTTTAATAGTATCTTTATATAAGTCTAAAACTTGTTTATTTAAGGCAATTCCAATACTATAAATAGGCTCATAAGTATCATCACTAGTAGTATCATTTATTCTTATAACACCTTTAGCATTTAATGTATTATCCTGCCCATCAATAGTATAAGTCTATTCATCAATTTTAAATTCTTCTAATTCTTTATCTTTTATTTTTATATTTAATTTAGACACAAAATCAGAATCATTAGTTACTACCTATGGATTATTACATCCTAATATATTAAATACTGGAGATAAAGATCCATCATCAAATATATATACTATTCCTAATCGATATAATTCTTCATCCCAATAACCTACATGATAGTAAATATTATAAGCATTATAATATTCATAATTCTATACAATATTTGTATTATCTGTATAGGTTCTAGAATCTACATCACCTATTAAATCCTTCTTATTAAATTTTTTAATATAAGGCTAAAAGGTTAAACTTAAATCAATTAATTTTTTATAAGGAATATTAGGTTTAGTAATATTCCCCATAAATAACATATTTTGACATTGAGCCTAAGTTTTAGCCGTCTAAGCTATAAAATACTAAGTATTAATATCATTTATAGTTAATGGCTATATAGCTTCATCACCAGTAATAATTACATTACAAGTTTTATTGCGTATAATATACTTTTTATTTAATTTATATACTTCAGTATATTTACTAGCTTCCTATTGGGCTGAAGTTCTAACTACATAAACTGTTAAATAATCATATGCAGAATCTATATTTGTAATTTTCATTGATATAGATTTATAAGCTAGCATATCAGCTATACCACCATCTATTGAATAAGGGTCTTTATTATTACCTTTAAATATAGATATAATTCCAGATTCTCCAATAAAATCGGTTTCATTACCATCAGCATCTTCAAGTTTAAAATATAATACATAATTTCCAACTTTAAGATTACCTATTGGGATAATTTCATTAAATATTATTTTAGGAATAGTATTTATTTTCTTATATAAAGAAATATCCTATTTAAATTGTTCTCCCTAATCATATATATTGGTATCATTGTCTCCAATCCTATCTACTATTTCATAAGTATTTAATTCTCTTTTACTAAATCTAGAGTTAATTAATCTAGGAGCATTTTTGCCATCATTTAAAATAATATTAACAGAACCATCATAAGAAGGCTATAACTCCATATTTACTGGATGACTTAAATCAAAGGTCAATTCTTCTGTATCTAAATCAGATATAGTTCCTTTTGGCAAATTCCCAGATTTTTTAGTTAATCTGTAATTATGTAGAGGATTGTATTCATATGCCATAAACCCCTACTAATCCAAAGATTTAATTTTTGTATATAATGTTATTGGATTCATACTGATATATTACTTATGGTAACTTCTAAAGATGGTGGTTTAGGATTATTAAATGAAGGCATATTAGCAAAATTATATTTATATATTAAATACTAATTATCAGTTCCAGACATATCAGCAAAGAAATAATCACTTTGTTTTATAGAAGTTACATTAGCATTAACAACTAATTTATACACATTATCTATAGGCTTATAAGTAAATACATTAAATATTTCTGGATACATTTCCTTAGAATTTATAATATTGTTGTTATCATCAATACTATATAATTGAGTAGTATCTAAATCGTTATTACCTAAGTCTTTTATATAATATACTCCAGACCTCTTCAATAAACTATCTATAGTAGTTATACTATTAATATTATTAAGTTCTTGTAATATATTTTCAAACCCCTAAACATTTGTATTTAAAAGAATTGGTTTTTTTATATTGGAAGTTGTTTCTACCTTAAACTTAAAAATATTTAATTGTGGATCAGGCTAAGGTAATGTATATGCAGTTCTATTGTACTATAATATATTATTATTAGTAGTAATATTTATAGTTAAATCTAAATCAATATTTACATCCTATGTATTAGTATAATTAGTATAATTTAATAAATATAATGATAAATTCTTCTAATAACTTTTAGCCTAATACAAATTATCTATAATAGTATTTATTGTATTTTTGAAATGCATTTCGTTAGTAACTGGCATAGGATTGTCAGAGCCATCTAATGGATTGCCAAATTCATTTAATAATTTTTCTGGAAGTGCATATATACTATTTAATAAACTATATGTCCCATTTGAATTTAGCCACCAAATATATTCATGGTCTTTAAATTTAATTCTTTTATCAAACTCCTGCCAACGTGAATTTCTTAATATTGTATTATCAGGTATACTTATATTAGCTTTTTTACTAACTGTACTATACCCATCACTTATACCTTCTCTACTACGATCTTTAATAGGTCTCCATAATACAATGGTAGGATTACCTTTAGTTTTTAAATAATCTATCAGTTTATTATATATAATAGTATTATTTTCATCATTAATATTTAATTCTCTAAATATCATAGAACCTATACTACTTGTATTATAATTTAAAGCCTCAAATAATTTAGTATTATTGGAATTTGTTGATTCATAAAAATTGAGAGTAGCTTGTCTTTTATTTCCATCTTTCCATACCTTAAGAACATTACTCAACCAATTAAACCTAGAATCATTTTCATCAGAATATCCAGTTAAATCTTTTAAAGTCATCTACTCAAACATATTTTTAACAAGGATATTATCCTTTTTTACATATTTACCAGTTAATGTAGCTGAATACTTCTAATCTAAGGCTAATTTAAAATTTAAACCATGCTAATCTGAATATATATATTTAATATAGTTATTATCATTAGAATCCTAATCACTAACTTCTATATTATAAGGTTCTTGTGTAGATGTATTAGCACTATTTAAACTAATATTTTTATTTAAAATATTTACACCATCCCTATTTAATGTACATGGATAATTTTCTTCATTTATTATAGTAGGTTCAAAATGTACTAAATAATCAGAATTTTTCTTAGTAACTCTATTTAAAGTCTATAGATCTGGTATTTCAGTAGGACTAATAGGTTTGTAATTATCAGTTTTAACATTAGGTCTAGTTTGATTTAATAACTAAACATCTAAATCTCCTGAAATAGTTATAGTATTTAATTCTTTAAATAATTTAGGATATTTTTCTTCAGTTAATTCACCATAATCCTAAACATAATCAGATGTATCCTAAAAGAAACATTTATTTAATAAAGGTGTAGTTAAAATATACCTGTGACCTATTAGGGTTTCTGAATTATTCTAACCCATTCTATATAATTCTACTTTATAAATAGTAGACTTATTTAGAAAATTTATATCATATGTAAAAGTTCCAAAATATGATTTATATCCTGTAATTGTTTTTTCTATACCATTTGGATCAGGCTATAAAATATCTGTGAATTTAAATTTAATACCAGTTATTGGATTAGATTTTTTTGGATATGTTTCTAACCCCCATACTAAATTAATTTTATTGTCTACTACATAATATCTCCAATCTGAAATATCACATTTATCTGTATCAATGTTATCCATATTAATAGCTTTTATAGACGCTAAACTATGCATAACATTAATAGAACCATCAAATAATCGCATTCTTGGAATTATTTTTATAGTAGATATTCCAGTAGTTTTTGGTACTGTTATAGTATAAACTTCAGTATGATAATTTATTCCAGATTTATCTTTATTATTAGTATTAGATATAGTATATAAAGTATCTTTATTATATACTGTATCATTTACATAAATAAGTGGAGGAAGTATATTGGAACGTTTACAATTATATTTATATGTAATAGTTGTTTTTAAATCCACAGTATTATTATCATTTAAATCAGTATCTAATTCAGCATTTATAGATTTAATAGAATTTAATTCAGATACTAAATATAATTTTCCAGCTATTTTACTATTATAAACGTTATAATTTTCAATTCTAGCATCATCTACAGAATTACCTGTAATATTATATATAATACAACCTTTAGGGTCTAATTGACCATTTAAATTGTATTTATTCATTATTTCTGTAATATCTACTAAAGTATTATTAGAATCTATTACAGATAATTTTAATGATATATCCCCATTACCTTCATGTAACTAATCAGTAATAGTTATACCATTCAAATTATTTAAATCAGCTTGTAATATAAATTTATCTCCAGGATGAAATACTTTATCTTGATATATAGAATCTTTAATAGAATACTATATAACTTCTCCATTAGAATTTTTAATTAACAACTAATCTAAATTCCATTTTAAATTATTATCGTTGTCAGTTTCTTTATTTCTTTCTGGAGAAGGAAAACTGCCAACTTGTCCTTTTTTAGTTATTGGATTATATGAAGCTATATAAATAACTCCTCCATATTCTTTCATACCTATTGGTATATATCCTTCAGGTAAATAAGCACTTTCTACTCTAGCATTTCCCATATCATTTTGAAGGACACTTTCATTACCATTCATAGTAGTAATTGTAGCATTTAATGCATCTGTTAATACATTATTTGGGGTAGTCATTGGATGTAAATCTTTCTACATACCTCCAGTAAAAGTATTAGTTTGACTACTTTTCATAATTTAAATACTTATTATTTGTAACTAAAATATCTTTAAATTTTAATGGGTTTCTAATTTCTAAAAGTTCTGGATTTTTAAGAGTAACTTCTTTATAATACTTTAAAAACCCTAAATCATATTGAGATTTAATTCTAAATACATATTTACAGCTATGTTCTCTTATACTACATTCATCTTTAATTCTAAATAAAAATATATTAGATAGAGTATAATATGTTTTCTTTCTACCTTTAGATTTATTCTAAGATAAATAATCTTGATACTAAGTTTCAGTCATACAGAAGTAATAATATCCATCCCATTTAATTTTTTTCCTTTTATAAAGGATTCTAATCTTTCTACATAATTTTTTAGCATAATAGTTAAAGTAAGATATAGAATCATACCTAAGAAAACCTATGTACATCCATAATTCCTTATCTTGTATGAAGGTATCTCCACCATAACTATTATGTAAATATAGCTACCTAAATTGATAATTCATAATCTTTTCAAGATCTTTTCTATCAATTTGAGGATATAGATTCTAAAGATCATCTATATAATCTTTACTAGTTTTAATTAGCATTATTGATACTATTTTCCTGCATTAGTATAATTAGTAATTTTATTTTTATACTCTTTATTTAAATATATAGGTTTTATACGAGTAGGTCGGCCTTCTCTATCATACATATTAAGTACCATTTGATATCCACCAAAATTAGAAGTCAAAAAATCTATGTCCTAGAATTTACCATTCTATCTAGCTTTAACAAATTCTTTACCCTCTATTCTACGCATATGAATATCTGATTTTCTACTGCCAGTTGGAAGCTAAAAAGTTACATTGTTATCTATGATATCATTTAAAACTAATTTAATAGAATCTCTAGCAATCTTTTTAATTAAATCTTTATTTTTTACAGATTTAAGTTTTTGTTTTTTAAGATTCATCATCATTTCGTCCTAATTAAAGGCACAACCTACTGCAAAATTCATTCGTCGTCTTTTTTAATATATACTGTATTTTCTTTAATTAATGTTGGCGCTGAAGAAATTTCTATAGTTCCATTATCAAATATATAACAACTAACATCTGTTTCTATATCTGATTCAGTACCTACTAAAATATTATTTTTATCCTTTTCTTCTGAAGTATAATTTACTGTATAAAACTTATAAGTATCAGGCTATCCTTCTAATACTACTGGCTCACCTTTAGGAATTATCTAATTTTCATTATAAGTTTTACTTTTAACATATTGTCCATTTTCTAGTTTATAGGTATAAGCTTTAACTCCTAAAGGTACTTGTACATTATAATCAGAAGAATATAAAGTTCCTGGAACTTTTGTTGAAATATACTCATTAACATTTATATTCTAATCAGATAACAATATCTATATTTCATCTTTAGTAGCTTCTCTACCTTTAATATAGAATTTTGGATTATCCATACCATAAAATGGAGAATAATTACCATTTTTAGAATTACTATAAATATATATATCATAACCTGTTCTCACAAATTCTATATCTTCTATATCTCCGTCAAAATGAAATTCTTTAATTTTACTATAAGCAAAAGCTAAATATCCAATTTTTTTAATATTAGCTGGTATATGTAAAATTTCAGTTATCTAATTATACCCAAAAGCACCTCCAGCTATTTCTGTAACAGTATCAGGAATTTGTTCAAGATAATTATAATTAGATGATACAGTTACTAATCTAGTCTAAATGTAAGTACCAGGAACAGTATTATATATTAAACCTGTACTAGCTAGTATTAATCTATTTACATCATCCCCAGCATTAGATACTTCCTAATAATAATTTACTGGTCTAGGTCCAAAAAATGGATTATCACCATTAATAATACAATCAGTTGATAACTAATAGCTAACTACTTCTGTGGTATCCATACTCCAAGTAAAATTCTTTGTCATTACTGAAGAAAATGCAAAATCTTTAATAATAGTTGGAATTCCTAAACTAGGTATAATATGTACAAAATTAGATTTAGGCATAATAATACACGCAGCTGTATTTACCTGTTTAACATTAGTCAATATTAAATAAGTTATATAAGGGGACTATACTATCCCAATAGGAAATTCTTTATTATTACAATTTATATTAAGTAAATTAAAACCTAATACTGGAGGATATTTCTAATGCTATATAGTTTTAATATTATTAGTAAACATATCTATTGATATATAATTACTATTAGTCTAAGGACTATTTATATTTATACCTACAGGTACAGTTGAAAATTTAGTATTACTTAATAACGTATTCTATTCAGCAGCATCCAGTATAATAGGTAATCTTATAGTATTATAATTTATATTAGCATTATCAGGTAACTACGAATCTTGAAGAAATACAGTCGGTATTATATCTACATAATTATCAAAAGTCATAGATAATTTAGGATCAGCATTTTCACAATATAATTTATATAATTTAGATACTTTACCCAAAGTAATATACTATAATTTTGAACTAGTAGTATATATAGCACATTCTCTTAATTTTGGGCAATCAATACTAATTAATTCTGGGCAATTTTTTCCTAAAATATTTAAAGTCTATTTATGTCCGTCATCATATATCACGGGTAAAATTTCTAAATTAGGAAAATGTATTTTTTTTAATTTTAAACAGTTACTAAGTATATTATAAGCCCCTTTTGATTTAACTTTAACTAATTTTGGGTATTCTATATTTTCTAAAACATCACAACTAGAAGCTATAGTTTCTAATATTTCAGTTACATTAGGACCTATAATTTTAACTAAATTAGATTTATTAAATACACTTTCTTTTAAATAAATAACTGAATCAGGTATTATAAATGTAGTATCAGTAAATGTTACTCCAAAAAACGAATATGAATTAAATGTATTTAAATTTTTTGGAAATTCTATTTTAAGTAACTTAGTATAAGCAAACATCTATTCTGCTGTACTAGTTACATTTTTAAAATATTTAAATTCTGAAAAGGATATATCCTAAGTAGCTTTGAAAAATAACTTATATGCTAATTTTACAAAAGTATTAGTATCTACTAATTCAGCTTCCTATTCAGTAATTTCCCCAGGAATTACTTTACCTCCAAATAAATTAACTATTTTACTTTTTACATAGTCACTTTCAAACTAGATTACTGGAGAATTTTTATCTAAAACTACTATATCAGAATTATCTGATATTAATTGGCCAGTTTTTGTATATCTATTTCTATTAGTATTATACATAAATGATCCATTACGTGTTATATCCATATTATGATAAAGGTTTTAAAGATTTGCCATATACTTTTCTATTCCAAGATGTTTTAGCATCAAGGATTTCATTCATCTCATTTTGTGATATATGGTAAGGAATTCTAGCTGCATCACATAAACTAGCCCAATCTCTTTTAAGTTGTATAGCCTAATTCATTAATGCATTATTCATAGTTTTTAATGCTTTTTTATATGTAATTACATAGGCTATAAAACAAGCTACAGCCTCAACTTCTTTATCAGTTAATTCTGGTAAACCATCGTCATCAAGCACTTCACCATAATATAATATAAATATTTTTCCTCCATAATTTTTATCTAAATATATAGTATCACCAACCCTTTCATAGTGTACAAATCTGCCACTCTAATATAATTTATCTTTTAGTACTTTTAAATATTCATTATAGTTCTCTACAAAATTAGATTTCCAGTCACCATAGTTATGAATATTTGAAGTATAATTCCAATCTTCAAAATCATAAGTAATAGCCTCTATTTCCTCACAATTACAAGGTAATTCAATAGTATTATCACAAGATACTTTTGCACAATATCTATATAATTTCATTCGTTTATTACCTATTTTATTATAGGCTATTAATCCTATTTCTTCAGCATCTTCAGGTGGTATCTCTATACCATACATTAAATTTGCCTAATATGTTGCTTCATGAAATTTATTCATCCTTGTTCTGGCTACTATGTGTTAGGAGTAATCTAAGTTGCTAACTATCTATAATAATATAATTTCTTTTTAGTTAAACGTTCTTTAATTTCTGATGTTAAGAAATTTAAATTATCATCATTATATTCTTTGCAACATCTAAAATTATCTAATTGTCTAGGATCTTTAAATACAGCAACAACAGAAATCATTTTTAATAATGGGGCATTAAATATATAACCATCAATCATCCCATTATCATTAGGTGTACTATCTAAATAAACTACTGGTTTATTTTTACCTCTTTTTCTATATTTATGATAATATGAAAAAGCTAATGGTTGAGAGTAATATACAATAAATGGATAAGTTCTATCTGTAGATCCAATATAACTAATAGATTCAGATCCAAAATCATTCATTATCTAAGGTATTTCAAAATGAGCTACAGGATCTCCAAACTATTTACATGGACATCTATCTAAGTCTTTACAATCAATTTCTACACAATTAATTGCAAGAAGTAAATCATTTATTGGTAATACACCTTTTAAAGAATATTCCTTTATTATTTGTAAACGTTCTTCTACTATTTCATCTTCTAATTGTTCTAGAGAAAGGGACATAGTATTATGATAACCCCTTAATCCAGAAACTAAATCATTTTTAATAGCTGAAGCTAGTTTTTCTATTTGCATAAACTAAAAAAGCGAAGGCGACCTTAGTCTCCCTCGCCTAATTATTAATTAATAAATTACTTCTTAATAAATTCTGTTGGTTCTGGTATATCCTGAACAGTATTATCAGTCTTAGGACCTACCTTAACAAAGTCTTGATCTCCAGCTGAGCCTTCAAATGATGTTCCAGCAACTTCAGCTTTAATCTTAGCGTCGTCCCAATCAAGAACATCTTTCCAAGCATCCAACCAATCTGCATTAACAGTATTTGCAACATCACGCTTTACATAGAATACATGATTTGTAACAGAAGTTACATCATCACCAACTGCATCTGAACCAAGTACACCACGATGTACACAGTAATAGATTGTAAATTGGTCATATTGTGCACCAAGAATTGGAGCCTCATCTTCAAGAATATGGCCAAAACGTAGATTTGCATTAGTCGGCAAGCGCATGTTCTTCATGATGTTACGATAAGTGCCAAAACCAGGATTATTTACCTTAGTTAATTGTACCATACTAGAACTTACATTACCTTCTGATTGCTTATAAGCATCCATTTCTACGAAGTCTTGTTCATCCTTATCCCATACTTCAATAGCTGCTTTCTTAATAACTTGTTCACCAGAAATACCCTCGATAACAATCTTACCAGAATCATTCTTAATGTTAAACAACTTATCTTCATATACTGCCAACACATACCTATTAGCAATCTTAACTACTGAATCTGCAATTTGTGTAGCTGTCATACCAACTTTAACAGGGAACTCAATCATAATAGGACGGCCTTTATAAACCAAACTATTAGCATAACGAGAATCCTGAGAATCTGTTAGACCGATATATAAATTAAGTCTAAATACCTTAGGCTTAGCTGTAACTGCAGCTACTACATTAGTTAATGTAAATTCTACTACAGGAGCTACTTCATCTTGATATTCACGAATATAAGCTGCCTGAATATTTTCTTTCTTAAACTCTAGATGGCGTTTAACCATTAAAGATTTATGTACTGTACCGTCGGTATCAGTTTTAGTTACTTTAGTTAAAAGGTCTTTCTTTGAAGTCCAATCTTTAAGACTATTTACTACAGTTGTAGTTGAAAAATTAAACATAATTATTTATAAATTTATTTTGTCTATCCATGAATTGGAGGAACGATAGACTAAGAAACTGGAATATGTGTTTGTAATCTTGGATCACTAGCGTTTTCCATTACAATTTTAACCAATTCATTAACAATCTCTAAACATACATAATCTGGAAATTCTAGAATCTAAGATGTATCAATTACTAAATCAAGTTGTTCTTGAGTTAGTAATATATTCTAAGGAACTCTTAAATAATCTATGTATACTGCAACTAATGATACACCTTTGGTATATCCTGTACGAATTTCCATTCTAACATTAGAAGCATTGCCATATCTTAATTTAGGTTTTTTATCTACTAAACTAGTGTATTCTCCTTCTGCTACTTTAAATATATCACTTAGTAAATCAGTACCTCGCCCCTCCGATTCTGGATCATTAGGTATTGGACTATTTTGTATATTTATAGAATTATCATTAGGAAATTCTTTATTTGCACCAGTATGTATATTATTAAAATAATAGTAAGGTCTTTTATATGTAGGTTTCATATAATAATTATTCATTACTTCTCCCCACATATCTGCAGTTAATCTACTAGCTTTATAATGTACATACTCATCTAATTCTTTACATTTATTTACAGGCTATGTTACATTAAATTCACATACGCAATTTAATAAATGATAATAATCAGATGGTAAATCTACCTGATAATTACCCTTAGAATATAATTTATCAGTATTATTATTTATATTAGTTATTGGGATTTTTACTGTAGATTTTAATACTCTTAAATCATCAGTAGTTTGCTATGTAGTATCATATATATTATAAATTCTATTAGCATATTTATAAGTTGCTACATTAGCCCAATAATTAAAATCCTATAAAAGAATTGCAGGCGCATTTACTTTGTTTAACTCTGTTAAAAGCGCCTCCCAAAGTTGCCTGGCTGTCATTTATTATTATTTTTTATCTTTATCCTTTTTATCTGGATTTCCAGAAGCATATAATTCAGGATAAGTATCTTTACGAATTAAATCTAGAACACGTTGATTCTTAGGTTCTTTCATCCAGCTAATTACAGCTTTATCAGATGCACCTAATATAGTAGTATCATACATATAAACTCTATCTTTAATTAATATCACCTTATTATCAACTGCATCAATTAATAATAAACGTAATTGAGTATCAGAGCCAGTATATAAATCAATAATCTTATCAGGGTCTTTTTCAGCTACTTTAATTAAGAAGTCTTCAACATCTGAAGCTGCTGCATTGTACATACGTTTACCAAGTAATTTAGCTTTAGTAAGCATACCAGTTAAACCTTGTTCGTCACCTAAAATAAAGTTAATAGCTTTATGTACTTTCTTTTTACGAGATACTCTAGCTGTTGCAGCTTCACCTGGCTTATATACATAAAGTTCAGCTATACCATAACGTGGCCTTTTAGAAGACATATCTGCAGTACCATCTATAAGGTAATCTCCTTTAGCATCCTTTGCAAATCTATCAAATGCAATTAATGGACAATACTTAATAGCTTCCCATTCAGCATTTTGAATTTCATCTTCTAAATTAAAGGTTGTGCCATCTTCAATAGTAAAAGTTTCATCTTCTTTTATAAAATACTTTCCACTATTCTTATCAGGATCTGATAAAATCATATCTCCATTAGAGTCTACACGTCTTACACAATCTGCATATCTACCAGTTTTAGGGTTTTTACAAGGTTGTATAAGATATTTCATTCCTACTTTTCCCCATACACTACGAAGAATTATAATATTTCTTGATGGGTCTAAATTTTCGTTGTTCATATTAATTCATTAAAATATTATATTTAAAAAATATGTAGAAGAGGTGTTAGGCTCTTCTACATTATCTATATATTAGTATAAAATCTTTATTTTATATATTATCAAATTTCACGAAGGATAAAGCTACGATAAGGGTTGAATACACCAACACCACTGTAACCCCAGTTGATAATCTTAGAGCCTGCTACTGGACTAGATACTTCTCCAGAGCTTAAACCGTCGATTCCGCCTACTCCGACGAAGCGGTTAGTGATAAAGTCGCCGTTTTTCAACGTAAACATCTAAATAGGGGGCTCACCGCCTACAGTATCAGCGGTTAAATCAAGACATATCATGAATGCCTTATCATAACCATACTCTCTAGTAATGGTCTTATCAACTCTAAATGAAATTTGATTACCCATAAATTCATAAGACTGGAATGTAGCACCAACATCTACATAACCATTAGCTGCCTTAGAATACATGAATGTACCATCAGTCTTGAAGTCAGCAAGATAATGACCTAATACTTGATTTACTAACATAAATGCTCTATCATTTACTATAAACAAGAATTTATTACCAGTAGATTGATCAGCACGGTCAATCATCATAGCAATAACAGTATTGAAGATGTTTACAGATAATTTAGAGAATGCATATTTATGTGCAAATCTTTCAATTTGTGGAATCATACCATCGCCGATTAAAATCTGACGACCAGTATCAGGATCTACGATGGTTGCCTTCCCGTTAATATCGACATTGCTTTTATTAAACAATACTAAGCTAAAAAAGCAATTATATTCACTACATCACTGTAGGATTAGACTATATCTTTAATTTTTAATGTATATCCTTTAGTACTTCTATTTACACCCCTTAAAACTTTATTAACTGTAGAATTATCCAAGTTTAATTCCTTACAAGCTTTAGAGATACTGTCATATTCCCCAACAAATTCACCTGTTAATTTATATACTAAAACTGCCTTTTTCTTATTCTTTTTCATATAGGCAGGAATACTATCAAATTTTTCAAGTCTTAGTTGTTTATTATTAACCAATGTTTCAGTTTTAATAGCTGTAGTTAATTTTTTATTAGAAGGAATATTTAAGTATTCGTGTATTTCTTTAAATGGAACAGCCTTTTCAAAATTTCCATTCACATCATATACATAAATTATTTTATTTTTTAATTCTAAGCGGGGTTTTGGAACATATACGTCATATAATTGTAAGCTATAATAATTATTTCTTGTACAAGCTCCTTCTTTAATTCTATTATATAATTCAGAAGGTGAATAATTATTTTCAATAGCTGCTTTATTTATTGATGTATATATAGCTAAACATTTACCTTGTTTAGAATATTTGTATACTTTTTGTGATTCATTTGGATTAGAGTATTCAGATACATTAATTATGTTATAATAACTCCAATAATATCCATATAACCTATTTTTATTATTAATAGCTTGATATATACTTTCTTTCCAAGTTTCTAAAAATTCAGAAACTTCATATACATCTTCCCATTCTTTTACTAAATTACCATTTGTATCGAATTGATATATTTTATTTCTATAATAATAAAGTGGCCTAACATTTCCTCCTAATATTAAATTATATGTATCATTTCTATTTACAAATTCATAATTTACTAATTCTCTTTCTTTAATATAAGCGTCTTCTTCCTTATCATATATAAATAATATAGATCTTTTAAAATTTGCTGTACCGTATTTCTTAACTGCAAATTGAAAAGGATATTTAGGATTCATATAAGTACTAGGGTAGTTTATATTAACTCCATTTCCTATATATCCATCGAAGATGTTTACATCCTTAGTTTTATGTACTCCAATATAGATTTTATTATTTACTATATTGATTGTTTGATATACAATATATTTAAAATTATTCTCCATTTTAATTTTATAAAAAAATTTACCCTAAATCGGATAGTCGTTGAACCTTATATATAGTCGGACGTTCCTTACTATTATATCTTGGCTGCTGATTGTCTTATTAATTAATAAGATTTCCAGCAATTAAAAGAATTTTAAATGACCTATTGTTTAAGCCATTATTACGCACCTCTAAGAAGTTTTCAAGGAGATCTTTCTCCTTTTTATTCATCTTATAGATGGTATCTGTTAGTTTATCTTTAGAATCTCCTTCAGAAATCTTAATAAACTTGTCTTCTTGTGCAGCAAATAATGCTGAATAACTAACATCTACACGGTGTGTAGTAATATAGTTACGATGTTTCTCGATATTTGATTGATATTTTACATACAATTAAGTTAATCAATATTTTTCAATATTGTTCAGACTATATCTTAATCTAAATATTT